GGTACTTGATGGGTACTTGATGGGTACTTGATGGGTACTTGATGGGTACTTGATGGAGGTCGCAAGGGGCGGCGGCAAGGTAGGTTGAAGTGTACGAGGTTCGAGAACATCTACGGAGGGGTTGAGGTACCGAGGTAGGGTTGTTGTAAGGATCGTCGCCTGCGGCGACTGGTCTACCAGGGGTTCACCACAAGGTAGGCGCTCCGCGCCAAGTGGTACCCCAACCCAAGGTAACCCAGGTAGGGTTGCGCCAACCTCTGACGAAGACCCAGATGGGCTTGAGGGTTGACAGCGGCCGTGTCTCTGTGCTATATAGGCTAGGTTGGTATGAGGGCTGGTACGCCGAGGAGGGCAAGAGATGACGAAGACGTATGTGTACGGGTTGCCGCTGGGACCGACGGTCAATGCTGATCTCGTGGAGGAGCAGATGAGGTTGGCGCATAAGTACCGGAACGCGCTCATCGAGATCGAGCGTGAGCGGAGAGAAAAGGTAAGAGAGGTCTACGATGAACGTGATCTGGCCTTGGAGGGGTTGGTCGAAGAGGACAAGGTGGCGAAGAGCGAGTTGAAGCGCGCCACAGAGGACCTCAAACGTCAGAGGGCGAAGACGAGATCGCGTTCAGACACGGCCGAGCAGCGAGCCCGCGTCAAGGAAGCGCGCAAGGCGGCCCAGGAGGTGGCGAAGAGGTTGAGCGAGGCTCGGAAGGAGTTGAAGCTCGACGAGGAGTTGCAGAAGAGGTTGAGCGAGGCGAACCTGACAGCTTCGGAAAAGTCCCAGGCGGCCCAGCAGGGGTTCAGCCGGGAGGGTTTGTTCTGGGGAACCTACCTTCAGGTGGACAACGCGATGGAGGATTCGCGGAGAGATCTGAAGATGTGGGACGAGCACGGACAACCTCTCGACCCGAAGTTTCTCCAGTGGAGGGGTGACGGTACGGTTGCCGTACAGCTTCAAGGGGACAAGCACCCCGTGGAGAAGATCTTCTCAGGGGAGGATACGTTCCTCCAGGTAGACATGGAGCCGCCACCCGAGGGGGTGGTGTCGAAGACGCGGCGCAAGAAGCGTCGTGGGGTGATGCGGCTCCGAGTGGGGAGTACGAAGAGCAGAGGTCCTGTTTGGGCGGAGTTCCCTATCATCATGCACCGTCCGCTGCCCCAGGGGGTGCGGATCAAGTGGGCCGTCGTGAAGCGGCGTATGATCTCTGATCGTCCTCGGTGGACGGTGCACTTCAGCCTGGGCCTCCCTGCTGAGTACCAGCACGAGGAGTTCGGGAGTGGACGTGGGGCAGTGGCTGTCGACATCGGTTGGAGAAAGCGCGGAGAGGATCAGATCAGGGTGGCGTACCTGGTGGACGGGGATGAGTACGCGGCGTACTTGAGAGACCGCCAGGACCCGCTGGGTCGCGGAGACGAGCTGCTCATGGAGCCCGAGGTGGTCCGGGGGTTCGACAAGGTGGAGAGTCTTCAGTCGATCCGGGCCTTGAACCAGAACGAGATGCAGAAGAGTCTCAAGGGGTGGATCAAGTCGAACAAGAAGAATCTGCCCGAGTGGTTCCGTGAGGATGTGCGATACCTGCATTCGTGGAAGTCACCGAAGCGCTACGCTGGGCTCCTCCGCAAGTGGGGGGAGAAGAGATGGGATGGAGACGGAGAGGGCTTCCAGATCCTGAAGGACTGGCTGAGTGGGACCTACGAGGAGTCCCTGGGCCGCAGGGACGGAGGCGACCGACACCTATGGCAGTGGAAGGAGAGCCAGGAGCAGAAGTCTCTCAGGCGCCGTAAGGACCACTACCGGAGGGTGGCGGCCAAGCTGGCCCGGAAGTACAAGGTGCTGGTGATCGAGGATTTCAAGCTCACCGAGACGCAGAAGCACGAGCCCCCTGAGAGCGAGAAGGTGGAGATCCAGGCCGCGCGCAACCAGCAGAAAGAGGCCGCATGCTACGAGCTGCGGATGATGTTCGTCCAGGCGTTCCTCGCGCGCGGAGGGACCGTGGTTTGGGTCGATGCCCGCATGACCACCCAGCGGTGCTTCGAGTGCGGTTGCCTGGAGCCCTGGGATGCTATTCCTGAGGTCGATCATGTCTGCGTGGAGTGCGGTGCGAAGTGGGACCAGGATGCGAATGCCGCACGGAACATCATGCGTCTGTACAGGAACGACGAGACCCTCAAGATGATCGACGGGAGCGTGCCTGTCGAGCCGAAGATGTCGAGACGTCAGAAAGGGCGCAAGAAGGGGAAGAAGATCGTTCAGCAGCGTAAGTCCCAGGAGGCTGCGCAGCCCTCGGTGTGAGCGGTTCGGGTCGGTTGGTTCTTTGACAATTTGGCGAGCGCTGTGGTCGTGGTGAGGCCTGGTGCTCGAAACCATTGAAGAAATTCTGGGCGCGACGGCAGTCGTGGTGGACCGCTCGAAATCATAGAGCAAACTTGCTGAAATTGTTGTGATCTGGCGAAGCGCCCTTACAATACCTGCGAGACGGTTTAGAAGTCTCGACGAAGATGGCCAACCTCAGCACGCTCGACCGAGAAATCCTGCTTACAATACCTGCGAGACGGTTTAGAAGTCTCGACACCCGGATGCTCCACCAGCTTCACGCCGCATTCCGTCTTCCAATACCTGCGAGACGGTTTAGAAGTCTCGACGCAAAGTGCTTGGTACCCTCACTTCGCCCGTTGCTCTTTTTCCAATACCTGCGAGACGGTTTAGAAGTCTCGACAGCTTGCAGAACGCCCCATCCCGGACCTGCGTCACCAGCTTCCAATACCTGCGAGACGGTTTAGAAGTCTCGACCCGAGGTGTCGAATCCCGACCACCGCGCAACCCGACCCTTCCAATACCTGCGAGACGGTTTAGAGGTCTCGACGATGGTAGAGGTACACACCTTCTCGGCTGGTACCCGACTTACAATACCTGCGAGACGGTTTAGAAGTCTCGACATTCCTTTTCTACTGTGCTTTCCCCGGTTGGGGTCCTCCAATACCTGCGAGACGGTTTAGAAGTCTCGACATCCCGGAGGCCTGGCCCAGGGCGCGCACCGTCCCTTGTTTACAATACCTGCGAGACGGTTTAGAGGTCTCGACGGACGCCACTCTCCGTTGGAGTGGTTGCCAGTCCACTCTTACAATACCTGCGAGACGGTTTAGAAGTCTCGACGTGGTGATGTAGACGTTACCCTTCCGTCGCGCGGAGCTTACAATACCTGCGAGACGGTTTAGAAGTCTCGACTGAGAGGCCGGGTTGAGCTGGAGCCCGAACACGCAGTTCTTACAATACCTGCGAGACGGTTTAGAAGTCTCGACTGAGAGGCCAAGCCGCGATCTTTTTCGGGATCGCCCTTCCAATACCTGCGAGACGGTTTAGAAGTCTCGACGCAAAGTGCTTGGTACCCTCACTTCGCCCGTTGCTCTTCTTACAATACCTGCGAGACGGTTTAGAAGTCTCGACCCCCAACCGCGCCGACAACATCCTCTACCATGAGGCCCTTCCAATACCTGCGAGACGGTTTAGAAGTCTCGACGTCTTGGCCTCATCTGGAGACGCGCTCACTCTCGCGGGCTTCCAATACCTGCGAGACGGTTTAGAAGTCTCGACTGTCGGGCCGTGTTGGCAATACGGTTCATCGCCTCAGCTTACAATACCTGCGAGACGGTTTAGAAGTCTCGACTGGCCGATCCCCTCGATGTCTGTGAGACGGTTTAGAAGTCTCGACGGTAGTGGAATGGTCTGTGACAGTGAGAAGATTTCTGCTTGACAGGAACCTTGGACCTATGATATAGCATAGAGGGTCGTACGTGATCTGGTACGGAGGATCGAAACGATGGGCAATGTTCGGTTTTCCGGTGGCGGTACGGATCTGCTGCGGATGAAGAAGGAGGACTGAGATGGGTGATGCGAAGGACAGACGGACCAAGGCTGAGATCCTCGATGAGATCGATGCAATGTCGGCGGCGCTGCGCGCGACGATCAAAGACCGCGAGGGCTTGAAGCTGAGTGTTGCCAATCTCCAGGCCCGCTGCCTGACTCTCCGAGATATGCACCAGCAGGCCTCACAGGAGAGGCGGGCGCTGGAACGGATGGTGCAGGGCCTCACAGAGCGTCAGAATATACTCGAACACGAGAGCCGCTTCAGCGTTCTGAACCAAGATACCCTGGAGCGATTGTCGAAGTTGCTCGGAGGACCTCTTTGGGTTTGTTCGAGGTGTGGTCGCATGGCGAAGGCCGCCGACGGTGTTCAGTCTGGCCATCGTATCTGTCCCGAGTGCTTCAAGAAGGCCGAGTGGCCTTGGCCTTCGGAGGAGAAGTGTACCGTGCCCGAGATGGTCTACGCACTGGCCACGAGCGAGGAGGGCTGAGATGAAGGTCAAGGAACTGATTGAGGTGCTCAGGCAGGTGGACCCCGAGCTGCCTGTCGTGACCTACGCCAACCGTCACACCTATCACAGTAGGGACGACTTTCGCAGTCACGGTCCACTCAAGGTGGGGATTTCTTTTTCAGGGAAGGACGACGGCAGCGCGTCAGTTGACGGAGTGCTCATTGGAAACGTTCGTGATCTGCGTTTCAACTACCCCAATGAGTGGGTGGGGGTGATTGTCGCCGTAGACGAGGAGAACCGAGATGGATCTAAGCAACGCGCTGATGTGGATGACGGAAAACGCTCCCGCAGATGTCATCGAGTCCATTGAGGGAGAGCTGCTTCGTCTCGGTCCCGAGGTCGAACGTCGTGTCACTCTAGAAGAGGTGGCGCTGTGGTTTGCACAGTACCACGGCAAGTACCGTGAGAAGACTCTCCAGGAGTGGGTGCAGGGGCATCGGGAGATGCGGAAGTGTGGGGATGCGCGATGACTGAATACAAGCCGCTGACGGCGGAGGAGATCGTAGAGTACCGGCAGTACGCTACAGAGGAGCCAGACGATTGTTGCGAGTGGACGAATGAAGACATACTCCGCGCCCTCGCTGCCGTAGAGGAGCGGGACCGGGAGATAGCTCGCGTATACTCCGAGAGTATCGGGCGCGATCACGAGCACCTGTCTCTGGCCGATGCCGTGGCAGCAGTGAGGGCTGCTGATGCGCGCGTGATCGAGGAGCGGGACCGGGAGATTGGGCAGTTGCATTTCTTGCGCTCGACGTGCCCGAGGAGGACTGAGATGTCATACCATGTGACAAAAGAAGATGCGTTGGACACTATGCGCGAACGTGCCTTAAAAGCCGAGCGCGAGCGAGACGAGGCACGGGAAGCATGCGATGACCTGGCCTATTCGTGCGAGTGCTGGGAGGACGACTACACCAGGATGTTTGACGAAAATGTACGACTCCGCGCGCGCACCGAGAGAGCAGAGGCGAAGCTGGAGGCGGTGAGGGAGTGGAAGAAGAAACGCAGCCCACTGGTTTACGGGGGCTTGACACAACAAGATTGGTTAGAATTAGGCTGCATCCTCACCACCCCCGCGCCCGAGGAGCAAGACGATGAGCGATAAATACTGCGCGATCTGCAAAACATATCCGCACGACGACAGCAAGCTGTTTGGGAAGCACAACGACTACGTATGCGAGGAGTGCGTCAAAAAGTCACCATGGTATAGAGACGCGCTGCGCGAGCGGGACGGGTGGAAGCGCGACCACGGCTATGAGGTCAAGTGGCATGGCGAAACGCGGGACAAGCTTTCCGCAGCCGAGCGCGAGGTGACCGAGGTGCGCTCAAGGCTATCCGAGGTGAGGAAGTGGGCGGAGCTGAACAGGGGGCCGCTCCAGGCGATTGTCTGGGACGATCTGGATGTCATCCTCGGGACTGAGGACGACCAGTCGCTGAAGGGGGAGTAGGGGCCGTGGAACTGCTACGTACCTTGTTCGGGTGGTCGTTCATACTCGGCTACTTGGGTGCCGCTGCGCTCCCGTTCTGCCTCATCCCCTTTGCGTTCATCCACCCAGCGCGCAGACAGGACCAAATCTTCACCTACTGGTGGGGAGGCGTGTCCGGGACGCTGATATTCGTCGGTGTAGTGGGCTTGCTGTGTACTGGCGGGATGGGTGGGGGACTATGCTACGTAGAGTAAGGAGCGCGTGAATGAAGTTCGAAGATGTCAAGATCGGTATGGTCATCCAGGACAACGATCCCCGGTGTAGCTACCGGAAGGGGGCGGTGATCGAAAAGGGTTCTGATGTTGAACACCTCGGTCGTGTACGGGTCAACTGGGGGACCTCTAAGACTTGGGTGCGCCCAGACCGCATTGGTACCGAGTCCCGCAGCGGCTATACGGTCATTGTCGAGGAGGACTGAGATGGAGTACACCTGCATGAGGCACGGCGCATTAGCAGGCCCGCGTTGCCGTTGCGGAGATTGCGTAGACGAGCAGATCGCAGAGTTGGAGCGCGAGCGGGACGAGGCGCGGGCGACGTTGGCGGCGGCGAGGTCCGACGCTCTAGAGGAAGCCGCCAGGTTGTGTGAGAGGCCACGGTGCCGAGAGTGGTCGCCCCGCGAGTGTGCCCAGCAGATTCGCGAGCAACTCAACACCGCCCCCACTCACGCGCCCGAGGAGGAAGACGATGACCAAAAGAAAAGTCGATAAAGAAAGCTGCAAGAACTGCCGCTTCTGCCGCAACAACGAGTGCCATAAGAAGTCGCCGCGCATGACGTGGCCAGTGTACGGCGCGACCAAAGATGAATTCCGGAAGTCCTTCAGGCCATCATTCATCACGTCCAAGCATGTCGTCTCAGGTTGGCCTCCCGTCAAAGATGACGAATGGTGCGGTGAGTACCAGCGGAGAGATAATGGCTGAAGTGAGTTTCTACGACGAAGACGTGGAACTGGCGGCGCGAGAGGTGCTCAAGTCGGCCGCAGAAGCTCTTGACGCCGGGCGTGACCTTCTGGACAAGTCCTCTCGGCTCAAGGTTGCGACACGCTGGCACGATAGGGCAAAGTGGAAGAAGGTCGTCGACAGGATTGAGGGTCGGTTGCTGGAATGCTCACGCTCTGTGGCTCTCGGGGAACAGGGAGAGATCGAGTACCGTCGGGCTGTCGCGTACGCACTCATGATCATCGAGGGTGCGAAGAGGAAGGACTGAAACATGGGGTGCTGCGTCATAACCTGTTTAGGACGACTCTCCAACCCGACGCAGCACCCCGACTAAATTAAACGGCCCGTGCCGAAGTTGCCGAAGCTAAACTGCGCGAAGTGCGGGAGTGGACAGAGAAGCAGCGGGGGTGCGACAGTCGTACTTCGTATGACAGCCTGCGGGAGATTCTCGGTTCCCTGGGGGAGCTGGAGAAAGAGGGAGGATGGGATGCCGACTAGGATAGACGACATACCTTGGAGCTGCGAGTACTGCTACACGGAGCACTCGACCTACGAAGAGGCCGAGGAGTGCGAGAAGGCGTGCAAGGCGTTCCTGGCGGAGAATCCACCTACCTGCGACTGGTGCGACATGCCGGCCGAGCATGGAGATCTCGTAGAGGACGGAAGGTGCATGCACTTCCAGTGCCGGCACTACGACTACGGGTGGCACGACACCTTTGTCGGAGATGCAGAGAACGACCGCTACGAAACCTTACAGCGCCTACGCGGTGTCGAGCCTCTTCCGTGGGAGTACCCTGACGTACAGTGTGGGAGATCTTCGGGGGAGGAGAAGCTCTACTACATGCAGAACCGTGGGCCTGTCGGCAACTGCATTCTGTGGTGGGCCAAGGACTACGCAGGCTATACGACTCATCTCGAAGACGCTCATGTCTTCACGGTTGAAGAGGCTAAGAAGGTCTCGAAACGGGAGATCGATGTTCTGTGGGACAAGGACTTCATCGACTCGATAGCAACACGCCAAGTGGACATGCAGAAGACTGGGAAGAACGCGGGTTGCCGTTGCGATGTACTTTCTGAGGTCGAGGAGGGCTAGGTGACTTCGGTACAGAAACTGGTGGTCGAGATCGTCTGCAAATTGCTGTACGTCCTGGCGATAGTTGCTTTGTTCGGCGCATCTGTCTGGTGGTTTCAAGTGACTAGCGGCTTCGAGAACCCGGTCGTACAGATGCTGTGGATTCTTCTCAGGGCGAGTCCGGGTATGGTTGGTTCGTGGGTCTGATCATGGGCGCAATCGTGCTCTCGGAAAGGTGGTGGTAGTCCGTGAATGATTATTACCGAAGACGGTGGAACATCTTGATCGTCGCGTACACGGTGCTTCTTGGTATGTGGGCGTTCAACTGGTTCCAGTGGAAGCACGAGGTCAAGCAGTACAAGGACCTGTTCGAGGAGTGTAGTTCGTTCTCCGAGTTCGAGCCCGAGACCGAGCGTGTGATGTACTGGAAGCATGCGTGGGTCGAGTGCCAGGAGGACATCGAACGGTACGTCGAAGAGTCTCGTGAGATCGTTTGCTGGGACACGCTCGTTGATTGGCAGGAGCAGGCTGACAAGGAGATGCGGCGCTGCGACTACGTCTACGAGTCGTTGATGACCTGTGAGTCCGAGATAGCAGAGATGCGCAGGGGCTGGCATCCAGCTCACGTCACCCCTCACACGAAAGAGGCGTGCGAAGGGTATGCCTGCTACGACTGCTTCGGAAAGGAGAAACACTGAGATGCATATATACTCGTACACAGAGCACGACATCGAGGATCTTGCCACAGATGCGGGGATGAAGATGATAGCGTGGCTCTGGAAGGAGGGCTACCTGGGTGACGAGATGTTCGACGAGCTGACTGACGCACGTCCGGTCTTCCTGTTTCGCGAGGTCTCTTGGTATTTCCGCTTGTGGAAAAAGCTGTGGCCCACGGATAAGGCAAACAGCTGCCGTCTCATGATCGCGCGACTACCGAGCTTCAGGAAAGAACTCGAATCCATGGAGAAGTGACATGACCGACAGCACCAGAATCGTATACCCCGACCCCGTTGAGGGGGAGTTGGTCAAACCCGTCAAGGAGTTCATCCAGTCCTCGGTGTACGTGTATCAGAATTCAAATAGCCACTACCCTACACTGACGGCTCCGAGCGTTGATCTGATCGCGTCGGCGTTTTCTAAGCTCTGTGAGGTCTTGGCCGCGAAGGGCGTCCTTGATGCCAATGACTTGGCCTTGGTCGCTGGCCTGGACCCCGACGACGCTTCGGACTGCTACTTCGAGGGGCGTAGTCACCCGCAGAGGTGACTTTTCGACCCTCTTCTTGACACCCGGTGTGCCCCTGTGCTATATAGGTCAGGCTGTTATGTGGGTTTGTACGAGGAGGACTGGATATGACGCGTAGGGAGGGTCGTCCCAGGGACACCGCTTGCGGTGTGGGGTACGCGTCGAATCGACCAGACCGATGCTGGAGTGGAGGGAGAAGTGATGCAAGATCCGTGTCCGCGCTGTATCAACGCGCACATGAATGGGGCGATCCGCAAGGAAGCCATCATGCCGCTGCCAGAGGGAGCCGATGCTCCGCTCGACCTAGAAGGCAACCCGTGCTGCCATGACTGCGCGGCGGCAGATACGTTGGTAAAAATCGGTGTCATCGGGAAACCAGTGCGTACCAAAGATCCATTCGATTACACCTGTGAAGACGATGACCAGTGGGAGCATGATTTCGAAGCCGAAGAGGCGATGTACGAAGACTCGCTAGCGGGTTCGTTCATGATGGCAAGAACTGCGGTGGGTAACTGCCGACAAGAGCAGTTTCGCCTCCCAGGTGTCCCTACGGGACTCGCTGGCGCTGGGTACATCCGTAAGAACAAGCCTGGAGATCTTGAGAAGCACTGGGCGTGGCAGAAAAGCTGCGAATTGCTGACAAGGATGCCGACATGACCGACTGCAAGAGAGACTTTGTGCTGTCGGTTGCGATTCGGTGCCCCAAACATGGTTTTACCGAGGTCATTCGTCCCGGATGTGACGGGGTAGGCTACGTCCCGAAAGAGAACTGCCCGTGGTGTCGCCTCGAAGAGCTGGAGGGTCGACTGGAGGAATCCCGCAAGGTCTTTTCGGAGCTGTACAAGGAGATCGGCTGCATCGACAGAAAGGACGGCTCTGGCTGCCTCTCCTGTACGCTCATCTCCCTACTCCGAGGGAAGGAACAGGAGGGCTGACGTGCGAGTGTGTTTCTTACTGATACTGGCCGTGCTCTGCCTGTCGGCCAAGGGCGACGGGGAGTACTCGAAGAGCGACTGCAAGGAGATCGGCTACTACATCGCTGAGTCGGATGCACACATGTATTACGTGGGCGAGTGCATTCACCCGACCAAGCCGCGCACGAAGGCTGAAAAGCTTCGCTGTGAAGGAATGGCTGCGCTAGTTGTGTATCTGTCGTTGGAGATGAACCGGCGCTCTCAGAGGGGTGGTTACATGTCGACTGAGAGCATCTGCTCAGATCCAAGGAAGTAGTCGATGGCCCTCAAGAGTACAAAACCGACCACCCGTCAGCTCGAAGTGCTGGAGACGGTGATTTCCTATATCGACCGCATGGGCTATCCTCCGACGCGCCGCCGGCTCGCAGATCTGCTACAGTTGCGGAACGTAGGTACGGTGAAGGACCATCTCGACGAGCTAGTGCGTTTTGGGTACATCGAGCTGGGTCCTTCGAGAGACAAACGGGCGATTCGGATCAAGAGGTTGACCGACGGGACTCCGTGCAAGTTTTCCGTGATCCCCCTTCAGAGAGGTGCATGATGGGAGTGATGGCGTGCGACAGGACAGGTTGCGACAACGTGATGTGTGATCGCTACTCGAACCGGCTTGGGTACATCTGCTGCGAGTGCTTCGACGAGCTGGTCAACCTCGGCATCACCGCGAACGTAGAAGAGTTCATGGATACCCCGAAGAGGGTTCGTCCGGAGCAGTACGTCGATGCCCGAGAGTGCTTCGACAAGGTGTTCCCGTTGGTTGCTGGGTTTTCGGAATGAGTCGACTCGTTCACAGCAATGCGAAGCTGTTCCCGTACCGTAAGGACGCGCAGGGGCGACGTCTTTGTAGGGTATGCGGGAAGACCCTGAGCGGCAGGAGAACGTCGTTCTGCGGCCGGGAGTGTCTGCGCGACTTCTTCATGGGGACGGACTGGAAGAGGGTTCGCAGGGTCGTCTACGAGCGCGATGGGGGTATCTGTATGATTTGCGGCTCGCGCATCCGGCGACACCAGAAGTTCCATGTCGACCACATCGTACCTCTCTCCAAGGGAGGTGCTGAGTTTGACCTCACCAACCTCCAGTTGGCGTGTCCTCAATGCAACCTCTACAAAGGGGCCAAGACCGTGGAACCTGAGAAGTACGAAGAGCCCGATGACCCCGTGCTGGCAGAGTTGATCCAGCTGCGGGAGGAACTCCACGAAAAGGAGGACGGAAAATGATCAAGATGGAATTGACGGGAGAGGTTCAGGTCGTCGAGGAGGAGAAAGTTCACGCGCTGTCTCTCTGCGGGTACGAGATCGTGGGGGTGTATCAAGAGCAGGAGTCTCGTATGCAGTCTTGCCAGAGCGGGAACCAGGACCAGTACGGGAATCCCGTTTACCGAGACGAGATGGTGCCTTCGACATCTACACGATTCCTTATGCGACTCAACGAGGACGCTGCGGTCAAGTGGGCGAACGAAGATGCCGAGAAAGCCAAGGAGGTAGCCCAGAAGGCTCGTCTGGAGGTCAGGGATACCCAGGAGCTATTGAAGGAGGCCAAGAGGCTGAACAATCAGCTCCGAGGAGATGTCACTCGCGGGCTTGAGGTGCGGGCGGAGCTGGGGGACGAGAGGGATCGACTGTCCGAGCAGTGCCAGCGCATGGAAACCGACTTGGCCAAGATCAGAGAGGCCATCGGCACTCAGAGGATGGACGAAATCCTAGCCGTGGAGGGAGACGATGTCTAAGGACAAGCCGTCCCTGGTGTGCGCGCATCCAGGGTGTTACGCTACTACAGATTCCTTCGGTATACACATGTGCGACGACTGCGGGGCGCGCTTCTGTGACGAGCACATCAAAGATCGGTTGACGCCGATTCAGATCTCGGGCGGTCGTAAGTTGCATCGGCTCTGTGAGCTGTGCACGACTTACTACGACTCTGAGACTCCATTGATCCAGTACCGGAGGATGCAGATGGTTCTCACGGAGTCTAACGATCTCCCGTGCATCCTAAACGGGGAGGGGGCTCGCGGATGGGAGCTGGCTGCGATGTGGGACTGCGCGGCGGAGGACGGTACGACTGTCGTGCAGGTGCTCCTCAAACGGGTACGTCCCCGAAAATAGCTTGGCACGGGGTGCTTTAGGGTTGACAGGCTAGTGAGCCTATGATATAGCTATGAGAGTTGTACGGGACTTGCTACGGAGGGCACAATGCGCGCAACAACGAGGGAGATGTCCTTTATCGTCGAGAACGGTACGTTCGTCGGCGTCTCATTGGGTTACGATTACTGCGCCGAGCACGAGGTAGGTATCAAGCACATCAAGGAGGCTTTTGGGGTCGGGACGGACCCGGATGTCGTGGGCGCTGACGCTATCCGGGTGACCAAGACCCCCGAGGCGGGTCTCCGCAAGATAGATAACCCGCAAGGAAAGGGTTTCGCGTATACGAGACCGTTGTGGGACAGAGAGGTTCGAGAAGTCCATTTCGGAGAGCTGAACTTCTACGACAATGACCTGGCGTGTGCGTGGAACGAGGAGTCGCTTGCTCTTCTCGCCCGTGATCCAGTCGGTCTTCGTCGGCTCGATGAGATCTTCGATGCGTTGCGGGACAAGGACGCTTTTGTCTGTCTATCTGGTTCCCGGAACCCCTTCGCGGGTAGCGGGCTGATGATCCTCATCGCCAGTCGTGTTTCCCAGAAGATTCTAGACAAGTGGAGGAGGGACGATCTGGAGCGCATTGCGATCAGGGACGCGTGGGTTCTCGCTGCGGGGGACCTGGAAGAGGTTCTGAAGACCGCAGGATGCCACTGGTACTCGATGGGCACTACGCTCCACAGAGGTGATGACGGGGTGGTACGGACATGGCTGAACCCTCGACGGCAGCGTGAGAACAACTGCGGTTGGTTCACCGTAGAGGAGCTACGTCAGTGGGCCAACGGGGAAGGTCCGATACCGATGAAGGGTGGGCCGAATGGGTAGCCTGAAATGCCAGCATTGTGGTTCTGTTGTCAGCCGGACGGATGACAGGGAGCGCGATGACGCCGGGGCAAGAGACGTCAGTGATATTGTAGCGTCGTTGATCGTCCTGGTGCTGGCTGGCGGCGCTACCTGTGGAGTGATCTACGGTTACTCGCAGTGGAAGACCGAAGACTTCAAGGAGGAGCTTCGCGAGGAAGTATCTGTGGAGTGCAGAGTCGCTGAGCTGGAAAAGGACATGAAGCTGCCTCCGGCCACGGACGAAGAGCTGTGGTGTGAGGCTCATGGGTTCTGTGGGGAACCTCGACGTCTGATCGCGGATCGATTGAGCCGTGTACAGAAGAAGCTCAAGGACCTCTCTAAGGGACATGAGGAGAGCTTGAAGAAACTCAGACGTTGTCGTCAAGAGGAGGAGTCTCTGGAGTCGGAACTCGACGAATGCTACGATGACATCGACGCCTACGTAACCCACTCGAAGCAGTCTGTGTGCGATGAGATAATGCTGGATCTGGAAGACGAGCTAATGGTGATGGGGGATATCCTTTCCGGATGCCGCAGGCAAGATAACGAGAAGTACGTCAAGCTGGAGTACATGTCCTATCTCCATGGTGTACCCATCCCGACCTACGAGACCGCGTACGTGTGGTGGTCAGCGGAGGACTGAGATGGGCCACGGAAATATCCAGTTCAGGCTCGATGCATCAGAACTCATTGCGGGGTACCGGAAGCGCGCCGAGGCAGCCGAGGCGGATCTGGCCCAGGCGATCAAGGACGTTTCCCGTTACCGCAAGGACTCTCAGTTCGCGCATGCCGTCGTGTCTCAACGTGTCGAGGGGAAGATGATCTATATTCGCGGGGAGGCCAAAAGGTGGGAAAAAATCGCGCGGATGATGGCAGACGAGATCGGTCAGTGGCGGTGGTCGGAGGGTAAGAATCCGAACAGCAAGACTGATCCGGAAGAGATCCTTGAAGAGTACCTAGAAATGGAGGGAACCCCAAGATGACGAAGCTGCGGCTGACAGTGACCTATGAGTACGAGGCTAACCCGAAGTTCTATGGGACAGCTGATCCGAAGGAGATGGCTGAAGCCGACCTCGGTAACTGGGAAGATTTGATCAATTTCGCAGCGCAAGACGAAGAGAGCGGCGAAGGGCTCAATGTGCAGATCGAACCCGTGGAGGAGTAGGATGGCTAAGAAGAAGGCAGAGTGGGAAGTCTACCGGGAGATGCTGTGGGAGTGCGCGAGGTACCCGGAAAAGATGGTCGAGCTGTTCACGCCCTACGTGGGGAAGACCTTCACGAGCCCTGACGGCAAGATCGTCGACCGGGTCGCGGCCGTAGACAAGCATGGTTTGCAAATCAGTCGTGAGATAGAGTTGACCACACCGGCTGATTGCGTACAGCTTCGTCTGTCGTCGAAGGCCCAGTAGTGCTCTTCTGGGTCATCCTACTGGTCTTTCCCGCTGCGCTGATCGGGGCTTTCTTTCTCGGTCAATGGTGCGAGCGCAACTACCCCCGCCAGCGGTACGTCGATCCTGAGGTCACGGTGGAAGTTCGCACGGCGGTGGGTGATGTGGTGATCCCCAAAGGGACCGTGCTGGGTCTCGCACCCGTCACGATTGTCGACTCCGAGAAAGACCGTCCGGGCCTGAAAGACGGGAGCACCTCCCCGTGAAGGAGCTTCGTGCCAGGGAATTGCTGGGTTTCTCGGTGGACGCCAAGTTCACCTTCACAGAGCTGAAGTCGGCTTTCCGAAAGCAGTCCCTGCTCGCCCATCCCGACACCGGAGGCTCAGGGGAGGCCTTTCAGGAGCTTCAGGCGGCCTTTTCTACGCTAGAGGGGCATGTCTCTGCTACCGGGGCTTCCGGGACCGACAAGGCCCTTTCTACCGTCGATGGGACACCTCTGGTGGAGTTGGGTCATGGCTACCCTCTCACGACGTCTGCCAGGACCTGCGAGACCTGCCAAGGTCGGGGGTACCAGGAGTTCACGAAGACCGTCGGATACGAGACTGCCACGTGCGAGAAGTGCGGAGGCGGTGGTCTCGTACGGTACCCGTGTCGCAAGTGCGGCGGTGACGGTAAGTACAAGCATCCCAAGACGGGTAAGGTTTCCGGGGAGTGCTATCTCTGCAAGGGTACCGGTTGGTTCTACCCAAGGAAGAAGAAGCAGTACTCCGCGCGGTCTGCTTTCGACTTTCTCCGTCGGGCCAGGTACATCCCCGGCACGGACAAGGTGGGGCAGACCTGCAACGCTTGTGACGGGCACGGTACGGTCGAAGTCCCCAAGAAGGACATCCGGAAGATCTATAACAAGTGCACGAAGTGTGCAGGCGTGGGTGAGATCGAGATGCGGAACCCCGTTATCCCCCGAGGGTTCCTAGCAGCCAAGGAGGGAAACTCGTGAGGAAGTCTAGAGTGGTGAACTGCCACATCGCGGCAAGAAGGCCTGATGAGATCTTGTTTACGGGCTGCATGATGATCGATCCCGAGACACGGGAACCGGTCGAGGTCGCGGTGGCGCACCTGGACGGTTACGCCATCGTCCCCCGCGAGCAGTTCAATGGCGTGCAGGCCGGTGAGTTGTTCCGGATCAGGGTGAAGCTCGACCAGATTCGAAAGCTCTGTGAGGGCTACCAGAAAGACCATTTGGAGGTCCCTGCGGACCGCATCGTCGAGATCTTGGATCGCGACTAGCTCTTTATAGTTGACTTGTCCACTCGCCTATGCTATATAGGCGAGGCTTGTAAGTGGGTTGTACGGGAGGAGAGCGTGAGCAGTATGGTGTACATCGTATTGGTGGTCAGCATCTCTACGGAGGGGACCATCAAGATCGATTCTTGCTGCCCCGGAGGCTTCCACACCCTGAAGGAAGCCGAGCACCAGGCTCGCCAGCTCAGCAGTATGGGAGAGACCGTTACGGTAGTCCCTGTGATGATGGGCAAGTTCACCAAGACTCAGCTAGGAGGTGAGTAGATGGATGCATGCTCCTGTGTCTATGTCGGGGACTACGACCCTGCGGATTTCACAGACTCGAAGGTACGCAAGGCTCGGAAGGAGCACAAGTGCACGGACTGCTCGCGGACTATCGGAGCCGGTGAAGACTACGAACACGTCTTCGGGGTCTGGGACGGGTCCACGCACACCTTCAAGACCTGCAAGGACTGCCTGAGTGTCCGTGACGTGTTTTTCTGCGAAGGGTACGTCTACGGAGGTCTCTGGGAGCTTCTGACGGAGCACTTCTGTGCTGCCCCGGATGTGGACTTCGACTGTCTGGTGGAATTGACTCCGCGTGCCCGAGAGCGCGTGTGTGGGATGATCGAGGAATGGTGGGAGGACGACGATGAAGACGAACCGCAAGGATCTCAGGAAACTGGCTGAGGGCCTCATGGGCGAGACTCTCCACGGGCCGGTTCCCCTGGAGAGTACGATGTTGCTGGCGGCTGGTGTGATCGAGCTTCTCGACGAAATCGAGGAGCCCGAGACGACCTCAGAGTCACCGGATACGTCGATTGACGTCTCCACGCTTGCAGAAGGCTGGGACCCGGATGATCCCGGTTACTGCTGCTCCGAAGAGATGGACAACCCGGACGGCGAGTACGTCATTGACGGAATGCCGCCGTACAAGGGGGGTTGAGGCGCAGATGTCTGAGTACGTGCGATGTCCGGAATGCGGGGGTTTCATCGACAAGGGGTCGTGTATCTGTGGGATGGCGATGGCCGTCAGGGAGGCGCTCAAAGACGCTTTGAGCATCGATGACGATGAACTAGACCGTCGTCTAGACGCAGGCGAGATCTACCCTATCGGCCGTGAACACGCGATGCCTGCTTCGGCGGATGAAGATGTCGTTGCTACGGAGGTGCCCGTCACGGTTGAGCCCTTCGAACGCACGATCTCTGACGAAGAGCGTGAGGCGCAGCGCAGGAGCTTTGCTTACGGGAACACCAAGCTGTCCAACGATGACATCACGCGAGAGCTGGTTGAGCGGGTGGCCGACGACCTTGCTCACGTCGACCGGACGATCACGGAGGACGAGGATGCCTAAGCCGGCTCGAAAGGGAGGCTACTCACGGGTGCAGTTCGACTTCTCTGCTCTACAGATGGAGAGAGTTCGCGAGATTCGAGAAAGTCTCGACATGTCTTCCAACGCCGAGGTGGTCCGTCGGTCGATCAACCTGATGTGGCTGTGCACGCAAGGGAAGCTCTACGTGAAGTCCGAGAACGGGACGGGCTACGCTGAGGTCAAGGTGTTTTGATGCCGAAGTACGACTACCCAAAAGAGCCCAAGAAAGAACAGATCGTGGCTGAGCTGGTCCTCACCGAGCGCGAAGTGGCTGAGATGCTCGGGGTCGACCGTAAGGACGTCTATTTCCGAGTTACCCACGAGATGACGCGGGAGCACCCTCCGTGGGCGGTAGCGAAGATTCAGGCAGTGAAGGTTGGATAAGGGAGGTTTGGTATGGGTACTGGTACGGTCATTCTTTTCGTTTTTCTTTACTTCCTCCCGACGGTTGTGGCGGCGGCACGCAAGCACAACAACGGAGGCCCTATCCTGCTGGTCAACCTCTTCTTCGGGTGGAGCGTAATCGGTTGGTTGGTTGCTCTGATCTGGAGTTTCACAAGCAACACGAAGGGGTGAATGGTGACTGGACCGTGAACTGATGTACTACGTCATCCAAGAAAACGTCTTTCGCGAGGAAGGCTATGACTCTCTCACCGATACCTTAGAGAGGCTCGGACTCGATTGGGAGGTTGTAAGGGTCTTGCCGTTCGTCGAGGAGTTCGAGTTCCAGACCGACCGTAAGGACGTTTTCGTGTTCGGGTCGTTGAAGCTGGCCCGGCTGGCGTCGAAACTTGGTTGGGTGCCGGGGGTGGTGCTGTCCCCGAACCACAACTTTCTAGTGTACCGGAACCATTACCAACACTACCTCCTCAATTTCGATTCCAACGTCTACCTGTTCGGTGAGGACTTTCCCTGGCCGATAGGTAACTACTTCATTCGTCCGTGTGGTGACGGCAAGGAGTTCAACGGAGGGGTCTTCAATATGACCTCCTGGATGAAGTTCCGCTACGATCACCAGCAGGGTGTTAAGGGCGGAGGGCTGGTTACGTCCTTGAGGGACGAGACGCCTATCCAGGTGGCCCCGGTGAAGCGGGTACGGCAGGAGTACCGTTTCTGGGTCGTAGGGGCCAAAATCGCCGCGCAGAGCTGCTACAAGCTCGGGGGCCGCCCGTTCTTCAGTATCGATGTTCCTCCTGAGGCGTCGTGGTTCTGCGAGAAGATGATCAACCGGTTCTGCCTAGCCCGGTCGTTCGTGATGGATGTTGCACTCACCGAGACCGGCTGGAAGATCGTTGAGTGCGGATGTATCAACTGTGCGGGCTTCTACAAGGCCGACATGCAGCGCTTGATAATGGCGCTTGAGGAAGAGTACGATGACTGATTTCAGGATAGAAGACGCAGAGTGTACGGCGGAGACGGAGACGGCCATTTTGGTGGAGGCTCCAGACTTCGACGAGCCTGAATGGATACCACAGAGCCAGATAACCGAAGACAGCGACGTGTGGCGGAAGGGAGACGATGGGGTTCTCATGGTTACTGAATGGTGGGCCGAGAAGAAGGGTTGGGTGTAGCGCCGTGGGTGAAAGACCAGAATGGGCTCCGGAAAAGATTTTTGTCTTGGACACTCAGAGTCTCGATCTTATGGATGCACAGTTCGAGTACCTGAGGCACGACAACCAGGGCGCTATGTATTCAACGATGCCAGGCCATCCTTGGCTAGTACTATGGAAGTGTCGAGAAAAGCTGGAGGCGCACGTTTTGGTCGAAGAGACCGGTGATGACATCGGCCCCTGGTTCCGCACTAGAAAAGAACTTCTTGAAAAATCGATTGAAGCCGCCGAGACCATTCAGAAAAGGATGAAGAAATTCATTTGCGAGACGGGGAAAGAGTTGGCCCGGCTGAACTTGGGAGAGGGTGTCGATGCTCCAGATCAAGAAGGGCAGTACGGGGAGGAGGCTTGAGATGACGAAAAAGAAACAACCTTGCCCGTACTGTGGGCGCGACACGAAGGGGAGTGGTGTAACGGCCAGAGAGGGGCTCATTGCGTGTCAGCTCTGCTGGCTCCAACATCATCCTCCTACGCCTACAAAGAGCTTCGATGCGATGATGATGCGCCCCGAAGGGCGAAATTTCATGATGCAGTGGGTGAAGGATCTGTGGAGGGAGTCAGAACTGCTGAGTGTGATTGAGGCGTTCGATACAGACGAGGCTCTGCGCTACACGAAGCGTCTCAATCAGCTCCTGGAGGAGCGCTCGGAAGAGGAAAAGGAGGGCCAGTGATGCAGACTGTGGGGAAGTTCCCGTTCCAGATCTCCGACATCGTTGAGCTGGAGATGCCCGAGGGTGCCGAAATCCTCGTCGTCGAGTCCCAGCCGGTGTATTCGCTAGCGTCTGCCGAGCAGGCTTGCATGTGGGCGCGTGTCGACACTGAGGCCCCGATGGAGCGTCGACGATTTCGCTTGTGCGGAACCGGACACCCTCTGAAGGAAAACGTGGGGGGCCACTACGGCTCTTTCCAGATGGCCAAGGGTCGTCTTGTCTGGCACGTATTCGCGATGGAGGGGGGTGGACGGTGAGTGATCACGAGTGTTCAAAGTGCAGCAGCACGAGCTACCCAGACGATCCTTGCGCATGCGAGCATCAACGCCGTAGGGAAGAAGAGCTGCGAAACGAGAACTGCGCTCTTCGTCGCCGGGTTGATCGTCTCCAGCGAGCGTGCGAATTCTTCGAGGAGCAGCTCTCCGGCCAACGGCAGACCATCGAGCGGCAGCACAAGGCGATAGGCGCTCTGGGGAAGTCCTACAACAAGCTACGGAGTTCGATGTCGAAGCTGGAGTTCGTTCAGGTCAAGGCCAAGGTGGAGTCGAAGTACATGTTCCAGGAGGGTCCTGGAGGGTATGTCGTCAACAAGCGTGCTGCGGGAATCATGGACGGCGACCCCTTCCTCGTCGGCAGCGAGGACCCCGAGTTGAAGCAGCGTCTCCATGAAGAGTTCAACGAGGGAAAGCACGACACACGTACTCTTCAGGAAAAGATAGAAGACGCAAAGGAGGGTGGAGATGGCGTTGAGGGTTGATGAACTGTTGAAGGTGCTCAAGGTTCTGCCGCCCGATCTCAAGATCGAAGTCGTTGGGTATCACGACGGAGAGGAGCACTTCAGGGACTGTGTTACTGGAATTCGGCACGAGATCCATTACCCGGAGGAAGCGAATGCGAGCGGGAAGGCCTACGTGGACGGGGCGCACCGTCTACAGTTGCTCATAGTCCATTCGGCGGAGACCCCTTGAATGCGTCTCCCTCCGAGCACCATATACCGCCACTACGGTTCTCCGTGTTTCGATATGCAGAAGTACAACGAGGTAGCCAATCGTAGGTTCTGCAAGCCTTCTGGTGGTCTCTGGGCTGGTCCGATCTATCAGGATGATCGTGGTAGGAAAAGGGACCCTTGGAGGGAGTGGTGCGAAGAGGAAGAATTCCACATAGAGGACCTAGAGGAGTATTTTGACTTTCTGCTCTGCCCGCACTGTAGGGTCAAGACCGTTCACAGGTACACAGATCTCTTGGCGCTGATCCGAGCTTACCCCCTCCAGGAGTGACAGGGTTCTCCCTCGTCACGTTTTCATAGACTTCGAGCGGATGCGAGAGTTCTGGGACGTTATCTACCTCACCGAAGAAGGTCAATGGCTCACGCGATTCGGTAATGCTCGTCAGCACGGCAGCGAAGGTGACGACGTACCTCCAGACTTGTACGGATGGGACGTCGAATGCATCCTAGTGATGAACCCCGAAGTAGTTGTAGAGGTTTGACGTGCGGTGGGAGCCGGTGGAATCGAACCACGTGCCTCGTGGAGGAGAGCGTTTACAGCGCTCCGTAGGCCCAGCCTGCCTTATGACGGCTCCCAGAATGCCCGTGAGTGGATTCGAACCACCAACCTCTGGACCCTCGATCCAGCGACTCTGCCGTTGGCCTACACGGGCATAGTGAGCAGGGGCGGAATCGAACCGCCGCATCCGGCTTTTCAGGCCGGCACTCTACCTACTGAGTTACCTACCCAACGGTGCGCGTGAGAGGATTCGAACCTCCAACATCCAGGTTCTGAACCTGGCGACTCTTCCGTTGGCCTACACGCGCAACTGCGGACGGAGAGGGACTCGAACCCCCGCGCCTTGGCTTAACAAGCCACCGCTCTACCAACTGAGCTATCCGTCCTTTGTGCGTCCGCTCGGACTCGAACCGAGAGTTGACCCTCATTTTGAGCGAGGCGACTTTGCCAATTAGCCTACGGACGCATCAGCAGGTGAGCCAGGATTCGAACCTGGACCTTCCGGATTTGGAGTCCGGTGCTCTACCAGTTCAAGCTACCCACCCGTTTGCGGAAGGAGGAGGGATCGAACCTCCGCGTCCTGGCGGACGACCACGGGTTAGCAACCCGCTGCTTTACCTCTCAGCCATCCTTCCGTGGAGTCTCGGACCCGACTTGAACGGGTGTCTCCGGGGTTGCAGCCCAGCGCTTGAACCAACTCAGCTACCGAGACCTGAAGGGCTGCACGGACTTGAACCGTGGTCGTCGGGGTCAAATCCCGATGTTCTTCCAACTGAACTACAGCCCTCTGGAGTGACCGACGGGACTCGAACCCGCAACCCCCGGAGCCACAATCCGGGGCTCTATCCAAACTTTGAGCTACGGCCACAGAGGAGGGAGAGGGATTCGAACCCCCACCACGGTACGACGCCGTGGGCTGCGATTTTCGAGACCGCCGCTATTGCCATTTCAGCCATCCCTCCTGTTTGCTGCTCAATTTTCAAAGATCTACGAGCAGCAAACAGCGTTGCTGCTTATTCCTTCACAACAATTCGAGCGGAGCCGCCAGGATTCGAACCTGGACCACGGGAGACCGTGCACACGCCGTTCCGGGGCGGGGCCTTACCGTTGAGGCTACGACTCCAAGCTCTGCGGGCCTAAACTAGGCCTACAGACTCGAATTCAAATAGAGATGTTGGGATAGCTGGGTAAACGAGGAGAGGCACCACCGGCGGGGAGCCGTGGCGGCGGGAGTGATGGTTGGCATGACTGTTTCTCGTCTCTTGCGTTTCATCGTTCTCTCTCCATCTGTCCGGGCGGGGAGATTCGAACTCCCGACCCCTTGATCCCGAATCAAGTGCGCTGCCAGACTGCGCCACACCCGGATACGGATCGCCCCTCTCGGGGCGCCGTAGGGGATGGGCAAGGTCGCATCTGGTAGTTTCTCTTCATCGTTCTCACCGTCGCAGTGTGCCAATATGGGGCTTCCCGGAGCTGCTGTCAAGAAAAAAGTGGTGAATCTGCGCTCTATTGACAAGACTACGTAAATGTACAAAGACGAACGTCATGGGGAAAAACTTGACACCCCCTCTGCACCTATGCTATAGGTGTTAGAGTTGTACGGGTTTCTGTACGGGAGGTGCTAGTGATGAAGACCGCACGAGGTTTGGAGCGTATCGCAGACATGATTCACCTACGCTCTCAAGGACGTACCATCGACGAGACGGCATTTCGTCTAGGACTTCTGCCGTGGCACGTGAGTTATCTCACGAGGTTCGTCAAGGTCTGCCTCAGCTCGGAAGAGCTGTTGTGGGTAGAAGAAGAGTCTGAGAGGTGGGGGTTCGGTTCGGTTCGGTTGGGGAGTTCATCATGGACGTCTTCAACACCTGCTACGAGGACTTCTACGTGAAATCCCGCGACAAGAAAAAGCGGAGCAGCCGCAAGGTGGCGTAGATGCCCAGGGACTGTATAGGGTGCGGCTACTGTTGCAGGAAAGCTCCCTGCAATTTGATCATGGACACGTACTGGGAAGTGGCCAAGATCGAACTCAGTGGTTTCAACGCAGAGATCATCTGGCAGGAGCAAGGTGGCTGTCCGTCTCTGGAGTGGGACGGAGAACGCTGGCGCTGTGGTTTTGTACTCCACACCAAGGGTAAGGAACTCACTCACGTCGTGAACGTGCTGGGTGTGGGTGAAGGCTGCTGTGCGAGCTTGAACACTTATCGAGTGGTCGGCCACGTTCCGACATCCGAAGAGCTGGAGGACGAGAAGTCCCTGCTCAAACAGATGGGTCCGAGATACGAAGAGCGATTCAACATGCAAGACAGGTGGGTAGACTCGACAACACCTGAGGGAGGAGATGGGGAGCTGTGACAATCGAGGTCAGGTTCAAACAAGACGAGTACCCGAAAGAGGGAGCCCTGTACTCTAGCGATGAACACTACAAGATTCATTCTGGAAGCAGCGAACCGGAGATCACGCGTGAGTGGATCGCAGAAGTTCGGTCAAAGCTCTCGAAGAAGCCCGACCCTCCAGACGGAGGTCCCGAAGTAGTAGTGGTCATGAATTCCGGCGTAGTGGACCGTTCCTACGACGGTCCTATGGGGGACTTCATTCGTGAACTCTGGGGTAAGGGCTACACGGGGGTCATTATCTCGGTACCGGGCGTTGGGAAAGTGCAAGGTTCCGTCAAGTCGCTACACACCGATTTCCAGGTCAACAGGAACGCAGCGGAGCTGCATGGGTCTTTCACGGTTGTAGTGCAGGCGGTTTCTTTTGACGATCTCGACCTTGGGCAGACTTTGCAGGCGCTCGGTTTGACTTGCCAGACGTGCAATCACTTCCCGCTAACCGCTGTCTCCACGGGAAAAGCTCTTTGCGAGAAGTGCGGGAGGACCTTTTTATTCAAGCCTTGTCGGGATCACCTCACCCCTACCTTGGCACGCGGTGAGTAAGGAGAGCTGATGTATCAGTGCGTGCAGTGCAGGCGAGTGTTTGATGCTGGCAGTCTCCATCTGACCAACGACAATCGTCACGCGTGTTCTCTCTCGTGTAAGGCTCTCTGGGACGAGGAACTGATGTGGCCTCTGAGGGGAACGTCAGGGGCTGCTTCGACTTCTTGGGGGCAGACGTCTTGGGTTGTGTCATCTGACGCGGTTGAGCTGGAAAGGACGGTGTTTGCGGTGTCTGGGGTGTGCATCGAGTCTGACGGTGTTTGGTACGATTCTGAGGGGAACGCTGTTGATCCCCCAAAATATCAGAGATTCGGCGTTGGGTGGAACGACGCTGCGAAGTTGGAAAACATTGGCGAGGAGGAAGACAGTGACTAGGGCAGAGATACTGGAGCACTTGAAGGAACTGGAAGAGCAGACGCAGGCCTTGTGGACGGAGGCCAACGTTACAGAGGAGGACGGCTGCACGAAGGGGGAGGCTCTAGCCATCGAGAAGGCCCGCCAGGCTCTCCAGGAGGCCGTTCGCGCGGTTGACGAGGGTGTGGACCAGGTGTTCTCTTCTGTACCCATAGACGTGCCTCTGGGGCTTCCCTATAAGAAGGCCCGGATGAGGAACGTTCGGCAGTTCCAGCTCGTGTACTGCTCTTCGTTGATCGCCCGGTTCGGGAGCGTCAACGAAGCCGCAAAGTTTGCGAAACTGGAGAAGAGCAACTTCAGGAGGATTCTGCGAACCGCGCAGACTGACTTGACCAAGTAGGAGGGGCATCATGCGGGGGAAGTTCATCGTACTCGAAGGGGCCGACGGAGCAGGGACGACGACACAGGCGATCAATCTGTACACTCTATTGACGACGTGTCTGGGCGGGGAGTCTGTGGTCAGGACCTGGGAGCCCTCGGCAGGACCGATAGGGACGTTCATCCGTGGAGTGCTCAAGAACAGCGATGAGCCGTGGCCGTGGAGAGAGATGAGCTACCTCTTCATGGCGGATCGGCTGCATCACGTTCGTGAAGAGATCGAACCTGCCCTGGAGTCCGGAAAGCACGTGATCTGTGATCGGTACTACGCCAGCACCCTTGTCTACCAGAGTGCCAGCGCAGAGACTCGGGAGGGCGCTGAGAAAAGGTTTTCTCAACTTCTCGACGAAATGTGGCGTGTGAATGTAAAGCGCGGAGTAGACCATCCGAGAGTACTGGAGCCTCATCTCTGGCTCTACTTGGCAGTTGATGACGTGAACGTACTGGCTGCTCGCAGAAGTGGACGTGGGGAGCAGGCAGAGATGTACGAGTCCGATCCTTTCCAGCAGAGGGTGGTGGAGATGTACGAGCACTGGCACGCCAATGCGTCGTTGAACACGCCCGACAGGATCGATGCGGCCCCTTCAGAGCTGTCGGTGCTGGAGGATTGCTGGGGGCGCGTGTCTACGCTGGCAGAGGTTGAGCCCTCAGAGGCGTCTACGGCGTTCTCGAATTTCTGTTCTCGGAGAGGTACTGTATGAAGCACGGCATGGGTGCCATGACCAAAGCGGAGCTGCGACGGGCGGAGATGAATATTTACGCTCGTAAGTTACGCGGAATCTGGTGGAAGAGGGAAGACAAGGACAACCCGTTCGATGCGGACCTCCTCGCTGTAGGTGTACGAAGGGTCGTCAAGAGAACCAGCGCGCGAGTCCTCCTATACACGCTCCCGGAGGCCAAATCGGGTACACGGCGTCCCGCGTTGATCGCCAAGGACTTCCGGAAGCCCTTGATCAGCAAGATAGGATGGCCGATCTACCTCAGAGGCGAGCTGACCCCGTGGACGCTTCCGGGCAGATTTGAGTACGACCGACTGATGGAGAAGGTGGTATGCAGAGAAAAGCATCAGGAGAAGAGCGCAGAGGGTTCGAGGCGTCATGCGAAGAAGGTGAAGGCGCTCCTGAAGAAACAGGAAGAGCGCGAGGGGGGATGCTCGAAAAGTTGAGCCCCCGGCAGCAGGACGTCATGGACTTCATGGTGTCCTTTTACGAAGCGAACGGCGGCGTCTTCCCTTCTCTGCGTGAGATCGGTGCCGAGATGGGCATTACCTCGACCAACGGAGTCAGCTGCCACCTGGAGTCTCTCCGTAGGAAAGGTTGGCTCCGTGGCCGTGACGGGAAGGTACGCGCACGCGGGATCTTCATGACAGTGGCCGCCCAGCGCGAGTACGGAATTTTTCGTTCCCGGTTGGACAACACGATCCTACGGCGCATCATGGAGTACATCGAGGAGTTTCCGGAGAGCGTGGCTTCCGACATCCAACGGTGTGAAACCCCGCTGGAAGGTGCGGCCCAGGTCATCAACGACATCGAGGACATCATGGAGCTGGAGTACTGAGATGATCGAGCGTGTCGTGTTCGACGAGGAGTTTCGATGCTTCGAGAAGGGTACGTATTTCGATCTCAGCAGCGGCATCAACATCCTCGTGGGGGATCAGGGCGCTGGTAAGACGACCCTCCTGGAGTCCATCTTGTTGACCTCGCAAGGTAAGAGGTCCGAGGTGCTTCTGAAGATGCGGAACCCTAGCCCGGTACTGGCCTACGATGCCGAACGCCACAACCCCCGGACGCTGTTCGTGGACGCCTTCTCTACGGCTCCTCGTGTCGCCCTCTCTACCCGGCTCATGTCTCACGGGCAGGCCATGAACTTCCTCCTGGAGGGAGTTCTGAAGAGCGTGAGGGACCTCAACCGAGACGGGCAGTCGCCTTCTCCTGTGGTTCTTCTCGACGAACCTGACATCGGGTTGAGTATCCGAAGTTGCTACCGGCTCATCGGTGCGCTCTATTCGCTGGCAGAGATCTCGGCGCAAGTTCTATGCGCGGTACACAACCCCACTGTGATCGAGCACTTCGAACATGTTCTCGACGTGGAGGAGCGTCGATGGCGCAGCGGAGAAAGGTTCATTCTTTCCCAGAAAGGTCCGTGGGACAATTCGCATCGACTTTAGCCTGTACACAAAAAGGCATGGTAGAATAATCCTGAGAGGAGGACTCCATGCCGGAAGCTGCTCGTAAATCAAAGGTCCCCCAGAACCCGTACACCAAGGTCGGTCTGGTCATCGGAGGCATCTTGACTGCCTTGTCGATGAGCGGCACCAGCCTCTTCCATGCGCTCGACGACTCCGACGAAGAGCGTGTGGAGCGTAAGACCGACAAGACGTACGAACTGCTCAAGCAGAAGGTGGAGTTCGAGGCTCAGAAGACGAGCTATCTCTACCACCAGCTGCAAGGGGTGCAACACAGCATGCAGGCGATGCGAGCTGCGTTGGATATGATTGCGTTGGGGTCGAATGCTTCTCTCCCGGAACCGGTCGTGGAGGAAAACCCCTTCAAGCCCGTCCGGGCTGCTCGGGGAGTTGGCGGGGGCGGAGGGAGCGGTTCCGGCTACGGAATGGGTGCCGGTGCTCTGTACGGCATCGCAGTATCCGCAGACGATCCTTTGGCCGGGGTGGACGAAGAGGCGCTGGCAGAAGAGGAAGGCTCTGCGGAGGGCCTGGACCTCGATGACGTTTTGGCCGCTATAGAACCCCCTCAAGCGTCTTCCAAGGAACCTGATCCCGAAGAGGAGCTTCCCGAACTGAAATCTCCGGAAGAGCTATTCGCCCCTCAGGCCCAGCAGCAACTTCCGGAAGACCTTGACGACGCTCTGTAGTTTATAATTCCGACGATCTTCGTGCTACAGTACAAGCTCTCAGGAGGTTAGCCATGAAGATGAGACGCATCGCGGAGACCGGAGCCCTGGGGCGCCTGGAATCGTACTACAAGCAACGCCACACGGCCCTGGCCAATGTGCTCCAGCAGAAGCTCGACTACTTCAACCCGCAGAACATCGGGGGCGCTCCTGGTGAGCAAGAGGCGTTGGGGCTCGACCCTTCTGGGTTTGAGGGGATCGGCAGTTTTGTTGTGGAACCCGTTCCGAGCCAGGACCCTTCGAAGAGCCTGGCGTATGTCCGTGACGAGAGCGGGGTAGAGATGCTCGTGGATACTGTGATCGCAGCGAGCCTCCTCGACCAGCTCCAAGCCGGAGCGACCAGCGAGGAAGTCTGGGACGTCCTCAGCGAGGCCAGCGCGGAGTCCGACACCGGAGCCATGAGCTTCGCCTCTGAAGACGAGAGGGCACAAAACCTCTGGGATCAGCAGTTCGTCGCGTCTCGTCGGTCTCCCTTCGTCCGCTAATACTTGACCTCACCTATATATTGTGGTATGGTTCCCCTGAGCATACGCACAGGAGGGCAAAATGTCACAATGGTTCGAGAAACCACCAACAATCTCGGGGGAAATCGGTACGGCGGTAGCCCGAACGCAGCGTATTTGGGTGAAGCTGTCGGAGGGTGCTGAGGCTGCCCCTGCGCTGGTGTTCTTCCAAGGAGGCGTAGCGAAGAGCGTGGGAATCCTGGGCTTCATGTACACTCACTTCCCTTCGGATATCTACTCTTGGGGTCCTCGGGTAGAACTGCCTCCGGATACGGAGAGCCCAGAGGTCACACTGGAAGAGGCTCGGACGAAGATGATGTCGATGACCGACAAAGGGGCATCCTGCCCTTGTTGCGGTCGTCTCGTCAAGCTGTACCGGCGCAAGCTCCACACCGAGATGGCTCTCTTCTTGCTCAAGCTTGTTCGAGCCTTCAAGGAGGAACCTCGTTGGTACTCCACCCGAGAACTCGTGCCGTCGACCACCAAGGCCAGCACCGACGGATCGTACCTCGTGCACTGGGGTCTGATCGAGCGCGAAGCTCACGAGAACGAGTCCGGAGCCAAGGCTGGCAAGTACCGACCTACTGGGAAGGGCATCCGCTTTGCCGAGGGGGAGCAGTACGTACGTTCCCATCTTCACCTGCTCTGCGGGAATGTGGTTGGTTTCGGTGGCGATGTTGTCACGATCAAAGAGTGCCTGGGCTCCAAATTCGACTACGAGGAACTGAAGAGCGGCCTTTCGCAGGGATCAGAGTCTCTTTAGGTTTCCGACCCCTCTTGTGGTAGGGTAGGCTCATGTCAGGTCTACTCAACGCATCACTGGTCCGTATCGCCCAGGTGGTAGGCGCCGAGGTCCCCGAGGAAGAGGTCTACGATCTGGATGCCGAGCTGGAGGGGGCGGCTGCCAACGTAGAGGAGCTGCATGCACTCCTGGAACAGCTCCGGGCAGAGCAGACCCTCTCTGAAGAACAGATAGAGGACCTGGAGATCCAGATCTGGGAGCTTCAAGCTCAGGTCGAGGCCTTGGCGGCGTGGAGCGGACAAGCCATCGAATGGAGCAACAGCCTCGCCACTACTATCAATGAGATCTCGGAACGTATGAATACCTTGGAAGAGGCTCAGGAGAAGAAGAGGGCGGAGCCGCAGTCTTACGTTTCCGAAGGTTCTCAATGGTGGGACGATTATCTTCGTCGAAATCCATACCCCTATCAGGTCGGTTCCTACTAAATAGTTGCGAAGTCCACCATCCTGTGGTATAGTACTAGCCTACAGGAGGTGATCGATGAGCAATACTGCCCCCCGTCTTTCCCGAATGACCAAAGCACAGCTTTTCGAACGAGCGCAGGAGTTCGAACGCCTGTACAACGAAGCTCGCGGAGAGCTTCAAACGGTCAACGCCCAGCGGTACAAGGAGCGGGGTGAACGGGATCAACTCATGAAAGATCTGTCAGCGATGAAAGACCGGATGCTGACGTATCAGTACCTGTACATCACTGGCGCCCAAGCATCCAAGCTCCGGAAGGATGCCGCAACTGTTGCGGGGCACCTCCGTGATACGATAGAGAGGGAGCGCGACGTACTGGTCAAGGTGAAGGACTCTCTTCGGGAGTTGGCGGGTCCTGTACGGATCTGTCCTCGGTGCGGGCATGTCGAACATCACCCGGACAACAAGAATGTCTTGTGTGCCGAGTGTCTGAAAGCGCTGAGTGTCTGAAAGAGCCGCCATCTTTAAGAGGACCGAATAGCTCTGTGCTACAGTAAGGTGCTTTGGAGGTCGACATGTCAAAGAGAAATCCTGGGACCTGGGAGCCGCCTGACCAAAAACCGGCCGAGTTCGCAGTCACCCACTCTGAGAGTGCGCTGGAGCGTATCCGCAACAGCACCTCCCCGATGGCATTCTCCGTGGCTGCCCAGCGAGCGCAGGCTGCCGGTTTGGAGTACGGAACCAGCGAGTACGTCCCTGCTGACGTTCAGCAAGGTGGTGCTCCATTCGGTACTCCGTCTTCTGGCGGTGGCGGCATGGGCCGCGTGCAGGCCAACTTCGACAACATCGTGGATGACTACCAGTACCGGGTAGCCCAGGCTTTGTACAAGTCAGGAAACCCCGAGTCCTCGGTAGAGCTTCCCGACGGGACCTTGGCCGAACTCTATCCGGAGGACATGGCGATCTTGTTCATCCGGGCTGGTCGCCAGATGGATCACGTGGACATCCAGACTTTCCGGTCAGTACGTGGTCTTGATGACACGTGGGGCGATATTCTCTACGAGGCCGGCTACTAGACCGTCTTCTTTAAGAACCCGAACACGCCGATGATATAGTATCCCCTATCGAGGAGGATACCTATGCGTAAATCGGGATTGACCAACGGCGCCCTCCAGCACCTTCAGAGGCTCGCAGGAGCCCCGTCTGACCCTCTTTCGCCCAGGGTGTCCTCGCGTCCGCAGAGAAAGTCTTTGTCTGCTCTGGTACCTCCCAGGCGCGCGTGGAGGCCGTATGAAGAGCAGGAAGGCGTTGGGTTGGAGGAAGGGTCCGAGGCGATCTCGGATGTCGAGATCGCCAAGGCCGTCATGGATGCCGAAGGGGCGAACGTTCTCGAAGAGTCTGCTGAACGAGCCGTCTCGGATGCACTTCACGAAGAAGCTCTTCCTGAAGAGAACCGTCGCGACGATCCGATGCTGAGCACGCTACCCGAGGAGCCTTGGGACGCGGATTGGAAGATTACAGCCAGGGCTCTGCATCACGAAGCAAGCCCTGCGGGTCTCTTGACCGACATGGGGCGCACCGTAGTGAACTTGGCGGGCCTCGAACAAGGGTACGACGAGTGGATCGACGAGGTCGGTGTTGCCTTGAACCAGCAAGGGTTGCAGGTTGGCCAGTTCGGCGCCGAACTGACGCGGATGCGGGAGGACAACTATACGCCGGAAGAGGCTGTTTCCGAGATCTTGGCATCCCAGGATTTCTAGGGGACGTCGATGTCCGAGACCACCTATCTCGTAATCCAGAGCCGAATTCAGAGAGGGGAGAACCTCTCCCTCGCTGGCAACTCGGATGGCTCTATCCGAGCCTCTGGCCCCAGTATCGTCCTCCGTCCCAGGGAGACCAAGTCGGTAGAGCTTCGGACGGTTCAGTTCGATCAGCTGTTCCTGGACACCTTGGCGACTTACGTAGATCGCGGAAAAGCATCTGCGTGGATTGACTCCTTGGGAGCCATCACCGTCCTGACCGCTTCCGACATCCGAGAGCTTCGTCGAAGAGACCTGACCGACGTAGTTGGCGGTGTTCCGGCTCATGCTCTTGTCGGAGCTGCGCATGTCGCAACAGGACTGACGCCGGGCGACGTCCTGACCGCGCTCACCCCGACGAGCTTCGGTTTCCAGCCTCCTTCTCTGTTGCAGGACCTACCGTTCATGTCCGCAGGTCGTAATAGCAGCATCACCAACAGCTATCTGCGTGGTGCGGGGGGCGTACCGACGAACATAGGGGGCTTCCTCCTCCCCTTCAATGCTACTATCATGGCTATCAGTGCCACCACCAACGGCACTTTTTCCTGGACAGCAGAGGTGCGCAAGAATGGAGGCGCTTCTCCCATCACTTCCCTGAATGTCGTGGGGGCTTCGAGCGGGTACACTGGGCTCTTCTTGAATATCAGTGTTTCTGCGGGAGAAACGATTCAGATGTACTGCAACGGCACGAACATCAATAGACCGAGCATGCTGGTCTTCTACAAGAGGCGATAGCCAATGGCCGTTCTCCTCACCACTACCGGAACTCTCAATCCTGTCGTTCTCACCGACTTGGGCGGCCGTTCGTTTAGCCACCCTACGGTCAATTTCGACCTGACGGACAAGGAGTTCACGGAGGACGAGCTTCGGTACTCCGCAAGCCTCCAGGAAGCAGTCACGAACGGCTGGGTGACGCTGAAGGACCAGAACGGCAACACGTTGACCGATCTGGGGGATACGGGAGCCCACAACCACTCGATCAACGACGTCACCAACTTGCCGACGGTGTTGAGCGGGAAAGCTGACACGCCTCACGCTCTGGTGGGTGCCGATCACTCTGTCAGCGGCCTGACTCCCGGACATGTCCTAAAAGCTCTCACTCCGACCAGTGTGGGGTTCGCACCGGACGTGGCTGGTGCGACGGGACCTACGGGTCCCAGCGGACCGACTGGACCTAGCGGACCTTCCGGGCCGACCGGTGCTGGAGCTACAGGCGTTACCGGACCTACAGGTCCCAAGGGTGTTACAGGAACTACCGGGCCTACCGGAATTGGCGCTACGGGACCCACCGGACCCACCGGGGTAGGTGCAACCGGACCTACCGGGGTGACTGGACCTACCGGTGCAGGAGTTACTGGACCTACGGGTTCTACTGGTGGAACGGGCTCGACCGGAGCGACCGGGGATACAGGACCTCCTGGTCCCGTAGGCCCTATCGGGCCGACAGGCGTTACCGGTAATACCGGTAATACCGGTCCTACAGGACCCACGGGTGTCACGGGTGCAGGCGTCACGGGACCGACTGGACCCACGGGCGTAGCGGGGTCTACAGGATCTACCGGGGCGACCGGTCCGACCGGAGCCGGTGTTACGGGCGCAACAGGCCCCACGGGGGCAGCGGGAACCCCAGGGGTAACTGGTCCTACTGGATCTACCGGTCCGACGGGAGCGGGCACCACCGGGGTGACGGGTCCGACGGGAGCTGCGGGTTCGACCGGTCCGGCAGGATCGACGGGACCTACCGGACCTGATGGGGCAACCGGAGCAAAAGGTGCAACCGGCGCGACAGGGAGTTCCGGGTCTACCGGGCCGACCGGACCTACCGGAGCCGGCATTACCGGTGCGACCGGCCCAACAGGATCTACGGGGCAGCCTGGTGCAACGGGTGCTACCGGAGTAACCGGACCTACTGGAGCCGGAGTAACCGGACCTACAGGGACCACAGGGAGTGTCGGTCCCACAGGACCTTCAGGCGCAACAGGTCCGACAGGGGCAGGCGCAACAGGTCCGACGGGACCGAGTGGCGCAACAGGGTCTACGGGGAGCACAGGGCCGACCGGTGCCGGGGCTACCGGACCTACGGGTCCGTCAGGGGTAACGGGGTCTGCGGGTGCAACCGGGGCTACTGGAGCTACCGGACCCACCGGATCAGGTGCTACCGGAGCGACGGGACCTACTGGTGTTGCGGGTGCAACCGGGGCTACTGGATCTACCGGTTCTACAGGAGCAGCGGGCGTTACGGGTACAACAGGCGCTACCGGTCCGACTGGCGCTGGAGCTACTGGACCTACAGGCGCAACAGGTGCAACGGGAGTTACCGGTCCGACTGGCTCGACGGGTCCAACCGGGGACGAGGGTACGACAGGTGCCACAGGCCCCAGGGGTCCGGTTGGTGGTTGGACTATCGAATACCAGTTCTCTACAAATACATCTCCTCCCCCGAGTAGCGGTTACCTGAAGCTCAACAATGCGAGCCCCGCGTCCGCAACCTCTCTGTATGCCAGTGATACAGACCGGCACAGCACGGATGTGGACCTCACGCTCGATGAGATCGGCGTTGGCGACTACGTAAGGATTTTCCGTACAGACGGGACGAACGCGACAGCGACCTATGAAGTTACGAGTGTAACCGATAGCGGAACGTACCACACTTACGGGCTGACCTATCTGTCGAGTTCTGGAACTTTCGTCAATGACGGAAACATCGGTTTTAGCTTTGCTCCGCAAGGGACGAAGGGGGACACGGGAGCCACTGGTCCGCAGGGTCCGACCGGTTCGACTGGCCCCACAGGTGCGACTGGCGTGACAGGACCCACCGGAGCTGGCACAACCGGGGCCACAGGTCCTTCCGGTTCTGACGGCGCTACTGGCTCAACAGGCGCTACAGGCCCTTCCGGTGCTGACGGTGCTACGGGGCCTACAGGACCGACTGGAGTGGGTGCTACGGGAGCGACAGGGGTCACGGGAGCCGCAGGACCTACAGGTGCGACTGGAGCTACCGGGGCTACCGGGGCGGCAGGGAGCTGGACAGTTGGGGCCACGGGACCTACTGGGGCGTCATCAGGGGACCTTTGGTACAACACGACCAGTGGTTGGCAGGAGATGATGTCCTACGACAGCAGCAGGAGCAAATGGCTCAGTGTTGCTGAATGGGCGATTGGGTGGGGAGAGGACTCAGCAGACGGGTCGCTTCTCCGTTCCTACGGAGTGAACACACCCGGTGCCGGTACCGGGATAAAGATTCCGAAGAATGCAACTATCGTGGGTGTTTCGGCCAGGTCGAGGGCGGGTAATGCCAGCAAGGGTTTCACGCTCAAGAAGAACAACGCTACGTCGATACATACGTTCTCCTTGTCCAGCAACGAGTACAAGGACATGACGCTGAACGTAGACATCGCGGATACAGACTACATTTGGCTTGAGGCAGATTCCGCAGGCGCAAGCACGCAGGATATTGTGGTGGTTTACTGGGTACGCTGGAGGGTGACGCCATGAGTGGATTTTGGGTGAGGCGAGTCCAGTCCACTGATTTCCGGATTGGCGATCTGAAGAATACTCTTGTTGAAGGTAGCAACGGCGAGAGGGACTTGCACGACGGTAACTCGTGGGAGGAGATCGCGGCAAGTTCTGATCTTTCGGATGCGTTCACCAACGACGATCTCGTCAAGCTTGACGGTCCGGGCGGGAATCCTGTCGCGGAAGGTGACGAGTATCAGGATATGGCCGAGGCGCACGGAGAGGCTCATGGACCGACCGGTCCAGACCCTGTGCCGCTTGCGACCGGCCCAACAGGCCCTTCAGGTCCGACTGGGGTGACGGGAAGCTCAGGTGCGACAGGTGTAACTGGCCCGACGGGTGCAACAGGCAGCGACGGTGCAGCGGGTGCTACGGGGGCAGTCGGCCCGACGGGGTCCGCAGGGGCAACCGGTGTTACAGGGGCCACAGGTCCTTCCGGATCAGACGGTTCTACGGGGGCTACTGGGCCGACAGGTGCGACTGCCCCAACGGTTGACCTTGCTGTTGTACAGGCTCGACGTACGACCTCATTCACCATCACCACGAGTTGGCAAGACGTGCCGCTGGATGTGACGGACGTAGAGTCTGACGACTCTGTGATTGAGCACGACGACACGAACACTGACCGCATCCAGATCAAAGAGGACGGGATCTACGAGGTCTCCTTCAAGGTAGTTCCGGACCTCGCCTCTGCGACATACGTGACTGTGACGGTTGAAGGGCGCATACGGCTGAATGACACGTCCGTGGTTCCCGGTTCTCAGGTGCTTGAGGGGAGCTGGGCCAACGGGGACGACATCATGGACGAGGGTCTTGATGTCTGCGTGATCGATGAGTTCAGCGCAGGAGATTACCTGACCCTTCAGCTCATGTATTCCCAGGATACTCCTGACTCGATTGGCACACAGAGCGGACTTATCGTTGTGGTTCGTAAGCTCGACGGAGTGACTGGCGCCACGGGTCCGACCGGGGCCGCTGGCGGTGGTCTGTCGAAGTTGTTTCAAGGTGTCGACACTCAAGGTGGCTTGACGATTACAAACGTCTCGCAGGTCATTGAGTTGGATTACGAGTCAATCAAGGACGACCACTACGCGCACAGCACGACGGTGAACCCCGGCGAGGTGACTATCCTCGAAGAGGGTTGGTATAAGATCTCCGCCATGATGACTGTCGCCAGCCAGAGCGACACGGGTGGGATTCGTGGTAACCCAGAGCTGCATATCGAGATCGATTCCGGAAGTGGTTGGGTGGAGCAGCCAGATCAAATGGGCGGTTACGTTAGAGAGAACTCGACAGAGGCACTCTCTACGTCGATCACGGGTGTCGGACTGTTCTACTTCAACGAGAACGACAAACTTAGGCTGACTGTATACGACACGGTGACTGACGAACCTGATGAGGCCACGCTGGCGTATTCGCAACGTCTTGTCATCGAGTATATCGACCGAACAGGATCTGCATCTGGAGTCGTGTCGAATCTCAAGGACATCGGGGACGTCAGTGCTAACGCACCGACCCTCGGCAGCAAGCTTTACTTCGACACAACAGATAGCACGTGGAAGGTGTCGAATCTGCCGGTTAAGGCATACACGAGGACCTATGGCACTGACTGGGCACCGACTATGACCCAGTTAGAGGCGCACGGGCCTGCCGCGTACTTCAACACAGGCATCGCAGCTACGAGTCATGTCGGTAATGGCACCGTTGCGTATCTGAACGGAATAAGTGCGACCGCTGGCGACTCGTATACAGCGACGGACAGCGGCACACTGACGGCGGGTTCTCTGCCAGTTACTCCTGGTACGGTTGTGGCGTGGAATGGAAGTGCGTGGATCTACGTTGCGCCGGGTAGTTCGTCTGGTTACGTGCGCGCGGGCATTCGTCTTCAGTTGTCAACAACCACGGCACTCATCAGTCCCTACACCGACGGTGTCGATGACGGCAAGATCTTCGCTTTTGATGATACCGACTTGACGGGCGTCGAGACGACGGCTGACTTGACCTTCACGCTGCCAGATCCCACTGATTGGCCGAACGATAAGATGTTCCGAGGGCCACTCTACGTGGGTAACTTCACGGGCGAGAATGCCCTGACCATCGACATCGAGGATAGCGGGTCGTGGAGCGACGGCCTGGAAAAAGTCGTCCTCACGGAGTCCTCTGAGTCGGTGATGCTGGGCGTTGTGAACGGAGATCTGGCCCAGAAGTGGCTGAGAATCTCCTCCGTGCAGCACTATGAGCAACTGCGCAGAGCGGCTACTTGGGCTGCTGCCAACTTCTCTTCAGCGGCTGGTCTTCCGTTCGATACCCAGGATCGAGCGGGCAATGACGCGCTCAGTGAGTGGGCGGTAACGCCGAATCCGTCGAGGGTGACGTTCAACTTCACAGGATTCTTTCTGATTGGCGGCTTCGCCAATATCGACAGTACGGGTGGCTCGACGTGGAATGTCGAATGCTGGCTTCGCAAGAACGGGACGACCGAGGTTGCTGGAAGTCGGATTCGCACAGGAAACTACGGTGGAGAGGATCAGGCGTTGACGCTGACTCCTATCCTGGTCGAGGTAGAGGATGGTGACTACATCGAGTGGGTGTTTGATCATACGTCGTTGACGGGTAGCCTGTACTCGGCAACCTTCATGGTGAGCAAGGTGTACTGAGATGTCAGAACTCTACCATTACGACAACTGTACGCAGGCCCCTTCTTTGGGGGAACTCGAAGTAGAAGTCGAGGCGCAGATCTCAGTACAGCTGGCCGCTCCTTACTTCAGCTACAACCCCGATGAAGATTGGTTGAAGATTTGGTTCGAGGAAGCCTTGTCTGCGGAGCAGGAGGACGTTCTCGACGCTATTGTCCAGGATGCTATCGATCACAACGGAAGCTGGCACAGAGAAACTGGTTGTGTGTACCTCGACATCCTTTTCAACGGTTCCGCGAGTCAGAAGTGGATCACGAAAAGGGAGCGCATACACTTCAAGTCTGAGTTTGTGAACGTTCCTGCTGTGGTCCTCTCGAATCGCAGCCAGACCGTTGAGGTTGCTCAGAGGGATACGGCGTTCTTTGATTATGAGGTGCGTGTGCGCAACACGAAGAATGTATCCCGCACGCCGGTTACGTTCGACTGGGAGGCAAAAGGATGACGTTGCTGGGAGATAAGCTGTACACTGATTCTCTGCCGATGCACGATTGGCGTCACCCTGAGAAGTGGCAGAAGAAGCCAGAGGGTGGATGGACTGAGAGCCAGGGTCTGGTTTCTGGTGTTACGCGCACCTCTGGTCAGCCTCTTCGTATCACTGTGACCGCTCATGGAGTGTCGACGGGTACGAATGCCCGTTTCTCTGGCGTCGATGGTGATCTTGGTGAAGAGCTGAACGGCAGGACGTTCATCGTGACCGTCGTGGACGCTGACACCATCGATCTTTCGTATTGGAAGATCAACGCTGACAAGTCGATCACGGAAGTAGACACTGACGGTGACGATTTCTCGGCCTGGACTAGCGGCGGAACGATTGACTTCAACGACTATGACAGCGAGTGGGACTTGATCCCTATAGAGATGCTGACGCTTCAGGGGGTGGTAGGGCAGCTGATCAAACTCGAAACCATCGAGCTGATGATCTCCAACAACGCCGATCTCCACAGCCCGCTGGTTGTTTCGTACTACAAGAAAGACGGGTCGCTCATTCGGCGCACCATCTACTACAGCCTGGACGACTTCCTCGCCAAGTTCACCGAGTTCAAGGAGATCTCTCCCGCTCGTTACAACAACCCCATCGAGGTCCATACCTACGAGTTCGGTGAGATCATCTACCTCCACCTCGCGGACACGCCCGCCTCCGAGTATTTGCCTTACATGAACAAGTTGACGCTGAGAATCCTGGATCACCAGCCGTACGACGCGAAAAACAAAGACACGGGTCAAGAAGAAGACCTGGAGTACTGCGAATCGCGCTTCCCCGACGCAACGTACTACGTCGATCCTGAGTACCAGGGGTAAGGGGTGCTCTCACTGGCGATGATCGTGAAGAACGAGGTGCGCACCCTGGAGCGCACCATTCAGGCGGTTCGCGAGCACGTAGACGAAATCGTTATCGGGCTCGATGTAGCATCCTCAGACGGAACGAGAGAAATCGCGGAGAAGTGGGCGGATACGCTCGTCGACATTCACCTCACCGAAGAGCTAGAACTCTGCGGACCCCTCAACGGTGAGGGAGACTGGGGTTTCTCGAATGCCCGGAACAAGGTTTTCCGTGAGTGCCATCCAGACTCCTGGCGTTTGGTCCTGGATGGCCACGAGACAGTTCTCAACGCATCTGGGCTGACAGATGCCATCACAGAAGCAGAGCGCGCAGGGTGTGACTCTGTGGAGGTGCTTGTGCTCTTCGAGCCAGACGAAGAAGGGGTACCCCAGACGCGTTTCGGTTCTGTGAGGTTGATGCGTTCAGATGTTCTGTACAAGAACCCTATCCACAATCTTCCGGTGACGAAGTCGACGTACAAAGAAAAATTCGTCAGGGTAGAGCACCGGAAGTGCGACCAAGACCCTGAGTCGAAAGCGGAGCGTGACCGACAGCGCTCAAAGGCCAACATCGAAGCGTTCCGTAAGAAACTTCGTATCGACGGAGACGACGCTCGGAGCTGGTTCTACCTGGCGACGGCCTACAAAGAGAACGGTCGGTGGGACGAGGGGCATCGGGCCTTCATAGAGTGCTTGAAGTTCAGCGTATGGAATGAAGAGCGCTGGCACTCCAGGGTGGGTGCGGCAACGTGTCACAGTAACCTGGGGGATATCGACGCTGCCCGGAACCAGTATGTTTTGGCCATCGAGGAGTATCCGGAGATGGCGGAAGCGTACTACTATCTCGGAAATCTAGCGTACAAGCAGCAAAGGTACCACGAGGCACGAGTCTGGTTAGAGAGGTGCGTCCAGATGGATCAGCCTCAGTGCAAGCTGTTCGTGAACCCCAAGATCTATCAGGTAGATCGTTACGACCTCCTGTCCATGACGTACAACCATTTGGGGATGTTCGGTGCTGCCGTCGAGCAGGCTGAAAAGGCCTTGAAGGTCGGTGCGAACCCTAGAATCCAGAAGAACGTTCAGATCTGGAAAGAGTGCCTGGAAGAGAGGTCCGTATGAGCGTCCAGTTGACGATCCAGAACTTGACCAAGAACGTACTCTCCATCGACGGAGAGTACGGTAAGCCCAGCGTATCCGTGGGGGCACTCCAGACAAAACCTGTGAACTTGGCTTCGCTCCAGTTCGACGACCTCTTTGTAGAGACGGTGGCGCAGTACACGGAGAGGTCTCGTTGTAGGGTTTTTCTGGGGTCTGTGGAGCTGACAGCGGCCAAGGTCAGGGACCTCAAGAACAGGGACATCACAGAACTGCTGGAGGGGACCGTGTACTCGTTGACCCCTTCTGGAGACGGGGACTTCGAGACTATCCAGGAAGCGGTTGACGCCATCACGGATGCCACCGACGACAACAGATACGTCATCGTCTTGGCCCCAGGGTTCTACGAGATAGAGTCGTTGGTCCTGAAGAGGTACGTGTATCTGTGCACAACGCTGAGCTTTGGTCTCAGCAAGTCGACTGTTCTGCACGCCACCTCAGGTCACACCGTAACGATGCCCATGCACGATTGTGGGATCGTAGGGATCACAATCGAGAACAGCTCTTTCAGCACTACTGATTCTCCGGTTCATGTCATCGATGACGGTCTCGGGGCGGGTGACGAGTCGTTCCTTTCGTACTGTTCGTGTACTGCGATGGGAGGAGGTCGCGGTATCTTTGTAGATACGCTGCCTCCGGATACGAACGTTCTTTGCGTCTTCTGCGGCGTGGACAACCCGTCCGGGGGAGATGGTTACTATCTCGACGGAGGGGGAGCGTTCGTCATCAGCGGAGGTACAGACGGGAACGCCGACACGGGTGCCAAGCTCCGTAACGGAGCTACGTTGATCGCGACAAGCGGTGCTGGCATCTCTGCCGACATCTCAAGCGGAACAGCAGTGGACGCTGATGCCAGTGTATTCGCTGCGGTGGACTGCCTCATTGATGGGCAGAACGGCGTCAAAGCCACTACGGGAACTGCGGTGTTTGCTGCCAGGATGATCAATCTCGGCGGCATCCCTGGGACACCGGTAGACATCGATGCGACCTCTTTCATGATAGAGGGAGACGTTGCGCTCAACGCCTTTGGAGGTCCCGGTTCGGCCCCTTACGAGAACTGGGTGGTCAACGGGACTCTAGTCAGGATGTGGACGGGCACGTGGGGATCTGGGACTGTGCAAGGCACCGATCAGCGGCCCCCTAAACCTCCACACGGGTATGAGTTCTTCGCCTACGATACTGCTCCCGGTGGCGGAGCTGGAAATGGCGTCACGCTCGTGTACAACGCCTTCTTGCCTGGCTGGGTAGACCCTGCGGGGACCGTCATTCCTTAGGAGGTACAGATGACTCCAAAGATCAAGAAGTCCGACGTGAAGAAGATGCTGCGGTCACTACTCCCTTCGAAGGACGTCGACGGGGTGTCCAACTACCCCTCTTCCCCTTCACCGAAGGAGGTCATCTTCGATACCCAGGCCGAGGCTCTGAAGGTCTGGGACGGCTCGTCCTGGGTTGAGGTCGCTCCGTGAGTTCTCGTATCCTGTTTTGCGTCACTGGGAGCAACGCCTGGTACGGGAAGCTTCTTCAGTGGGCGATGCGGACGAACGTCAACCACTCGTTCATCCTCTACGAGTCCAAGGAGTGGGGTGGCTGGTGGGCCGTTGAGATCAACGAGCATGGCGTCAGGAAGCTACCCGTGGAGAAGCTCGACCGGATCAACTACATCGAGTGCTACGAGTGCAAGAACGACCTCTGGCCGGCACTCAGGACGATCACGGACTTCGTCGGTGCCAAGTACGATTGGCGTGGGCTCCTCTGGGGGTTGTTCAAGTTGATCGTCTTCCGTCTGTTCGGTAAGACGATTCTCAAACCCGTTCACCGGCACCACAGACTGTTCTGTTCTGAAGGTGTTGGACGTGTCATGAAGGCTGGCAAGCTTCCCGGAGCGGGTGACGTAGAAGGGCTCGGTCCGATCCCGGATACAGAGAAGTGGAAGCCTCCGGAGGTCTCTCCTCTATACCTCCAGGTGTATTGGAAAGCCAGCGAGTACTTCTTCCGCACCGACACCCCTCCTGGCGTTCCTGTCGAGAAGTAGCCTTCCCCTCTGACTCTTTCTTGTATATTATGGGTGTGATCTGTCTACTATAGAGAGGTGCCCTTATGCCAGATTTCGAAGAGAAGGTGCTCGAACGTTCCGATCTGACAGCCCTCATCGAGACCTCGACAAAACCTGTTTTGGACCTTCTGGAGGCATCAGTGCTTCGTGCACTCGGGGTGGTCACGAAGACCATCGACGAGGGTCTGACGGAGGAAGAGGTACTCCACGCCGAGGCTTCCATCTACGAAGAGGTGATCCGGACCTGTCTTGCTCGCTCTATCCAAATCGCGGGTGAGCTGAAGGACAAGGGGGACGAGGCCCGTGGGGGTCTCCTCGCGTTGTCCTTGTGGGAGGTCGTGTGTGAGCTGGGTTTGCCAGGAGAGGTTGATGTCGCAGAGGAAGATAAAGAGAACCCCTCCGAAGGCTAAGCAGGTACGTCAGCAGGCCCAAGCCGCTCTGAACCAGCTCGGAGGGCTGCAAGACCTACCTGACCTCCTCCGACGGGCGCTGGAGACCAATCAGAAGCTCATGGAGCGTATCGCCCACCTCGAATCCATCAACAGTGCTCTCGTGCAGGAGAACGAACGCCTCAACACCGAGGTCAGCGCGATTCTTGAAGAGCACGAAACCAAGATCGCTGCACTCGAAGGGAGACTGGAGCCTCTAGAGCTACGGTCGTTGCCCTATGGGTCGCAAGCAACAGGAGCAGTCGATGCGAGCGACTAACCCCTATGTCCACGTTCTCGCTGATCCGGAACCCATGGGTGACCGAGGTCAGCTCATCTGTGAGAAGTGCCTCCTCGAAGGGCGAGAAGAGCTAGAGGTGTGGGAGAACTTTCTGAATGGGTTCATGACCACCGATGCACCGTCCATCCCAGGGTTCTACCCGACGGTGGTCCGTGTGAGGGACAAGGAAGAGGAGCGTATCCTGGAGGCCAGGGAGGCCAAGAACAAGAAGGGTGCCTGCGTGTGGGTGGACCAAAAAGTACGAGGTCGCGTCATCCGCAGGTGGCACCTTCCGTACCCCAGGCCCTCAATGCACATCCAACTGTACCTAGATTCGGAGGCAGGAGAATGATCCAAGAGACGACTTTCCAGGTCAAGACCAGCGACAAGTTCGGTCCCAACTTCTGTGCCGATGACTGCGAGCACCTCGTGCAGTACACGAAGTTCCCCGAACAGAACATCTGCAAGCCCACGGGGGCGATCATCGAGCCTGACCATCACGGCAGACTTCACCGTTGCGACCAGTGTCGCTACATCTTCGACCCCGAGGAAGTCCCTGAGCGCTTCTGGAGTCCTATGAAGGGGGCGGTGGGTTGAACCGACTGCAAGCACTGTTCGAGCGCCTACAGTCCACCTACCTCGACGAGCACGGCAACCCACGAGAACTCCTGTACTCGGAGATCAACGAAGCACTGGAGGGGGCCAAGGTCACCGAGGGGGAGATACTCCAGGGTCTGCGTCGGGTCGTGATCGCTCACATCGCCGCAGGTACCGTGGTCTACGCGGAACAGGGCGGTCCGGAGATCGTGGAGACTTCGCTCCAGCTCCAACCGGGACGCGAGCTGCTGGGGTTGTACAACGCCATCCTGGAGGCCCAGGGGAGGCTTCAGGCAGAGGAAGAGAGGCGAGAATGGCTGGAAGCTCACGAGAAGATGATCTCCGAGATGTTAGAGCGTGGTTGTCTTTCCCAGGAGCAGGCAAGTTCACAGACGTCATCAGAGTCCCCGAGCACTGTTTCGACGAAGACGGAGGACTCCTAGAGAGTGATGTAGTGGAGTACGTAGAGGAGTGGTTCCTGGAGGACCTGGGGATGTCCTACGGGGCCGTTCTGAAAGATGAGGAGCCACCGAACGAGCCGAACATCTTCGACATGACCCCACAGTCCTGGGTGGACTACCTGAACCGCCTGGTCGAGCTGGACGTGTCTGCGGTGGATGACCTCATCGGTAGTAGAGTTCCCTGTAACGAAGTCCTGGCCCGTGATCCCTACGTACAGGTTGTTCAGACCGAAGGTAGCCCCCACACGTTGATCGGGTTCCTGGGGGTACTCAACGGCTTCCTAGCCCCACAAGGGTACCAGGTGCTGGCGGTGTTCCGGGACTCCGACGATACCCTCCAGTGCTTCACCCTCCGTAAGCTCTAGATCGTTTTCTGAAAAAATTTTAACTCTGCGGGACTCTTAGAGTTTCTGGGTACACGCTTACCCTGGGGTGCACGAAAGGGTCAACCTTACAGAACCCTTTCTTGTATGTTAAGGTAAAAAGGTACATTATTCGGTATACGATGCAACGTGTTTTCCGATCCTTTCAGAGAATTACAACTGAGTACATAAAATCCAGCTATCTTGAAATTCTGTGCTCTTTGCGCTGTTTTCGGGTCCCCGCCAGGCTTTCGGAAGATCCCTTGCTTCGCAAGGAATCTTCCTCCAGCAATATACAGATCTGCTAGTATTTCTTAGACTTTATGATCATAGGATCTTATTGATCACGGAAGCTATGGATCAAACGTTTGTAGAAACTTGCCATATCTATCACTTTTTCGTCTTTCGATCTTCATTTTCGAACTTTAAAAGACCAACTCGTACTGGGGTAGAATGGTCCGCGAAAAGTTCCGGCGCGTGTTTGTTCTTCCGGAGGTTGCGGGTAATGGCGAATGGCGTAGATAAGTCCGGGGACTGGAAGCGTTGGATGGAGCGCGAGGTAGGCGAGAAGTCTGACAAAGCCGTTGTGAAGTCTGAGGTGAAGCGCTTGGACGAGAAGATTGACGAGTTGACCGGTAAGGTGGGCACAAAGCATCCATGCGAACAGGAAGCGAGGATCGCTGGTGTGGAACAGTTGAGTGTGCGAAACCAGGAAGCCGTGCAGAGTATGTACAAGTGGTACGCGAGGGGGTTCGCGGCAGTCATTCTCGTGCTGCTGACGTCTGGGGCTATGTTCGTGTGGTACCTGGCCGGGCTATCTTACAACCTGGAGGCGAACAACAAGGTTCTTGAGCAGGTCGAGGATCGTCATCGGCAGGAGGACTCCGCGAGCAGGATCACTGTGACGGCCATCGAAGACGCTGTACGAAGGGCTGTCGAAGACCGCTAGAGCTAGATCCTCCATGCCTGACGTTGTATATTAGGGGTATGGAGAAGCTCAAACTCTCCCCGCGCTGCAAGCTCTGCGCTCTCTTCGACAAGGACGTTGCCTTGTGGGAGGAGGCCCATCGTCGTGTCCTCATCCTGGGGGAGAGCCGTACGCAGGTAGCCGAGTGGCTGAACACGAGGCTCGACGTCCTGAACGCCGGTCACGACCCCGCTGACATCGAGAACTACATCACGCCGTTCCACCAGACCACGGTGTACAACCATTTCCGCAGCCACGTCATCTCGGTCGAGGAGATGGAGCAGGCGCTGACCGCAGGCGTCCATTACACGCAGAAGGACTTGCGTCGAAACGATCCGAAGGCCGCTAGCGCTCAGGCGGCGAAGGCTCCTTTCTTGACGCTGTCCTCTCCTGCGGAGACGTCGGAGGAGGTTGAGGACTACTGCCGCATGCAGCGCTTGGTGTCGGCGGCTGAGGATCGGCTGACCATGTACAACGGCAAGCTGCTCGCCAAGGATCGTGCGGAGCAGGACCGGCCGGTCGACCTGTCAGAGATTCAGCTCTTCCAGAAGCTCATCAAGGAGCTGATGGGGATGAAGAAGGAGCTGGCGGTCCTTCAGTCCTCGGAGGCCATCGCGGGTGCCGCCCTTCAGGAGGCCATCGAGCAGATTGTCAATCTCACCGTGGGGTCGCTCAAGGACGTCCTGATAGAGATGCGGTCCAACATCGCCAGGGAGTTACCAGGTTCGTCTCTACCTCAGCAGATGGAGGGCCTGGTCTTGAACACCGTGGGTTCTGCGCTCAAGGACGCCATCCCTGTCGTCTTGAAAAACATTTCTAAAAAGTACAAGATAAAATGACTATCGTGAAGAGCTTCAAGAGAGACCACGCGGTTCGTGATAGAATGGGGAGACCCATTGGCAGGATCGTCCTCCGGGACGACTCGGCCTACGAGGAAGGGGAGCCCGTGGACGTGGCGTTGCTGACGGTGCCGGTTACGGAGATCGCCAAGATCAAGGCGCTCGTGCTCTACCTGGACGGCCACCCCTACAGGGTCCCGGAGGATGTACCCGACGCCCGAATCATCATTTCCATGGGCAGGCATCGCGTCAACAGCTTCATGCTGGAGCCGGTCAACTTATGAACGACCCCAAGAACCTCGATTTCCTGGACCGTATCACCAACAACATCGATACGTCGTTGATGTCGAGGACCGCTGGCGGACTCTCTGGTCCGGAGGTCGACTACTTGAGGACCCCGGCACCGAACATCGTCGAGTGGGTGACGGGGGTCGATTTCTGGAACATGCCGTCAACGTTTGATCACTCGCGGCAGTACCAGATCATGCGCGACGTTTTCTGCACGCGTTGTCCGATCTGCAACTCGATGAAGCCCGAGGACATCGACTGCTGGGGGAAGTCTCGCATCTACCTGGAGTCCGAGACTCTGCTCGTGTGGAACGAGCGCGCCCAGGACTTCGTCTGTCCAAGATGCACCCATACCCAGCGGGAGTTGATCCGGGACCGGATGTTCATCCCGTACAACGAGATGATCGTCCTGGCCGGTATGCGTAGCGGCAAGTCCTACCTGGGTGCGCACATCGGAGGCTACTACGAGCACTTCCTGTCCACGCGAGCCATGTTCGGTCATGGCTACCTCCAGCGGATGCTCAAGCAGGCTGCTGCGGAGTGGTTCGAGGTCACCTTTGCGGCCAGTACAGCCACGCAGGCTGCGCAGACCATCTACGCCAAGTACCGGGAGATGCGGAAGGGCTCTCCGTGGGTTCAGCGGTACGTGTCCTGGGTTCGGGGGTTCGAGGAGCGACAACCGGCCGGTTCAGACATGTGGACCTACCGGACCAACGACGACGCGGTCCTCGACGGGTGGGCCAAGGTTCGTTACAACCGCATCGCGTCGGATTCTAGAGGTGTCGCCGGCAGGACCCGTATCGCGGCATCCATTGACGAGTGGGCGCGTCTCTCTGATACGGAGGGTACCCGTTCGGCCACGGAGCTGTACCGTGTGCTCAACCAGTCGTTGAAGACGATCCGTGCCGCCGTGGACCTCAACGATCTTCCGGCTTTCATGGGTCTGATGATCAACGTCACCAGCCCGATTTCCCAGGATGACCCCGCTATGGAGACCTACAACAAGGCCTCTGATGGGTCCCTGAAGCGCACCTATGCCTGGAAGGGTCCGACCTGGGAGTTCAACCCGCAGATGCCTCGGGAGGTCTTCGACGAGGAGTACGTCAAAGACCCTGTGGCGGCCGAGCGTGACTTCGGCGCCAATCCCCCCAACGCCGAGTCTCCTTTTGTCGACGACCCCAAGAGGTTCTGGAAGAGCGTCGACTTCGAGCGCAAACCCATCGCGACCTTCCAGTCGACCTACCTCACGGACCCCACGGGCAAGGATTACGTGGGATCGGAGCTGGCGCACTGTGCGCTCGACCACACCAACACCTACTACATATTCGGTGATGCTGGGTTGACCTGGGACTCTTTCGCTCTCGTTTGTGCCCACCCGGAATGGATCGATGCCAGCGAGTTCTCGAACGCAGAGGTGCTCGACGAAAACGGAGTGCCTGTCAAGAAGCCCCAACAGTCGCCTCCAGGGGCGGGGCGGGTAGAACCCTCCACGGGTTGGGACGTGGTGTTCGCGGAGCAGATGGGGAGTTTCATGGGGGCCAACATCCCCGTGGGTGCCGACGGGGCGATGATCAAGGAGTCCCAGGCCAATCGTCGTCGAGCCATGACCGCCATGGATGTTCAGAACACCGGGCGTATCCCGTACGATCACATGGGGGAGATGCTGTGTACGGTGGTTGATTTCGCGCTCCGCATCGTCCCCACCGTGGACCGTGACATCTGGTTCAACTCCGTGGTTGATGTCGTGGAGAGCTTGCAGAAGAAGATTCGGATCGGCGGAGTGGCGTTCGACCACTGGAACTCTGAGTCCACGATACAGCAGCTACGCACCATGGGTATCCTGGCGCGCAAGGTGACCTTGAAGACCGAACACTTCATGGGGTTCCTCCGGATGTCCTACAACGGCCGTGTCAAGCTGCTGCCTCCCGATCAGAGGGACACGGTGGGTCTCACCGACACGGGTGCGCTCGTCATCGGCACCCCTCAGGAGGAGATGCAGCCTTCGTCGGTAGCGCTGGTTGAGCTGCTCAAACTGACACGGTCTCCCGATCTGCGAAAGTTCTACAACCCCAAGAAGGGGCAGATCAGAGGCAAGGACTCTGATGATCTCGCGCGTTGCTACGTCGGCGCGCACCACCTGGTGCAGGATTCCATCGTGGACGAGATGGCGAACCAGAAGCGACGTATGTCGATCCGTAAGCGCCAGATCGCTACAGATTCCGGCTCGGTTGGCCAGGTCTACCAGGGACGCGGTCAGTGGTAGGTCTTTAAGAATCCCAAATCGAGCGTGCTATACTGCCCTTGTGTTTCAGGGAGTCTTCTCCCTATGACAGGATTGAAAGGGGACGAAAATGGATCTCTACATCAAGGGTCTGGCTGCGAATGTTAGCCTCTCCGGGGATGGCGGCGTCCCCAGCATCAGCGTGTCGAGCAACGAGACTGATCAGGTCGCGGTTCGCGAGGTGATCGGCAATCAGCGTTTCTGCGAGGACGCGGCGACCTTCATCACGGGCGGAAAGATCGAAGTGCGCGTGGGGAGCGCCACGGGCCGCATCCTCGCAGCTAGCGAGATGTCGGCGGTCCAGGATGGCTCGCTGTACGATCTCGATCAGGACGGCGTGGTCGACCAGTCCGAGAAGGGTGCCGGCGCGGTGCAGGTCGACATCGATCTCAAGGACACCACGACCGAGTACGAGATCCAGCTGCGCGGGACGGGCTCCGGGTACTTCCTTCCGACCCGGTACGTCTACGTGTGCACCGAGGACGACTCGCTGGTCGGGGACGCGACTCTGAACCTGGCTACCACGAGTGGCGGTACCGATCTGCTGAACGCCCAGGGTGTCCTGGTGGACGCGGCCGGCGAGGGCTTCTACACCAACGTGACTCCTCCGGTGGCGGCTGCGGCGATGCTGGCCGACAACGCGACTCTGTACGCCAAGGTCGCTGGTGCCGACAGCGGCACTTCCGGCAAGATGAAGCTCGTCATCGAAGGCATCTTCGTCTAGAAGCTGCCCCGTCTGGCTACTTCCTGTATATTACGTGTAGGCCCTCTTGTGCGCCGAGGAGGTGTAGGTGGCCAAGCGTAAACCGGTGGAAGTGATCAAGGTCGACGGAAAGTCTCGTCAAGTTAAGATCGAGCAACCTCCTCCGTGCTATAACCGCAAGGAACCCTACTGCCGACCCGACCTGTGCGGGGAGTGGTTCGGCACTTGTCAGACGGAGGAGCATGATGATCACTCTGGATGAAGCCATAGAATCTGCCAAGATCTCAGCGGGCAAGGACCGTATCCTGCGTCAGCAGCACTATGAGGATCTGCTTCAACAGCTCTCCGAGGAGGAGCGCTACCCGTTCACGATGGCTCTCGCGGAACTCAACATCGGTCCGCGTACCGGGCACAGGGAGGCCTCGGAGGCTGTCCGGGATTTTTTGTCTTCGAACCCCGTTTGTAGAACTCTTGTAGGGGCTACGGGTCTCACTGAGGGTGACGTGGAGGGGAGGCTTGTCTACGCCGCCATGCACAAGGACGCTCAGTGGTGGCAGAACGTCAAGGACAAGGTCAAGGACTGGTGGGGTACCGGTGCTCCTGAGGGGTACAAGGACTATGCGGGTGAGGTTTTTCCCTACAAGGAGCCGGGTACGGAGGAGATGTACTCGACGGAGCCTGAGGAGTTCGTTGGCGGTGGCGTGCCGCCGATGCCAGCACCGGAACTTCCGGTACCCGTACAGGAGGAGCCTGTGAAGGAACCACGTGTCCCGGTCGGTGAGCCAGAGCCTGAGGTGGTGCCGCCGTTCGAGGAGGAGGCTCCTCCGGCGGCGTTTGGCGACGTCAGGGAGATCCCCGAGATGATCCCCATCGAGTCTTCGAACTTGGAGCAGGTGGGGTACGACCCTGAGGAGAACCTCCTATACATCATCTTCAAAGCCAAGCGCAACACGCCACGGACCATGTATCGGTATACCGGTGTTAGCGCTGACGAGTTTGAGAGCTTCTTCACTGAGGACTCGGCGGGCAAGTACTTCCACCGGGCCATCCGGGGTACGAAGCCCTACACGGGTCCCATCGATCCTGCCACGTACGGTCTCTAAAGGGACGTACTCCAACTTTAAGAATCCCAACGGATCGTAGGGTATACTTGCTCCTGCCGTGAGGAGTGAGGTATAGCTATGGCGTTTTGGCCCTACCCTGCGGGGTATCCGACGGTTCTCGACAATTTCTCGGTCGCCCAGATCGACAACGTCGACATCGTGTGGGCTAACCACCCTAATTCGTTAGCTTCTGCTGTCATGGCCCTCCAGGCCAAGCTCAACGTCGACAACTCGCTTGTTGTCGGTACCGGAGGGCTGGAGTTCGATCCTCTCGGGAACCCCTCGAATCCGGGGACTCCTGGATCTCCTTCTCTCTGGGTGGACAACTCCAGTGGTCCCGGTTTCCCCATCATCTACACTGATGATCTCGGGAATAGCTACGATCTCCGGACGGCGTCCTCGGCGGGATTCCTCGGTTTTGGGTTCACGTGTCCTCCAGGGATGGTCGTGGGGGAGTTGGCCCACATCAACGGTGCAGATACGGTGACGTGGGCGGACGCCACGGCGGGTCTGCGCGCTGACGGCATGGTCATCAATGTGTACGGGGGTGGCACGACCTGCGACATCGCTTATCGAGCGGAGGTTGCGGGGTTGTCCGGCCTCACTGCGGGGTCTGAGTACTATCTGGGGGACGCGGGGGCTGCTGTCCTGGAGATTGCGATCCCCGGTACGGCCACGGTGAAGCAGCTCGTTGGGGTGGCACGTTCGACTACGACTTTGGTGGTGAACCCCACCTTGGCAACGACGGTGTAGGGAGGCGCGAATGACGGTCAAGAAATTCAGGGTCAGCTTCGACGGGTTGCCGGATATGTTGTTGCATGACGACAACGGTACTCCGATGCTACGTCTCAAGGTGTTCACCCGTTCCGGTTATCGGAACCTCGACATCCACGCCGGGGAGATCGTCCGTACGGAGGACGACCTGGTGAAGGCTCAGCTGGAGCAGTATGCCCCTCCACGGGTTCCGAAGCTGATGGTTCGGGCGCAAGGTGAGCCCGAAGCGTCCAACCAGTTCTACGAGCATGCAGATCACGCAGATCTTCGGCCTTTCGAGGTCGTGGCGAACAATCTGACCCATCACATCGAGCTGTAGTGGGCCGGAGAAGAATTCCAGGAGAGGAGTAGCAAATGGTTCTACCGCTGGTAAGGCCCTCAGGGCAAGTAAGGAATTTCATCGAGGCCACTGACGTCCTCAACGCGCGTAGTCTGGATGCTTCGTCTGCTGCGGCGTTGAACATCGGTACCACCAACGCCACCACGATCACCATCGGTCGTACCGGTCAGGAGGTTCAGTTTCCTGGTACGGTGACTCTGCTCGATAGCAGTACTCTGACCGTGAACAGCGGTACCGTCCAGTTCGGTGACGGAGACGGCGATACCATCACCCTCGGCGGTGCGTACGATACGGCTGTTGACGTCGTCAACATCGGTACTGCCGATGCGAGTGGTGACACTGATGTCAATCTCCGTGTCGACATGGATGTCGCACAGGACAAGAGTGTCTTGTTCGACCGTACTGCCGATTCGGAGTCTGTTCTGATCCTTCCCGACTCTGACGATGCTCCTGCCAATTTGGCAACGGGCGCTGTCCGAGTTAACGGAGCGGGCGCTTTCCAGTGGTACAACGGTGCCACGTGGCAGACTGCTGGAACATCTGCGGGTAACAGTCTCCAGCAGGCGTATACCCAAGGGCAGGACATCCTTGTCGCGGCTGGGACGGGCGACCTTCAGTTCGAGCTGACTGAGAATACAGCGGCGAAGCATCGTATTACCACGAACAACGCTCTCGAAAGTGACTATTGGGATTACGAGACGCCGGCAGCCGATCAGTTGAGCGTGAATGCGGTGCTGGAGGACATGACGGTCACGGCGGCAGGGACCATCACCATGACGGCCCCGACCGTCGACATCGAGTCGACCGCTTCGACTATCAACATTGGAGCTAATGCCGTCGCGCAGACGATCAACATCGGTACTGGCGCAGTGGCGAACACTCTGACCATCGGCTCGACCAACACGACGACGACGACGACGATTCAGTCTGGTTCTGGAGGCATCGCGCTCAACGCAAGCGGCGGTTCCTTCGACTTCGATTGCGATGATGCAGCTATGAACATGACGGCTGGTCCGTTCACGATCACGCAGGATGGCGGGACCAATCATGCGGTGCTGATCGACAACAGCGCATCGCAGGCTACATCGCTCGCGCTGACTCTCGAAGGGTCGAATCGTCGTATCGGAACGATTGCCGACGCTAGCAACAGCGAACTGGTCGTTGGGTCGTTTGCTGCTTCCGGTACACAGGGCGCAGACAACAAGATCACGGCGCGCGTTCTCGGTAGTGCAACCTCTGGTGCTGCTCTGATGGAGGTGGAGTCGAAGAACGACAACTCTGGAGAGACCGCCACCACAAAAGTATTCGCGGATGCCTCTGCTGCCGCCTACGCTGCGGTCGAGATCCAGAAGGACAATGACGGTACCGTTCGCATCGGTGACAATAGTGGGACCAAGCAGTTCTCCATTCAGGGTGCTGCTGCCAACAGCGGGATCTCGGTCACTGGTGGAGACTTGAGTGTCGGTACGGTTACAAGTGGCGATCTGCGCTTGTCCGCTGGTGGTGACATTTACCTCGCGGACACTTCGACGGCGCAGGACATTCAGATCGGCTTCCGCGACAGCGGTACGCACACAGGCGCTGATGATGCGTCCGTGCTGACCGACAGTGCACAGGATTGGGACACTAACGAACTTGTTGGGCTGAGGGTGTACAATACTACGGATGGCTCCAGCGGATTGGTCACGGCGAACACTTCCACTACGGTTACGGCTACCCTCTCTGGAGGTGCGCAGAACGATTGGGATACTGGAGATGCGTACTACCTCACGTTTGTTGCCGGTTCAGGCTCTACACTCACGGCGTATCTGGATGAGGGCACAATCACGCTGAAGAACAGCGCACTCAAGATCAACGGACCCGCCACGAGTAATGATGGCGCGGCCTTGATCGTCGACTGTAGTGACAACGCGGGTATCGCCATCGGCCTCACGGGCACACAGCGTACAATCGGGACGGTAGCTGATGCCGAAGACGATGTGATGATCGTCGCCACCTACGGCACCACCACAGTGGCTCCTCGGTTGAATCTGCTCAGTCGTGTTCTCACGGGTTCTGCTAACGATGCGACCATCAATATCGGTGCGGATTCCCAGGCATCTTCTGATGCGGCAGCGGACGCACAGGTCAACATCTACGCCCAGGTGGACGGTACTGGTGATGCAGAGGTCAATATCCAGGCTACCGACGCCGGTATCATCAATATCGGTAACGCCTCGAACGCCAACGTCGAGTTCAATATCGTCGGTAACGGAACAGCTTCCAACATCTCAGTGACTGGCGGTACGCTTGGGCTGTCCACGGCTACCAGCGGCGACATTACTGTTGGCGCTGCTGGCGAGATCACGCTGGATGACGGAAATCGAAGCGGCAGCACCTACAGCACCGCAATGAAGTTCACCGACACGAGCGGTGAGTGGGACACCTTCGAGACGAACTTCGGTGAGGTCAGCCTCATCAATGCGGTCAACCAGGCATACGCAAGTGCGGGGGCTGTCGGTCTTCAGGACGCCTACGAGGACGACAACACCATCGCGGCGACTTCGGCCAATGGAGCGATTGCGTTCTCTGTGGCGGATACACAGAATGTGGACGTCCTCACCCTGACCCAGAACGATGATACCAACGATAAGCATGGGTTGGTTGTAGACAACAACACGAACAACGGTGCCTCGGTCTACCTGTCTGGTACGTCTCGCCGGGTTTCTTCGGTTGCGGACGCTGATGCCACAGATTTCATCGTCGCGAACTACGGAACGGATAGCAGCTACGTGCCGAACATGCAGGTCGGTGCGGTTACTGTTGGTACTACAAGTATCACTCCTCGTTTGACGCTGGTTTCCAACGGTAGCAACGGAACGAACAACAATGCCGAGATCCTGATGTACGCCCATAGCGGCGGTACAGGTGACGCACAGGTGCGAATCCAGGACGTGCAGGACGGTGAGGTTAAGATTGGCGATGCCGCGCATTCAGTGACTCTCGATGTGAATGTTGACAGCGCCACAATGGACCTATCGAGCGGGGCTTTCACAGTTACAGGGCCGACTTCTGGGGGTAGCGGTTCTCTGAAGGTCATCTGTGGCGACATTAGCGGTGACGCGATTCGGCTGGGGGGAACCTACTCCAACATTCGCCTTGTTGCCAGTGCCACAGATGGTCCGATCATGACGATTGCCTCAAGCAACGATGCGACCTACTCGCCGCAGTTGGACCTGATCGCGCATAACCGGGCAGGTGCTACTGCGGGGAACGCTTCGGTCAATCTCATTGCCGATGCTAGCGTTGTCTCAACAAGAAATGCCACGGTAAACATTGCCGCGCGCCCAGGATCTACCGGATCGGGTGCGCTCAACATCCAGCCGTCTGGTTACGACGCTGCGGTTAGCATCGGCCACGCTGGCAGCGGCACAAGCGTAGCCATCGCAGGTGGTTCGGCTTCTTCCTTCCAGACGACGTCGGCCAACCTCACGCTGGGTACGCTGACTAGCGGGACGCTGCTGTTGGCTTCTGCGGGAGAACTCACTCTCAACGATCAGCACCTCTCTGCTGCCATCCCGATTTCTGAGTCGGGAACGACCGGGCTGGATGCTGCCTTTACTGCGACCTCTATCGTTGGCGCTCTCAACGAGCTGAAGGGTGGCGCTACCGACGAGTACACCTCTTGGTACGCGCAGCCGGACGAGGACCTGACGGCAGGTCAGCCTGTCACGGCGTACAACTCGGGGACGAATGGAATCATTTCGGTTGCGGACGCCAACGATGCGAACAAGAAGTACGGTCTCTGTGGTGTTTGCGTGACCGGGGCCACCACGGCCAGCGGTGACGATGCTGAGATCGCCACCACGGGTGTGGTCGACGTTACTTCGAACGCTTCGGAGACGTGGTCGGCGGGTGATGCGGTGTACCTGGACACCAACGCCGGGTGTGCCACCACGACCGCTCCGAGTACGTCGGGGGATGTGGTTCAGAGGTTGGGTTGGGCGACCGGTGATTCCGGTGCTACCACTTCGCACGAGATCGTTCTGGCCATTGGCGAGCCGACCCTCGTCTAGGCCAGAAGCTCTGAGGAGCTTTCATGGCTGACAGGTACCTCTACGGTTCGATTTCTAGTCCTTCTGCCGGGGAGTTGACACGGGTCCGTCTCGCTGAGTCGGATCGTGCGCTCCTCGGCGGTTTGGTACGAGGTTCTGCTTCCGTCGATCTCGGTTCAGGAGGCGCGGTCGAGCTAACGGGGGTCGCTACTTCCAAGTTCCTCGTCGACAACTCCGGTTCGAACCTTGAGCTTGGGGTTGCGGGCGGCGGTGCTCAGAAGGTCGAAATCTTCTCAGAGGGGACAGGCGCTGATTCGATCAAGCTCGGTACTTCAGCCGGTATCGATGTTGGTTCGGGCCTGACCACTTCTTTCAGTTACAACAATACCGAGGGCGCGGGTGAGCTTCTGGTGAAGCGCAACAACGTGACCCTCTTGACCTTCAACCAGAGCGGTGGCGTCACTTTCGACCTTCCGCTCAGCCAAGACTTCGACGTGACCGTCTCGAACGGCGGTGCCATGAACTTCAACTCGGGTTCCGGCACCATCTTGTTGGCGTCTGCGAGTGGTACAGTGGATATCGATGCCGGGGCCAATTTCGATGTCGACGTCGATGGCTGGATCGGTTTGGATACTTCAGGCACCGGTACCATACTACTTCGCACCGTAGACGGTCTAGTTAAGCTACACGCGGGAACCGATGCCTCTTCTGTTGCAAATGTGGAACTGGATGCGGGGGGTTCCATTCTACTAGACTATCGGGCTAATGATACTGGTACCGAGGAATTCACGGTTAGTAGGAACGGTACGGGTGTTCTCACTTGCAGCTCTACGGGGTCGGTAGCTGCGTACCCTGTCTCGGGCCAAGATCTTATTCTTAATCCTTCTGGGGGTGGTGATTGCGATATTCAAATCGGAGTGGGTGGAGGAGCTTTTAAGATCTCTGGTAGCGATGCTTTTGCGCTCGTTACGCTGGGGGGTTCTACGACGTGGAACTACGGGGGCAGTTCCGGTTCGTTTTCCTTGCAGCGGGCGAGCGGTAATATCTTCGCGATCACCACAGCAGGGCAGGTGGACATCACACCTGTCAGTGGTCAAGACCTGAACCAGACCACGGCAGGTGCGGGTAGCATCACTCTCACTTCCGGAGATGATTTTTCTGTTGATGCAAACGACGACCTCACGCTGACCTATGATAGCGGGGACTCTACTGGAGATTTTTCTGTTGTTCGGAACTCCAATACGATTCTGAGCGGGGACCACGCAGGGACTCTCAAGATTCAGAGACGCATCGTCTTCCCCAGAGACGGTACGGAACTGGCGACGTACTTGAACTCGACGAGCAACTATACGGTCATCCTTGATCCGTCATTCACCTACTCGTTGACCCATACTAGCGTCCTTCAGGTTCGAGGGAACACGAGGGTCATGGGTTCGACCCGCTTCGGTTCGACAGCTACGGTAACGATCAGCCTGGACACCAACAACGCCAACAACTACTTGGAGGTCACTGATCAGGTGATCTTCGAGAACGTTCGGTTTGCTTCGTCTGCGTGGGACAGCACCACTTCTTCTCCTCCCTACGCCATCAAGTTCTCGTCAGGGGCGCAAGGGAGCATGGTGTCGAACTGCACGTTTGCTGCCAATCTTCGGGTGAATCCTGCTGCTACGGATTGCTGTCTGCTCTTCTTGGACGACGTCGAAGACCTCACCATAGCGAACAACAAGGGCATCCAGTGCTCGGCCAACTGGTTCGTTCGAGGGGACCACACGGTGGGCCGGTGCTCGAACATCGACATCCTCAACAACCAAGTCGACAGCTACCCGACGAACAACAGCTCGGCGGGTGCAGGTATTTTCATCCCGCAGGACTCCTACCGTTGGTTGATCACGGGTAACTACCTGAGAGCCGATACCGGAGGGGACGTGGACGATGGCTGTTGCGTCTACATCGAGTCCGACTCAGGGCTCGACTGTGGGCGTCACCTCATAGAGGGGAACCATCTCGAAAGGGTCTCGAACTCAGGGGTGAACACCGCTCCGCTCGTCTACGTGGGTCAGCCCGACGTGACCATCAATGGAAACTACCTACATGGCCGTAGGATCGGTTTCGAGACCACGGGGACGCCTACAGAGGGCTTGGTCGAAGTCTACGCACCTCGTTGTGGGATTGTGGGGAACGAGTTCGCTCTGTACAACACTTCTCGCGTTGGCGTACTCGTGTACTACATCGACGCGAACAGCGATGAACTCAAGGGTACCGTTGTCAACAGCAACCGCTTCACCGGTATCCACGGAACCGCGACTTCTGACGGACACGGCATCTACCTCCTTGAGAGTGGTGCCGACCCGGCGACCTACGCTATCGGGGGGAGCGCCAACGGCAATTTCTTCGATGGTGACGACAAGAGGTACTGCCACGGCCTAACGGCTGAGACGGGAACAAATGGTAAGCCCGAACTGTGGTCGGTAGTCGGGAACTCCATGTACCAAGACTCGGGATCGAATGACGGTATGTCCGAGACCGCCACGTCTTCCCAGTGGGGTACTTCTTCGGTGGTAGCCAACAACGCCACTCAGTCATGATAGGGGTAGATCGGGAAGGTGTTCTTGTATATTAGGGAGTAGAACACTTTACCCAAGGAGAACGCCATGTCTGACAAGAAGAAGCCCGACCTCACCCCTGTCGAAGACAAGCCCAACGACGAGAATCCCACCACTGAGGAGCCGGTCTCTCCTCGTAGGGCCGTCGTGAAGCTCAACCGCGCCCATCGTGCGGAGGTTCGGTTGGCGTACATGACCATCACTGAGGCCGAGACTCGGTTCCGCTCGGCCCAGGATGCCATGCGTACGGCGCAGACCAACGTCATGAGCGCGAGGGACGACTCGGTGAAGGTCCAGCAGCAGATCCTGCGGGAGCTGAACCTGTCGCCTGACAACCAAGTCGACGTGGAGCGCCTCGTGGTCGTACCTCCGCAGGGAGAGAGCTACGTGAAGGAAAATGGCTAATTTCGTTCCGACCCGTCGTGGGGAAGTCTTCAAGCCCCGCATCGTCTCTTCAGACCCCTCTTACGGTCGCAGGGAGCTAGCGGCGAGCGTTCTACCCAAGAACGCCACGCTGGCCCCCTCTGCGGGCCGTCGGGAGGCCGCAGGCTTCTTCGGTGGCAACATGCCGATGGGGGTATCTCCGTACCCGTCCGGGGGTGGTGGGAGCGCCATGTACCACATGCAGCGCCCCTACATGCCTGGAGTCGAATCTCCTGACCGAGTCCAGTACCCGAAGACTCGTCAGGAGGCCAACAGAGCCTGGCGACTGTTTCACGAAACGGACCCCATCTTCGGGACTGCCGTGGACATGTATGCCGAGATGCTGGTCAGCGATTTTGACATTTCTGTCGGGGACGAGAAGAGCCGAGAGATCCGGGACACGCTGGAGTACATGTGCCAGGTCTCGCATCTCATGGATCGGTTACGATATATAATCAAAGAGTACTTGGTCATGGGGGAGGCGATCCCTCACTGCTTCTTTGATGACAGCCTCGGTATCTGGACCTACATCGCCATGCACAACCCGGACTACATCGACGTTGTCGATGCTCCGGTGGTCAACATGGACCCGATCATCAACTTCGTGCCTGACGAGGAGCTTCGGCGCATGCTCGCGGACGGATCTCCCGAGGCCAGGGAGTTCCGGTCGAGGTTGCCGGCGGAGTTCGTGTCCAAGATCATGGCACGGCAGAAGATCCGTCTGTCTCCGTTGAACACCACGTTCATCGCCAGGAAGCTTCATCCCTACCAGGTACGGGGGACTTCTTTGGCGAGCAGGATGTGGCGGATCTTCATGGTCGAGGACGCGGTGTACAACTCGACCATCGCCACGTATCGGCGTCATGCGGCGCCGGTCAAGGTGCTCAAGCTCGGTGATCCCGCCACGGGGTGGATTCCCGCTCCAGGGGCGGAGTCGAAGCTCTTGGAGATGCTCAATAGGGCCGAGGTCGATCCTCAGTGTTTCGTCCCCGAGACGCTTGTTACCCTCGGGGACGGTTCTCAGCGCCCCATCGGAGACTTGGACATCGGGGACGAGTTGCTCGACAAGGACGGCGCTCCTTGTAGCGTGCTTGCTCTGGAGCGTGAAGGTACTGATCAGCTTGTTGAGATCGATGTGGTGGGGTCTCCTTCTATTCGGTGTACCCCGAATCACAAGTGGCCTGTGTGGGGAGGGCCACGGACGTGTTCATGCGGTTGTGGAGAAGTCATCACGGGAGGGAACTTCTCCCCCGGTCATGGTACGCATCCCGGAGGTTACCGCTACCAGGAAATGCCTGCGGATGCCCCCAAGAAGACGCAGACGGGGAAGGTCCGTTTTTTGGAGGGCTTTGACCCCTACCAGAAGCTTCTATCGACCCAGTTGCGCCCTGGGGACTACTTGATGATCCCTCGCCGGTTTGAGGAGAATCGTCCCGAGAACGTGACGCGCGAAAAGGCGCGTCTGCTCGGGTACTACGTCGCGGAGGGGAATACTGTTGGGGTCTACGAGCGGGAGGACGGCAGTGTCCGGAAAGGCTTTGAGCTTTCCTTCGGTGCGGACGAAAAGGACACCTTGGTACGGGATGCTTGCTCCATTGTGGAGGCTCTGTGCGATTACCGTCCGGAGGTCTTCTATGGAGACCGTTCCAACTGCCAGGTGCGTGCTCGCAGGAACGCGAGCATTGATCTTGCTGAATGGCTCGAACTCCACGGAGGTTCTGGGGCTCGGACGAAGAGGCTTTCCGGGGAGGTCATGTCGTGGCCGCTTGATCTCAAGTACGAGTTCCTGAAGGGGTACATCGGAGGAGATGGGAGCAGCATTTGGAAGAAGCCGGGCAGTTCCGGTCGCTATGTTGAGGTTTCGTCTAGCTCTCGCAACCTGATTAATCAGGTGAAGCTGATACTCGCTCAGTGGGGGACGTACGGCAATTTCAGTGAACGAGAGCAGTCAGAAGAGACTTTCGGTCCTGGTAATGCGCAATATCGCTTGCACGTATACGGTCAGGCTGCTGCGGACCTTTCTCGTGATATCTGGGGTTTCGAGTTGCAGGACGTGGAGGGCCGTACTCCACGTCAGTGGTGGACCGACAACGACTACCTGTATGTGAAGGTTCGTGGCGTGAAGGTCGTGGAATGCGAGGAGCCGCAGACCGTGGTCAACATGACGGTCAGCGGAGATCACTCTTACCTCACTGATTGTATTGGAACCCGGAATAGCTGGCTGATCTACCACTACGGCATCAACTTCGAGGCCTGGGGTACGAACGACCGCGCGGTCACCATCAACAAGGAGCACGACGTAATCGAGAAGGTCAAGCTCCTCGCGCTGGGCCTCTCGAAGTCCTTCATGACGGGGGAGGTCACCTATGCCTGCTCTGTCGACGGAACTTCTGTGCGTCTTAGTGACGGTTCATATAGCGAGATCCAGGATATACAGCGCGGGGACGTCGTCGTGGATCGGTTTGGACATCCCCGTGGAGTTACGGATGTCCTGAAGTACCCGTCTCCCGACGAGATGGTGAAGCTCACGCTCTACGGTGATCGAGAGCTGACTCTTACGGATAACCACAAGCTCCCTGTTTTCACTCGACCGCATGAGTGTCTCTGTGGGTGCGGAGAGGATCTTGGGGACGCTAAGGCGACCAGTGGAGGTCGCCGGAAGTGGCGTTCTTTCTCACCTCAGCACCACAAACTCTCGATGCGCGGTGGTCGCGACCGAGAGTGGGTCGACTACATGCACGGAGATAGGGTCATCGCTTCTTTCCCCGCTGAGCACGAGCCTTTCCAGCGCTTGCGCGCGGATGAGGTTCGGGTGGGGGACTGGTTGATGATTCCGCGTGGGTTCGAGGAGTGCGGGGTAGAGGCAACTCCGGGGAATCTAGCCAGGGCGAGATTGCTGGGGTACTACACGGCGGAAGGCTCTACGGATTTCACCGCGTCTGACTCAGGTAACAAGGTAACGCGGTTCTCGTTCGGGCGTGTCGACTGCGCCAAGGAGAGCTTCTACGTTGCCGATGTCGCAGAAATCTTGGAGTCGCTCGGGCATCTTTGTACGATCCAGAGAAACCTGAAGCATCCTGAATCGGAAGCCCCATCCTACACGGTCTACGTCCCGACAGCCGCTACCGGGATGAGCAACTATTTGGAGAGCCGAGCTGGGAAAGGTAGCGACTCTAAGAACTTCTCGTCGGAAGTGATGGGTTGGGGTCTGGAGCTGAAGCGGGAACTCTTGAAGGGGATGTATCGCGGGGACGGTTATCTCTTCAAGCAAGGTAACCGCCTCGATGTTGTGTACACGACGACCTCGACGCAGCTGATGCGGCAGCTCGAAGTGATCCTCACCCAGTTGGGCTACTCTTGCTACGTGCACACTTCTCCGGAGCGTGAGGACGAGAAGGGCTACGTTCACAAGGAGTGCCATTACATCACCTGTGCGGGAAAGCAGGCTCGCTCTCTTGCGGAACTCATCTGGTCGGACGTTCCCGATGTGTGGGCCGGTATCGACCGGGAGGGGTTCGACCGCGACGACTGCCAGGGTGAGCGTCACGAAGTCTTCGTGGACGATGAGTTCGTTTACCTTCCGGTGAAGTCGGTAGAGGTTGTTAGGGTCGATCAAGAGGCTCACCCCTACGTGTACAGTCTCACGGTGGAGGAGACCAGCAGCTACACGCTCGACAACATCGCTTCGTTCAACTCCGCCAAGTCCGGTCTCCAGGTTTTCCTACGTAGGTTGCTGTCTCTGCGGCAGTTCCTGGAGAACATGTGGCTCTACCCCAAGTACTTCCGGCCGATCTCCGAGATCAACGAGTGGACCACCTCTTCTCCGAGTGAGGTCAACCACAAGTACCGAATCAAGCGCACAGCTCAGGAGATCCAGGAGCAAAACCTGGTTCTGATGCCGACGGTCAAGTGGAAGAACAAGCTCGACCCCAGCGTGGACCAAGATCTGCTCAACGCGTACAAGATGCTTGAGCAAGGCTTCGGGATCAAGCTGTCCAAGTCCACGGTGACGTCGGCTGTCGGCGTAGACTGGCAGGACGAGCTGGACAAGAGCCTGCGCGAGTTCAAGAGCGCCGAGGAGATGAAGAAGCAGACCCTGGGCAAGGCTGACCTCCAGAAGTACGAGCAGCAGGGTGGTCCGCAGGGTGCGCAACCTCCGGGGACTCCTGGTGCAGGTGCGAAGCCTCCAGCAGCCGCAGGTAAGCCTCCAGGGGGCGCAGCCCCTGCCGGAGGTGCTGGGGGTGGTCTTCTGGCTCCTGGTGGCATGAACGACGCTTCACAGCCTCCTGGTAGCGCTGAGGGCGGCGGAGTTCTCCAGGAGACCATCGAGTCGCCTTCCGGTGGCGGATTGCCGACCGGTGTCGGTTAGGTCTCGTACCAGAGTCGAGGCGGAGGAGATCTTCAACGGGTGGCCCGAGGAAGACCCCATTCTGGCTTACGACGACTTCTTCATCGGGGGTTCTACCGGGGATGAGCTGCCGGGGTACAACACCGAGTGTTTCTCTGATCAGCTGACCGGTATCGTTACGGTCCAGGATCTGAAGAACCCTCCCTCGACGGAAGCTCTGGTAGAGGCGGTTGACGACTTCGATCAGTTCGTGGTCGATCAGGTGAACCTCCTTCACGAGGACCGTTACGGGGAGCTGTTCTTCGCCGTTAAACGGGACGCGTTTCGGCTGTTTGGTTTCTCCGCTATCAGGTCCGGGGCGGCCGGTGATGTCCCTCTCCAAGAGGTGGACTTGGTCTTGGACGAGAACGACTACTACATACTGGAATACTTGAAGACCACTACCTCTGACTACTTCAAGGTTGCCCAGGTGGCTCTTCTCGTGGCGTACGACAACATGGGGGTAGACACGGTTCGCTTCTGTCAGAAAGACGGTTGCCCCCTGTGTGTGGCCCACGAGGGGCTCTTCTATCGCGTGAACAGCCTGATGGACCGTTTGTGCTCGGGTGGCAACGTTCCCCATCCTTACTGCGAGTCCACATGGGCTCCTGTGATCGACCGGTCGAGCTACTACGGTCCCTTGCTTGGACATCTGAATGTGGAGCGGTTGGAGCACGGCGGTGTGGAGCTGCTGAACGTTCCTGCCGAGTACGTGGAGGAGATCAAGTTGATCGCGGAGAAGCTCGACTTCGAGCGTATCCGCTTTGTGAACATGGTTGACTACTCACTGAACGACTCTTCGTACCAAGGGGACCTGGACGGGGTGGTTGTTCTCGTGGAGGAGGATACCTTGGTGGTTCACAACGGGTACGTTGGGATCAACGGTCCTGTGGAGTTTCTCCGGGAGTTCTCAAGGCCGGTGGTCAACCTCTCGAAGATCTCTCTTGATGACGTCAGGGACCCCACGGTGTACTATGTAGGCGGACGTTCCGCAGTACGTCACGAGGGTAAATTCTGGGACGCTAGCACGGGAGAGCGTCTCGCGTAGGAGGTAGAGATGGGTTTCAAGAAGACCGGAGACGCCACACCGACGGGGAAGCCCTTTACCCCTAAGGTACCCAAGGACGACAAGAAGGGTTCGGCCCCGCAGCCTCCGAAGAAGTGAGGTTCTTCGCTGTAAACCAAGGGGACTCTCCTGTAGCGGTGGTGTTTCATGATCACCGCGAGGGGGTACTCTACTGCCGTTCTCGTTCTGCTTCCTTCCTTGCAGCCTTTGATGCCGTTTGTGCCAGATCGGGGGTTGACCTGGTTCGAGAGGGGGACCAAGGTAGGGTACTTCGAGCGATCCACGCGGGGGTAGAGGATTACGCTTGGGCCGAAAACGCGCTTGATCAGCTCAGTACAGGGTTCTGGTCTGTAGCGGAAAATGGTAGAGTGGCCGATGTAGCCTCCGGTATTGATTCGATAATCCGGAAATATCTCACCTGATCATATAGTCGAAATCTTTTTTAAAATCCCGACACCGTAGTTGCGTATAATCTTTGGATGAACGACGCTTTCGTTGTTTTGAAAAGATCATGAGCTTCAAGAAAACAGCTGCGGCGCAAGTTCTGGGCGTTCAGCCTCTGGGCGGGGCGTGGAATAAGGTTGCTTCGGGCAAGTTCTCCTCCGTCTACATGGACGACGGGTACGGTCTCAACTTCGAGGCCATCCTGGACACGGTTGCGGACACTTTCAAGATTTCTCGCGACCCGCGTGACTACTTGCTCATACCGTGCAGGGCTTGTAGCGCGGATCGTCCGAACGAGAACATGGATGCGTTCCGGAGAGAGGAACTTCTTCGGTTCGATCCCCCTATCGGCCGCCGCGTCTACTCCACCTTCCAGCTGAAACCCCACTTCGTCAACCACAACGCCAGCAACTACGCACTGTCGCGCGGAGTCCTCATCGACTCGCACTTCAACGATCAGAACGCTGCCACGGACGCGGTCAAGACGGCAGTCTTCGAGGCCACCGGCAAGGATGTGGTCAACGATGAGTTTGTCGAAGTTCTGATCGCTGCCGACATGACCAAGGACCCGCATCTCGCGGAGGCCTACAAGGGTGGCGCTGTTGATCGTTTCAGCATGGGTTGCGACGTCGAGAACACCGAGTGCTCGGTGTGCGGTAAGGTAGCCTCGACGACTCTCCAGTTCTGCGATCACGTCCGGGGTAAGCATTCCCGGATCGCGTATCCCGTCGATGGCGGCGGTGAACGTCGCGCCTTCGAGTGGTGCGGGGGTACTATCTTCGCGGAGCTGAGCGCGGTTGACGATCCCGCTGATAAATCTGCTGAGATCCAGGAGGGTATCCTTCGGGTGGCTGCCACGGACCCGCAGGCTCATTCCTTGACAGAAGATCAGGTGCGTGAGATCACCACCTACGTTGCGAAGAACGCCAGTAAGATCCCGGAGTCCCTGGCTGGGCTGATTAACTCAGCTTTGGCGGGACGTTAGGAGAGGTCTGATGACAATGCCGTTTACCGAACGATTCAAGCTCTTCAAGACCGTGGCGGATCTTCACGCCAAGGGCACGATCAACCTCTCGGCATCAGACCAGGAGCGCATCGAATCCGAGACCATGGATCTCGTTCGTAAGTCGGTATTGAACCGGACGGCCATGTCCGCCCCTCCGGGGTTCGAGAAGGTTCTCATGGAGCTGGAGAAGGCTCCCGATGCCGACGCGGCGTACAACGTGATCGTCGACTTCCTGAAGACCGAGGGAATCATCAAGGAAGAGATCGAGAGGGCTGAGGAGGCCGAGATTCTGGAAGACGAGCTGGCGGACGTCAAGGAGAAGGCTACCGATGGTCCCTCGTCTCCGATCACGGAGAAGGTCAAGGAGATGGGTGGCGGCGATCCCATCGAGGTCAAGCTCGACGACAAGCCGGTGCCCTCGATGGGTGGAAAGCCCGACGAGGAGAAGCCTCCCAAGAAGGACGAGTCCGGCGAGGAGAAGCCTCCCAAGAAGGACGACAAGCCCGAGGAAAAGAAGGACGACAAGCCCGAGGAAAAGAAGGACGACAAGCCGGACCTCTCCAAGGAGCGCGAGGCCACGTTGCGGCGTGCGCAGGAGCAGGAGCACGGAGACATCCAGGAGCTTCAGGAGCGCGCAGAGGAAGCCGGCACTTCTCCTTCAGCGGAGGAGATGGGCATCTCGGATGCCGGGGAGGGTTCGATGGCTCACGAGGACACTACGATGCCTGCCAGGGCGAAGAAGATCAAGATCGCCATCACCCGAAGCCGTACGCTGGTCGCGCATCACGAGGATCATGGCGCGATCTTCCACGCAGTTCCTGCTGACAAGTATCGCAACGACCCCGAAGCTCTTCGGCGTTTGGCCAACCGTGTGTACGGGCTCGCTGTTTACCAGGGGTTTAGCAAGGCCGCTGAGTTCTGTAACGCGAAGATGCTGCGGGCTGCCGGTGTCGACGATGACATCGAGCTGAACAGCGCCGAGGAAGTCGAGCCGAAGAATCAGGGCATCCTCGCGGACGCCGAGGACGTCAACCGTCAGGAGTACGACGACTCCGATCCGGACTCGGCGCTTCCCGGTGGCGAGGTTGATACCAGGGAGAAGCCCGACAAGGTGACCCCGCGCACCCTGAGCGGTGAGCGCAGGGCTGTCCTGCGGCGAGCGCGCCTTACTTTCGAAGCTCGCAAGAAGGCTGAGGGCGAGACCAAGGACATCCTCGACGAAGCCGAGAACGTCATCGAGGAGAAGAAGCCCTCCAAGCCGTCCATGGACTCCACTTCCGACGCCGACACCAACGCCCAGGAGCAGCACAACGGTTCCGAAGGTGATGTTCTCTCGGGCGGAGATGACGTGATTCGTTCGGCGCACGCCAACTTCAAGAAGCTCTACGACGAGCGGACGAAGAAGGCTGTCGCTGAGGCCAAGGAGGACTTCGTCCGGAAGTTCGCTCGTGCGGTCCGGGTGGCGTCGTCGCGGATGCGCCTCAACCATGAGGAGCACCCGATCAAGGTTGCCGCCGTCGACGTCCTGTCGGCGGAGTCCGGTGACATCGAGTTCGCCAACGGTGACGTCTATTCGGGTATGGACGTTTCCGCCGCCGTCGATCTGACGGAGCTGATTACCGCAGAAGGTCATGACAGGTTCGTGGAGGCTCTCTTGGAGAAAGCCGCCGACCTGATGGCCAAGGACGCCTCGTACCTCAAGGACGCGGAGGAGGACCTCAGGAACCTCGCTCCGGTTGCTGTGAGGGGATCTGCCGAGGCGACTGATATGCGACGTACCTCTCGTCGCGCTTCTCTGGTTCGTAGGGAAGCCGCCGAGGGCAATTTCGAGGTCGATGGGGCTCCTGCATCCAGCCCTCCGCAATCTTCAGGTGTCGCTGATCTTCGTAGCGCTATTGGTGGAAGCACTCTTCTGGGACGTAGACTCGGACGTCTCGGCGGGGTCCAGGGCCAGTAGCTTCGAAGTAGGCAAAGCAGAGGAGCAAACGAATGTCTTTCTCACCGCGCATGGAGGCGTTTCGGGTATCGAGCCGAGCAATCGGTATCGACCTGATGCGCTCCCAGTACACGCGGAACCTGGGGCATTTCGTCGCTTCCGCTTCTTCCACGTTCCGGGCCGGGATGCTCGTTCAGTTGAACAGCAGCCAGGAGATCGAGATCTGTGGTAACGGCGGCGCGACGAATCCCTTCGGCTTCGCGAAGTACACGAAGGCGAACACGCTCTACGCGTCTGTCGTTGGCGAGCAGATCCAGCTCGTTGGCGTAGCCGCCACCAATCTCGCGCATTCGAACCTGTGGGTTCCGGGCGCGACGGGCGGTGTTCGGGTCTACAACCTGACCACGGGTACGGTCTACACCGAGGGCGCCGGTAGCGACTACACGGCGAACTACACCAACGGTCAGATCACCCGCGTGGCTGGCGGTACCATCGCTGACGGCGAGATCGTCGGCGTGGACTACCAGTACACGGTGACCGAGCAGGAGCTGAAGTTCGAGGGCCGCAACTTCTGGAACTTCCTGAATGACGTTGACATTCAGGATCGGAAGATCACCGTGATCAACGACTGGTCACTGATCTTTACGACCCAGTACGATGTCGCCCAGACCTTCGCGGTCAACGATGCCCTCACCGCTGGCACTTCGGCTGCCAACATGGAGGGTCTCGTGACGAAGGGTGGCGCCGGTCCGTACATCGGCCGCGTCTACCAGGTCCCGACCCCCGATGACCCGTTCCTCGGCGTCCAGTATGCCGGCGGACCCACCAGCTAGGAAGGAGGCTGACGATGTCCAATCCGTTCAAGAGCATCAGCAAGAATCGTCGCCCCGGCCCCTCGCGGTCCGCGCAGAGGAATGGCGACCAGACCCGGCGACAGCGCGCTCCCCGTCGCGAGGCTTCCGAGCAGCCGCGTGACCGCATGGCCGTACGTCCGGGCCGCTTCGCCAACAAGCGCGACGAGGGCCTCTTCGAGGGCAACGGCACGTTCAACCCGCAGCGGTACGACCTTCCGTCGAGCCGTCGCGCCACCGCCAGCAGCACCGACCGTCGCATGTTCGACGGCAGGGGTGAGATCAACGCGCACGACAAGCGCGAGGCGATGACGCAGATCCATCAGCTGATGAACGAGGTCACGAAGAAGAACGCTCAGGCGCTCTCCTTCTACCGTCCCGACACGGAGACCTCGATCAGCAAGGAAGCTCGGCGCGACATTCTCGCCGCCGCGCTCACCGACCCGACCGGACAGGGCTTCCACATCGTCGGTCAGGAGCTGGCGCTCCCGATCAAGGCGATCCTCGACTACGAGGGCTTCGCGCGGAAGATCTACCGGGTTCGGAAGCTGGCCCAGGCCGAGCTGTTCCGTATCCCGCTGGACATCCGTTCGACGGCGTGGGTCATCGGCCAGGACGGTCAGTCCCCCGAGAGCCGCATCAAGACGAAGTGGATCACCCCGCCCGAGTGGAAGGTGACGAGCTTCCCGGCCATCGACATCATGGACATCTACCAGATGAACTTCGATGTCCTCGACCGGGCGCAGGACACCGCGCGTCAGGAGATCGAGCTTCAGGAGGACAAGGCTGCGATCAGCCTCATCGACGAGGCCGCGCAGACCGACAACGCCGTGACCACGTTCGCGACGTTGGGCATCGGCGCCTTCGAGGACGTCCGGTTCCAGGTCGAGCGCCATCGTCTGATGGTCGAGAACTTCCTGATCTCGCGGTCCGAGCTGAGCGACATCGTCAAGACCATGTCGACCAGCGTGGACCCGGTGACGGAGCGCGAGTTGATCCTCGCGGGCTACATCGGCAACGTCCTGAACGCCCAGATTCTGACCGCCGCAGGCACGGGGGTTGAAGAGGTGATCGAGCCCGGAAGCTTCTATGCCACGACGGGCGCGGATTACATGGGCGAGATGGGTGTCAGGATCGAGCTGTTCTCCGAGCCGTACAACAAGTACAGCCACCAGGAGACGGTCAAGGGCTGGGCCTTCATCGAGATGGTCGGGTTCGCGATTGCCAACGCTCGCTCCTGCGCCAAGGGCCAGAAGTAGCGCGTGACGTGGAAGCAGGTGCAGGCGGCGGCGCATCGCGCGCCGCCGCCTAATCCGATGAACCCCGCTTCGGCGGGAGGTAGGGTAACACCCTGGCACACCTGAAGGTCACTGATGGTACGTACGACAGGTTCGCGGGTCCCGGTTTTGGACACGTCCGGGTCCGTCCTGTCGTACACCCATCCCGCCAGGGCGAGAAAACTGGTCAAGAAGGGGAAGGCTGTCGTGGTGAAGCGAGAGCCTTTCATCATCAAACTGGCGAGAGATCCCAGGGAGGTTGTCATGAACGGTCAAGGTAACAGGGTTCCGATCATCACCAACTTCACGGAGTACTTCCGTGAGGAGCGCGACGTCTACGTGCAGAACCGCAGTAACACTCAGGTGTCGCTCCAGTTCGAGCTTATCGTGGGTCGCACCGAGTCGATCCTCATCCCGAAGGGGAAGAAGCCGATCAACTTGACGCAGCTCGTTCCGTTCCACGCCATCAAGGCGTCCACGGACCTGCGCAAGATGGTCAACCGCCGTCCGCCGGTACTCGTCCTCATGGACGAGGGGGAGTACTTGGAGTACTACGAGAAGCTCGGTGCTCAGTACGGTATCTCGGCTGAGGAGGCCATCGACATGGCTCACCAGGAGCAGTCTGACCTCCAGAACCGACGCACTTTCACGAAGCCCTCTCCGGAGCCGCGCAAGACCATCGAGCAGATGGCCGAGGAGCGTGAGGCGGAGCCCATGGACCCCCAGGACAAGGTCACGGCGCGTGTAGTGGGCATCTGCAACAGCGTGGGGGACGACGTCGAGGAGAAGGACCGGATGAAGGCCGGGCCGATGTTGGACGAGTTGCGGGATCTCGACGAGGGGCAGCAGCTCACGCGGGGAGATCTGGAGTACTTGCTCGGACACGGTTTCTACCCGTCGGTGAAGAAGTGGGCAGAGCGTGAGTTGGGTGCGCGCTTCTAGCTCCTCCTTCTGAGAACTTCCTCTTCAATTTTAGAATCCCCACATTCGACTATGCTATCGTATATAGTCACCAGGACACGTACGTCTAAAGAGGTGAATCATGGGAAGATACAGGCAGCGAGAGATCGAGATCGATCTCCCTGATGGTCAGGAGATCAGGGTGACGGATGCCCCTGTCAGCGAGCCGATCAAGAACCTGACCATCGACATCATTCCGCTCTACGACGGTCCGAAGACTCCGGCTGGTGCGGGTAACGTCATCGTCAAGACCTTCTACGGCGGCGGCTACGGTCAACCAGCCAAGGCTTACGCTGTCCCGAACTACGAGACGGGTATTCAGCAGGGGTCGACGGTTACTCTTCCGGCGAACACTATTACGTTTCCGCTGACTGTTTTTCAGGGTTCTACCAACCTGGAGATCTTCCCGGCTGACCGAGTCCGGGATGGTTGGCGTGTTCGGGAGGACGGTAACCGGGCGCGTGCGTTGCACATCTACAACAACTGTGGCGGCGGAGCCCCCCTCCGGTGCAAGGTTGTCTTCGTGTCGGAGACCGTCTCCGAGTCGGGCTAGGAGGACATCGTGGAAGAGTTCATCGTCATTCTGACCGAGTATGGCCCTTACGTGGGTCTCGCTGTGGTAGTGGCTGGAGTCGTGCAGGCGTTCAAGCAGGGCTTCAAGAAGTTTTTCACCAAGCATCATGTCGGGATGCGCATCCTTCCGTTCATCCCGATTCTCTTGGGCATGGTTGGGGGATTACTGCTTCCTCCGGAGTCCTTCGCGGACAAGCTGCTCATCGGTGGTGCGCTCGGTACGTGTTCGAGCCTGATCTACAAGGCTCTTACTCGTACGTTTGCCAGCAAGGCCAAGCTGATGGCTAAGGCCGGTTCTCGGGAGGGTTGAGTCATGGAACGTGCGATCAAGGATGCCGGGTTGAAGCGGCTGGCCAAGCAGTACGGACCCAAGCGCGCCGGACATGGCGATGAGTTGCGTGTGTTGAACGAGGCTCTGGGGATCGTCGAGGAGAGTGCTCTTCCTCCGCATGCGGCGCTCGAAGAGGCGGATAAATACCTGAACGAGAATGACGTCATGAGTTTCGGCGTGGAGGTGCTGCCGTACGAGAGCGGCGGCCCTCTCAGGGATCAGGAGGTCCTTTATCTCAACGCCGGAGATACCTATGTCCCTACCCTGATGTATACGGACGCGGAGGGTTTTTTCATCTCGTCGTGGGGTGACTGGCTCGAAGAGGCGGAGCGCCAGCACGAGGAGTCAGAGGAGGAGCGTCGGTGTCCGTATTGCGGGGAGTGGAGCGGTGAGCTGGAGGAGTACGGAGAATGTCCGTATTGCCAGAGCGACATCTACGGTCAGCGACCGCACGAACGTAAGGGTGGAAGGTCTCTCGATAGAGTGGCGCAGGAGGACGCTCCTGTCATGGACGAGGATCGCGTAGACGCTCTTATGCATGGCGGAGTCCCTGGGGTTTTGGACTGGACGGAACTCTTGAGCTATATTTCCAGATTCATCAATAGGAACGCGCATACGGCCAATTTGACGGCCCCGGAAGCGTTGTTTTACGCGCAGAATCTTCTGGATTACTCTGTGCACTATATGCTGAATGACTGGGACGCGCTGGAACTGATTGTTGAGGGACTTGAAGGTGCAGAGGACGCTGTTGGTCGTAACCGCTGATGTCTTGGCTGAAGAAAGCTTGGCGCTGGTTGAAGCGTAACTGGGAGTGGATCGCGGGTACTGTCGTGCTCCTTTTCGCTGCGTTTTTCGGGGCGACCATTATCCGAGATCAGAAGAAGCGCCTCATTCAGCAGCACAAGGTTAAGGTGCTCAAGGCCGAGCGAGAGGTTGCGCGTCTCGAAGGGAAGCGCGACATCATTCGCGAGCGCGAGGGCGACGTAGAGGAAGAGATCAAAGCCATTGATGCAGACATTGAGAAGCTCAACGAGAAGATTAAGAACGAGCGGGACGAGGTAGACCGTCTCTCTTCGAAGGAGAAGCTCGAAGAGTTCAGAAAGCTGAGGTACTAGCATGAGGAATACCACTTTCAGCGATGATTCCCTTTATCGTATTGCCAGCAAGACCGCGCAGGAAGAATACCTGGCGTGGGATTCTCTTCACTACTGGAAAGAGGAGCTGGCGGCGATAGAGGACCGGCTCCTCGATACGGGTGGGTACTGGTACGATATGGCGTGGGACGCTTGGGACCAGGCGCACAGGCTCGCTGATGAGGGGAAACACGAGGAAGCCTCTGAGCGGTTGGATGCCGTAGAGCGCATCGTGGAAGAGTTCACTGCGATAGACACGACACCGTCCGGTGCCCCTAAGGGTCTTTAGTCGCCATGAGGCTGCTCCTTCTCGTCTTCGTCTTCATCACCCTGCTGACACCGTCAGTTGTTCTCGCGGAGGACGTGGAGAGTGTCGAGCTGGAGCACGAGGGCCATCCGGGTTTCTGGTTCCCCGAAGAGAGCGCGACCCGGATGCTCAAGGACCTCAAGGAGCTTCCTCCGCTCCGTCTCAAGGTATCGAAGCTGGAGCTGAAGGTTGAGAAGTTCGAGGACTACACGTTACTGCTGAAGCGTGACATAGAGATCACTGAGAAGATCTCCGGCAAGTGGGAAAAGGCTTTCAACGATCAGGTCTCGGTGACAGAGGCTCAGCAAGACTACTACGAGAGCGAGATCGAGTCTTTGCGGAAGTGGTATCGATCTCCCATTCTTTGGTTCAGTGTCGGTTTTGTGGGTGCTGCTGCGCTCGCTGTGGGTTTGAATTTCGGTTTGGCCGAAACGAGATAGAGGAGACACGACATGGCAACTCTGGCGGTGACGGGGCGCATGACCCTTCCGAACTCTCCGGGCGGTTCCACCACGCCGATCATCATCGGAACCCCGGAAGTGACCCCTGACGACTCTGACACTGGCGTTGAGGTGACTTACGCCGAGAAGGTGGTGTTCGAGTACACCATCGCGCCTGCCGGTATCCAGCCGGTGAACTTCGGTACCGTCGCGGACGGCAAGTTCGTCTATGTGGGGACCGACAAGGCGGTCACGTACAAGGTCAATGGCGGCACGGAGGTCTTTAACCTCGCTGAGGGCGGTTTCATCATGTGGAACGGCGCGACCTTGACAGCGTTGGAGATCACCAATCCTGGTGTCCTCGACGCGAACGTGTACGTCCTGATCGTAGGAGAGTAGGTTGATCATCCAGCCCGGAGCTGAGCACCCGTCCGTGGCGAACATGACGGAGCTTGTTCGTACGAATGCGGTGCGTCGAATAGACATAGAGCTGCAAGACTCCACGGGGTCCGTCATTGACATTGAGACGGGTGTTGACGCGGCTGGAGATCCCAAAGGCGAGCTGGAGGTCGAGGTCACGGATGTTGGCGGCAACGTCATCTACTCCGAGGCCTACAACCCGCCGTTGGCCGATCCCGATCAACGGCGTTTGAAGAACCTCACTACGGGAAAGTACTATCTCAGGTTTGGTTCCGAGGACGGCGAGACGGACACGGCGCAGACGTTGTTGTTCAATTGGCACTCGCGGCAGAACGCTACCTCCGAGGATGCATACCGTACGCAGGTTGTAGAGGTGGTTACGCCGAGAACCTTGTCGTTGCTGCCGGCTCTTCGTTTGCTCATCGACAAGACGGTCAAGCCCAACCTGCCAGAGAAGTACTGCTTCATCGGGTACACCGACGGCATGCTGGCTCTCTTCCTCAAGCTGGGGTTGGCGTACATCAACACCTTCCAGCCCTATCCGATGTGGCACAATATCGATTACTTCCCCATTGAGCTGCATTCGGACATCCTACTCCGGGCTGCGCTCTACCAGGGAATCACGAGTCAGCTCCTGTTCTCCATCGACACCGACGTTCCGAACTTCTCGGATTCCGGTCACAGCTTTGTTCTGCAACACGCCACGCCTCTGGCGGGGTACATCCAGCAGCTCCGCGCTGAGCTGGAGGAGCGTGTTCCCAACTTCAAGCGACACTTCATCAACTCCGGTACCATAGGTGTCGAGGTTCGTATGGACATGGCGTTCTCGATGATGCTGGCCAGTGCACCTCCAGGGTCCTTGTTCCGTAACCTGTGGAGTTCGAGCTGATGACCGAAGAGATCCGAGCAGACCTCTTCGATCCTGCCAAGAAGGACAACCAGAAGACGGTCAACCTTTTCGATGATGGACGGTGGCGGAAGCTGATCGATGAGTACGACGGCGGACAGGGTCGGCCGCTCGATGAGTTGTTCGAGGAGCTTTTGGAGGGACGGTGACCACGTGTACTCCCAGTGGCCTTAACGGCAACGGTTCCGGAAACGGGAACGGCTCGAACGGCAACGGTGACGGCGACCAAGGTGTGTGCGGGCCGAAGCGTCCGGGTTGTATGGACCTGGGACACATGGCCGTCGGCTACTGGGGTCGCGACATTCATTCCCACGTCTTCGGTGAGCAGCAACTCTCCAAGGAGAGGGCGCTCCTGATCGAGCAGATTCTCGCCGGTAGTATTCGTGCTGATCTCTGGCAGGGTGTCGAGGACGGCGTCAAGTGCGGGTGCTACAAGGAGTCGAACCAGCAACCGGATCGGAAGTGCTCTGCCTGTCACGGAGTGGGAAAGGTTCCTGGGTTCTTCAAGTTCGGCTACGAAACCCTCTGGATGACCGGCATGGACGTTGACGCGACGTTGACGAACCTGCGCCTGTCCAAGAATTTCAAATCGGCCAAGCTCGAACTCGTAGATGATGCACTCTCAGGTACTATCGAGAGCGCTGACAAGCCGTTTATCCGTGACGTCCTGGGTTCTACCTGGGAAGCCGACTACTGGTCTCTGGTGCGCGAGGACGGCGTCTCTGACGTCGTTGTGGAGTTCTCTCTGGACTCTGGCGGTAGCTGGAGCCCGATCTGTGACTTGCTGACGGTCAACCCGAGCAGCGGCAACATCCGTTTCCGGGCTACCTTGACCAGGGATACCGCGAACGTTCTGTCGCCTTTTTTCGAGGTCGTCCGGGCCAGGTACGCCACCATCGCTCTCAGCAGGGAGGACGTTGGCGGCTCCTACAGGATGGGTCCCTGGATTCTCATCATGCGAGAGCCTCCGACGACGGGGTACAAGAAGCAGGAGTACGGTGACATCCCGCTGGAGGACGGGTTGGAGTTCTGGACAGCCGGATTGTCCTTGTTCGATCCCACGATCACCGTGGGGAGCGAGGAAGAGATGATCAAGGGTCCGAACGTGCTGATCGAGGTTCTCGATGGCGCGCGTGCAGGCAACCGGTACGTGACCACGACCTGGAAGAACTCCGATCCCTTTGGGTACATCATCACGTCACAGACGTTCAAGATTCGTATTGCAGACCCGGTCGAGCCCATGAGTCTCGTTTGGTAGGAGGACAGAATGTTCACTCGAAGCCTGATGAAGCGCGGTTTCTTGGAGGGTGCGGAAGTCCGCATGGCGTCTTTCATGGAGAAGCGCAAAGCCGCCCTTCCTCCGGAGTACCACCAGTACCTCTGGGATGCTGTGATGTCCGACGATGTGAGCTACGTTGACCGGCTCATGGATGCCGGGGCTGACGTTGAGGAGATCTACGAGTTGGCGTACGAGCACAACGCAGAGAAGGTGCTTGGGTACCTGGACTCGATGATCAAGGTTGCGCTCCGTCGTCGTGCCGCTGAAGGTGATCGTCTCGACGGTGGTCTCGGGGACGATATGTACCCGAGCGATTTCTGCCTGTGTCAGGTCTTCGAGGGTGTTCGCGTGGAGATGGAGCACACCGACGACCCCAAGCTCGCGCTGGAGATCGCCCTCGACCACCTGGTCGAGGACCCCAAGTACTACACTCATCTCAACGAGATGGAGGAGAAGTACGCGTCTACCGATCCTGTAGAGGACGCTGCGGCGTGGGCTCTACAGGACATGGCTGCTCGGGATCAGGGTCGGGGGCTGTCGATCCACATCGCAGCCAAGATGTTCGGGGTCGACACCTCCGAGGTGGCTCGGAGGGTTCGCGCGCTGGAGCAGCAGGAGTCCGACTGGCGGGATGCCATGGATACCCTGAGGGACGAGTACATGCGCCCGTACACGTATGATCCGGATATGGACGAGAGGGCCTAATGGTTGATGACTTCTCAGGGCCGCGCGAGTACCGACCCACGCAGCCGTTCGATCCTGACGATCCGCCCAGGTTTGGTCAGCTGATCGAGACGACCAAGGACGCCTTCGCGTCCGAGATTCGTCGTTTCTTCGATTACCGTTCGGATGACATCCGGGCTAAGATCGGAGAGTTCCCGGCCATCGAGAAGTTCGCTCACATGGGAACCAACAACACCACGCAGTCCATGGAGACCGTGATGAACTTCATCATGAGCTTTGGGGACACTCCGGACAAGTTTCCGATGGTGGTGATTACGTCTGCCAACGCCAAAGAGAAGGCGTTGGGTCTTGGTGATGTTCACGCGGTGACGAATCAGACTCTTCCTCGCCTGACCGCTGAGAATGGGGGTCCTTACGACCTCTCACCGGGGTGGGAGCTTCATATCCGTACGTGGCCTCTCGGGCTGGACAACGATCCTGTGGATACTGTGATTCTGTTCGAGGACATCCTGTTCCCGGATATCCACAGCGCTACGGTGGACGATGTCATCCAAGCCATCAACGCCCAGGTCCTGTATACTCACGCGCAGAAGAACGGTACCGGACAGCTTCAGATCGTCAGCGGGGGACCTGCCGCTCACGGAACTCCGAACGCTATGGAGGTCATCGGAGGTACCCCTGATTGCTTGTTGGCGTTGGGGTACAAGACCGGTCAGTACGTCACGTACCTCGACTACGAGGTCAACCCTCCGTATCGTAGGTATGCCGTGGCTGCCGATCTCACCATCAACATCGATGTGGTCGCGGACAGCTTGAACACCCGTACGGCTTTGGCCGATCTGGTGTACGATTTTTTCACTTTTTACATGTCACGTCAGTTCTTCCAGATGCTCGGGCGTTCATACGACGACCCCGAGTTGAGCCCTCCGGAGTGGTTCCAGATCATCTTGAAGAGAGAATTCACCTGGGCTGGCGAGTACAACGTACCCCGACAGGGCGGAGAGCAGCAGGCGTTTATCCACTCCATCCGGGGTAGCGTGCCTGTGGTGACGGCGGACTTCGTGGATCGGCCCTTCAACAGAGGCGAGTACACCTTTATCCGCGAGACGGATCTGGTGAGTACCGAGGAGCTGCCCCAAGGGGACTATTTCGGTGCCAATTACTTGAAGATAGGTTGACCCCTTGTCTTTAGAATCCCGAGGCCGGGCACGCTATACTAGGTCACAACGAATCTAAGGGAGGATTCCAGATGGCAATCTCGATTTCACGATACGTTGACCCTGGCGTATATATCTCGGAGGTAATCACTCCGGGTTCCGTTTCGGTGACGTCCGAGAGAACGCTCGCTCTGGTCGGGATTGCGCCCCGGACTCGTCGTAGCGTCGACGAGGAGATCGTTCGCGGAAAGGTGTACGACGAGACCTTGACCGTGGCGTCTTCTAGCCCTCATACGGCTACTCTGTCGAACGCTTCGAACAGATCCCGCAACGAGGCCGTCCTGTATATGAACGACAACGAGCTGGGTCTCGGAGATTGGTCGTTCAACCCGGCGGTCTTGACCGGCTCGGAGTGGGGCGCTGCCACGGTGGACGTATCCACCGCTGGCGGTACTCACAACTTCACCGTGTCTCTCGATGGGAAGCGCGCGGTGACCATCGATTTCGGTGTTGCCCCGGTTGGCATCATCGCGGCCCCTGCTACGGCGACTGCGGACGAGGTCGCGGCATACGTCAACTACGAGTTGGGTAATCCCTTGGGGACCTACTACAGCACTTACGGTGCTGCATACTCTGCGGTGGCAGCGGCGGTCGCTGGTGTGACGCAGAAGTACATCACTCTCACGTCTCCCTCGACGGAGTCTGCCAGTGACGTGAAGGTCTTCCTGTCGATGGAAGAAGACGCCGCGTCCATCATTTCAAACGCTGCGTGGGTTCCGGCGGCTTCGGGTGGGGTGCAGGCCGCGACGTCCATCACGGTTGCTGACGCCGCTTACAACTCCGCCGCCACCTACACCATCGAGTACATCTCAATCGAGACGCTCACAGACGCTCTGTCCGGAGCCGGCACTTCGACGCCGCTGTCCGACATTGTCAGCGTGGGTTCGTATCCGGGCGGTATCGACTACATCAAGAACTACGATTACGAGAATGGTGCTTCCAACGATCTTGATTGGGACACCACTTCGTGGTCGCAGGCTACGGTGACTTCGGTTGACTTCGTTGCGTCTCCTCCGACGATTGTGGCCGGCGTGAACGACCAGTTGCTCATCCAGATCAACGGTCTCACCCAGGTGGCGGTTACGCTAACCCCAGGCGCTCCGACCAACGTGACCACGGTGGCGGATGACATCAACACGGCACTGAACAGCATCGCTACCGCCTACGGTCCCGAGTTCAGCCATGTGGCGCAGGTGTTGGGCAACACGGTGGTGCTGACAGCTCCGGATGCGTTCGAGAACACGCCGGCCGAGAAGGGCGCCGCGTCCTCGATCATGTTCCTGTCGAACGCCACCGACGCCTTCACGACCATCTTCGGCAACATCACGCAGCCCTACATCGTGAACGGGACCGGACAGCGTCCCGCTTACGGGACCTCCTTCTACAGCACTTACGACTACACCCGGCCTTCCACGGACTACTCCACCGCTCACCGGGTCTTCGATGTCGACCAGCTCTACGCGTATACGACGCAGCTCAACCTGAGCAACTACATCCGCAACCATCTGTGTATCGCAGGTGAGATTGCTTTCGAGAACGGAGCGTCTTCGCTCTACTTGGTCCAGGTCAACGATGCCACGGTGCCGGGTTCTCCCACGCAGACCCAGATCAACTCTGCTATCGACGTGGCCAAGGAGTACGTCAACATCACCGAAGTGTTGACCCTCGATACGGCGCTGGAGACGATGGTTTACCAGATGAACCATGTGTCCAGCGAGTCGTCGATGCTGGAGAAGCACTATCGTCGCGGCTGGTTCGGCATGGCCAGGGACACCGACGTCGGTGATCCCGATACGCCGGGGACCTTGATCTTCGCGTCCACCCAGACGCTCCAGCCGGGCAACAACTCTCCGGGGCGCGGGCGCATGCACCTTATCGCTCCGCCGAACGCTACCCGTACCCTCACCCTGGATACGGGACAGGAGGTCAACGTCGATCTAGACGGGACCTACATCGCGGCGGCGGTGGCGTCCATCTATGCGGGTCTCCCGAGTCCCTCGTCGGCGCTCATCGGTCTCCAGATCACCGGCTTCACCGCTGACGGTTTCGGGACCTACCTGCGCGGGGAGCGGCACGCTCTGGCGGACAAAGGTGTCCTCGTAGTCACCTACGACGCAGGTCGCTTCGTCATGCTCGATCCTCTCACCACCGAGGCCGGCGGGGGCAAGGTGGTGCAGTTCGAGGAGCCTTCAGCGAGTGCGCAGAAGGACGCTGTCACCAAGACTGTCGATACGTTGCTCACGAGCAACGTTGTGGGTATCGTTCCGGACGACCTCGCGGACTTCATCACAGACTGCAAGAAGTGGATTCTGCTCGGTATCCTGGCGAACATCAACAACGGTTCCATCGCGGCTTACCGCGATTCTTCCGGTCTCCCGAGGGACATCGACGCCACCACGGACATCCAGGTGTACCAGTCCTCGACCGATCCGAGGACGTTCTACTTCAAGTACTGGTACAACCTGAAGTACCCGGCCAAGCGGTTCTTCGGTGAGTTCTCCGTCGACAACCCCTTCTTCAGCGTGGCAGCGTAGGCGAGAGGGGAGGAGGCTAAGAGATGCCAGTTCCGCAGACAAACATCCGCACCAGCCATGCAATATCGATCCTGGCAGGAGGGGTGCCCATTGGGCAGATCCAGACGTGGGCGCCCAACCAGTCTCGTACCATAACGCCAACGTACGAGTTGCGGTCGGAGACGAGTGGTGAGGTGACGGAGAACGTTCCGGGGAACATCACCGGCCTGACCGTCCAGGTGGCGCGTTACGACCTCTTTGCTTCCAAGATGGAGGAGGTCTGGGGTACGGCGAAGGCTCTCTGGATGCTGTCCGACCAGCTCAATCCCTTGGAGCTGCGCGAGAAGTGGAGAAACCCGGACGGCGCTACCGAGTTCTACCACTACGAGGGTTGCTGGTTCTCGCAGATCGGTCGCAACATGCAAGCTCAGGGCGACCGTATCGTGATGGTCAACGCGACCCTCAACTACGTCAAGATCCGACCGCTCTAGGCCTCACATGCCAGTACCCGTCACGCAAGTACGCACTAGCCATGCGATCTCTATCAGAGCGGGCGGGAAGACCATCGGACATATCCAGACGTGGGCTCCTTCCCAGGCGAGGGACGTCAAGCCGAAGTACGAGATCAACGCTGTCGGTCTCGGGGCGCCCATCGAGCACGTTGCCGGCATCTCGTCTTCCCAGACCGTTCAGGTGGCGAGGTACGATCTCTTCACGAAGAAGATGGAGGAGATCTGGGGGACCGACAAGGCACTCTACATGCTCACCGACCAGCACAACCCGTTCGACGTTGAGGAGAAATGGGTCAGGTACGGGAAGAAGGACGACTCCCCGTTCACCCCGTGGCTTCAGTCGGTCAGCGACAGCATGCTCAACACTCTCGGCAACACTAAGGTCGGGGGTGCACTGGGTATCGGGACCGAGAACGACCTCGATGGTATCGACACCGGGGCCGTCCCTCAGGGGATGGAAGTGAGCGTGGAGAAGCTCTGGTACTCGGGTTGCTGGTTCACCAGTCTGGGTCGGAACATGCAAGCGCAAGGAGACCGTATCGTCTCAGTCAACGCAACGATGGTCTACACCAAGGTGAGACCTCTGTTGTAGGTTTGTCGCGAAAGCGACTCACAATTAGACCCCGCGTAGCGGGAGGAGGAGCGAAAGCCGTGTTGCCTTCAAACGACAATCAAAGTCCCAAAAAGATGTTGCTGGACCTTGCTCGGGAACTCGATGGCGAGACCATCGAGGATACTTTCCTGTGGATGGGCCGTGAGTGGACGATACGTCTGCTGACGGAGGAAGAGTCGAACTGGCGTAACTCGTTCATCAACACCGGGTCGCGCATCTCGACGGTTTCTTCCTGGAGGTTGCCCACACTGTCCATCGGCATTCGCGCCATCAACGGAATTCCTGTCTTCGAGTTCTTCCGCGAGGAGTGGGAGAGCACCGAGGAGGGACGTCAGATCGTGCAGCTCGTCGATGGTCGGGGGCGTTACAATCAGAAGTACTTCGCGGCCGAGTACCTGATGCAGTACCTGGCGGAGCGTCCTCCGGAGCGTCTGGAGGAGATGTGGGGTTTCTGGGAGTCTCTCGAACAGCGTAGGGAGGACGCCCAGGACGCAGCAAAAAAATCCTCCGGGGAGGGTTCGGAAGAGGGCGAGAAGCCCACTGGGACCGAGTCTTCCCCGTCTGGCGACGAATAGCTTCTCGCCTTCGGATCAAGGCCAAGGTCTTGACGAAGCGACAGATCCCCATCGGGGACCCCCGTATCAAGGGGATGAACGATACCCAGTGGGTGTTTGAGCTTGAGGCGATGAACAAGGAGGACTTGGATCGGTACAAGGACATCGAGCTGATGGCGGACATAGTGAAAGACCAGGTGGTGAGCATGTTGGGCCTCAACCTGTGTCCGGTGGAGGACGAGGAGACGGGGTTGCTTCGGATGCCTACTCCTGACGAGATCATGCCACTTTCTGTGATGACTGGGCGTGATGACGTCCTCTCGATGATCAAAGACCGTACCGAACAGCTCCATACCCAGCAGGAGGTGGCGGGTCAGCTCGCTGCATCGGGCCAGGTTGGTGACGACGGTCGCCCCGTCGATACCGGTGTCGTGGAGATGACCCCCGACGAGCTGGAAGCCTTCATGGAGGACGACGGCGACGTCGAGTGCGACAGCACCCCTGAGGAGCTGCAACGGATGATGTCCTGGGGTGGTCGGGACAACCAGGCCCTTCTGGAGTCTCTGGTTCTCAACAAAGACGACATCGAGGAAAACTCCCTGTCGGATGTCGCTGCGCGCACTATCGGTCAAGCCCGGCATGACATGAAGCGCGAGCATTCTCAGCAGCACATTGTGGAGCACGTTGATTTGGTGTCGGTCCAAGTCACATCGGACAAGTCCGTGGAGGCAGAACCGAGCCTCGACAGGCCGACTGTGATCGTGGAGAGTGATTGATGGCGACCACTGAAGAGTACCTGCTTCGATTCGACCTGGATAAGTTCCAGGCTCAGATCGACGACGTTCGGAGGACCTACACGGATTTCGGCAGGTCTCTTCAGGGTCTCATTTCCCGTACGGACGAAGAGCTGGTCTCTCTCCAGGAGCAGGCGGCGTCGGTCAATGTCAGTCTCTCTTCGATCACTCCGCAGATGGAGCGGTCGGTCCAGATCATGGAGTCCGGGGTAGGCTCTACGTCCAACCTCCTCGAAGAGATGTCACGTCATAGCGAGAAGATCGCTAACGACATGACTCGCCTGTCGGGGGTCAAGATGGGGGCCGCTACCAAGGACCCCACACCTCCTCAGCTCAGCGCAGCGGAGGCCAAGGCGGAAATCGTCAAGGAGAGCGTTCGCCTGGCCAGCATGTCCTCCGACGAGGTCAAGCATGCGGCTTTGGAGTCGATCAAGAAGATTCAGGAGGCCGATAAGGCCTCGGTGATGGTTATCAACCGCGCTAAGCGGTACTTGAAGTCTGAGCTGGACGCCGCCAAGGGTCAGGTCAAGAGCGTGCTCAGTCATGTTCCTGGCGGCGTTATGACTGCCGGGGGCATCGCTGGGGGTCTCCTGGCTGCGATGGTCATGGGGTATCAGGAGAGGGACCGTCTTCGGTGGCAATCGGGAGAGATTCTGAATGTCTTCGAAGCTACCGGAGAGGCGCTTTCTTCGAAAGCATCGAAGCGAGCTACTCGGTTCTTCTCTGGGTTCCAAGAGACCGCGCAGTGGTTCTACGGGGTGGCCAAGGAGGAAACGCAGGCTGTACTGAAGAGCATGGTTGACGCTGGGTACCGGTCGAAGGACTTCATGACCACGTACAACAAAGACTTGGGTCTTGTTGGCAAGAACGTGACTGTTGCGTCCATCGCCGTGGACAAGCACTTCAACCAGAAGACCGGTACCTCCATGAGCAACATCATCAAGATCACTACTGAGCTTGGTGATTCTCTCGATACCGCTACGGACAAGTACGTCAAGCTGGCTTTCGCGGGGCAGCGTAGCGCGATGGGTATCGGTAGGTTCGTCGATTCTGTCATCTCAGGCTCCTCCGCGATGCAGCAGTACGGCGTTGACGTGTCCAACGTTGCGTCCGTCATGGAGACCATCCGGAAGCACTACGAGGACATGGGGCTCGATCCCCGATACGCGGGCAATCAGGCCTCGCAGGTCATCGGTGGCATGTCCGCAGGTCTCGCGAACCTCAACCCGAGCATGAAGGCTGTTCTGGCGCAGCAGATGTTCCCTGAGCTGAACGCGCTGGACGCCCTCCAGAAGTGGGAGGACGGTTTTCTTCGTGTTGCTGAGGGTGGGGGCGACGACTTCATGCAGAAGGCGTTGGTGCTTTTCACTCAGTGGTCCAGTCGCGGTGGTCGTAGTCGTGCTCAATCCATCCGTGTCATGGAGTACCAGGGTATGGATAACCGTACGGCGGCGACGTTGTACGATCTGGGGGAGAAGCTCGCGCGGACCAACGATTTGTCCGAGCTGTCGAAGGATGAGACGAAGCACCTGCGTCGTGCCTTCATGACGGAGAGTCAGCGGGTATCATCGTTGCACAAGACGCAGCGTCGTCTCTACCGTGCGATAGGTGAGATCGGTCGCGGCTTGATCAAGGTTCTCGTGGGGCTGCTAGGGGTTATCGTGACAGGTATCCGTGCGCTCCCGGATATCGTTTCCGCTGCGGTTTCAGGTAGCCCCGGTCAGGTGCAGACCGAGCTGAGTCGCATCAGTGATCAACTCGACACGCTGAACGCGCACATGGGTACCGGTGTGGACCAGATCATGAAGGGCGCGGGTATGGTTCCCGGCATCTTGGGTAAGGAGTTCGGACGGGACTTCAAGCCCCTTTTGGACGCACTGAACTACAAGGTTCCTACGGGCGGCGGCATGAGGCCTATTACCTCTCTGGAGGATGCGGATGCGGCTGCCAAGGAGCTAGGGAGTGTTTTTAGTGACCTGGCGGGGGACGAGGACTTTCGTCGTCAGGTCAAGGACCAGATGACGGTCGACTTCTTGAAGAACGCTGCGTGGGCGTCGGAGATGATGAAGCTCATGCACGCTCCTGAAGAAGGCGAGGCACCGAGCGAAGACTTCCAGAAGTGGAGTAGGCGCACTCAGGCACTGGAAGAGAGGGCGAGCGCCGTAGAGGGGCATTTGCAGAAGAAAGAGTTGGCTCGTATACGCCGTGCTTACAAGAGACAGAAGAAGCGCTCCCAGGTGGACCAGCAGGTGGGTGCCAGCAAAGGCAAGACGGTGCTCAGTGCCGGTGACGCCGGGACTGCCAACCAGGAAGCCCAGAAGAATATCCTCAAGAGGCCGAACAGCGAATGACCGACGGTATTCCACGGCTCGTAGTTGATCTCCCTTGGCTGAGTTCTCAGCTAGAGGGTACCACGCGAGCATACACTGAGCTGGGGAACACGATTCAGATGCTTTCAGCGCGCGTTATGCGTGCATCGGACGACATCACGTTGGGTTCCGGTTCAGTGGGTGATCCTCCTCCGTTGATTCTTCCCATGACGGATGCCTCGGTGTCCAAGATTGAGAGCAGCCTCAGCGCGTACGACCGACAGGAGCGCACCATGAGCAGCGCTCTCGACAAGCTCCGGTCGTTGAAGATCGAAAACTTTCTCGGTAACGAGGACCCCCGAGGGGAAGCCCCCGAGAAGACGCAACCTCTTCCGCCGGTCCCGGATACGGCAGGGGCTAAGAACGATGCCGAGGAGGCCCTGAAGTCGACCGAGAAGGTGGCCCAGGAGGCAGACAGCGCCACTGATGAGGCCGAAGAGCGGCAATCACGTCTTGCGAAGTTTGTTGGCAAAGAGGCAGCTTCGGTCAAGAAACAGCTACAGAGCGTTCTGCGCAAGATTCCAGGGGGAGTGGCTACGGGTTTTGTCGGTGGTCTCATCGGGGCGATGGTTCTCGGGTACACAGAGCGTGACCGTCGGCGTGCTGAGATGTCCGAGATGGCCAACCTCTTCGAGGGTAGTGTGGACTCGCTGTTCTCAGCGAGTTCCCGGAGAGCCACTCGGTGGTTTGCCAACTGGGGTGAGCGTGCCCAGTGGCAATGGGGTGTGGGTCGGAAAGAAACCCAGGGCGCGGTGAAGTTGATGGTCGACAATGGCTTCCGCGCTTCTGACATGTTGAAGACCTTTGATGATGGGTTGGGGAAGGTGGGGAAGAACGTCGTCACCCTGGCGCTGGGTATAGGGAAGCACTTCAACTTCGCCACGGCGGAGGCCATGGGGGACATCACGAGTCTCGTTCGCGACTACGGGATGAAGTTGGATGACGCTGCGGGGTTCTACACTCGGTTGACCGCTGCCGGTGCTCGGAGCGCTATCGGTGTTCGTAACTTCACGCGCATCGTTATGTCTGCTGCTGATCCTCTTTCGCGAATGGGCGTACAGGCGGAGACGGCTGCTGTTTTCGCGGGGAAGGTGATCGATTTCTACTCCGCGCATGGGTTGTCCGAGAGGTACGCGGGGAAGCAGGCCGAAGGTGTTGTAGCCGATCTGATGACGTCGTTTACGAAGCTGGACGATCAGCTCAAGATCGTTCTTGCTAGGGACATGTACCAGGACCAGGAGGCGGATGCGGTTTCGTTGATGCTGAGGTTCGACGACGGTCTGCGCCGCATCTCTAAGGGGGATGATGACCAGTTTTTGGAGAATCTCATCCGTTCCACCGTACGTACTCTGAAGTCCAAGACCTCTACGTCGCGGAGTCGGGGGATCTACGCCACTTCGAAGCTTCTGAACGTCAAGAACCGGACTGCTCAGTTGGTTTGGGACGCGGGGGAGAAGCTAGCTGAGGGTGGCAAGCTGGAGGACCTGTCCGAGAAAGAGCGAAAAGAGCTTCGCAAGGCTTTCCAGACGGAGAGCGAGCGTGTCTCCTCTTTGCACCGTACTCGGAGAGAGCTGATTCGCGGGATGGCGCGTATCGGTGAGGCGATCCTGGCGATCCTGGTGGACCTGGTCTCGGTGTTGATGGTCGGCCTCAAAGGGGAGGCTCAGATTCTCTTGACTCCTGTTTCTGAGCGTCAAGAGGTGTATCACCGCATCTACGCTCAGCAGAACAAGGTCTTCAACACGATGGCCGGTAGCTGGGAGAAGCTCATCGGTGGTTTCGAGATCGCCGGACAGGCCTTGGGTGGTGAGTTTCGGGAGACGTTTGGCCCTCTCTTGGATGTTTTGCGTGATCAAGCCCCGGTAGAGGCTCCGATGGCTCCTGGGTACGGTGGGGGTATGGACGTTGACGAGGAAAGGGTTCGGGAGGACCTGATCGACGAAGACCCGGATATTCTGTCTAGCGGAGACTACGATCTCGATGTCGATACGGACGCCGACGTGGAGCTGGACGCGGCGGTTCCTGATCAGACGGAACGTCGAGGGAAGGTCCAGAAGGCAGTCTCCTCCGCAGACAAACCGCAGGCTGGTAGAAAGTCTAGACGCCGCTCTCCGCAGAAGGTTCGCAGGGAGGCTCGTGCCAAGGACCGCACGATGAACTCCAACGTGAGTGAGTCTTCTGACGGTATTTCAAAACCCGCTGTGGGTAAAAAAGGAACGACATCTTCTCTGATAGAATCGAGGAAACGGGTTTCTCAGAATAGCTCTACCCGGATGGGCGCACGATGACCGATATCGTTGACATACAGCATCTCGATGCTGCTCGGTTCAAGTTCACCGAACTCGGTGACGCCATCAGTGAGGTATCTCAGCGCAACACTGAGATGATCGATGCGCTCGGTGCGTCTCTACGCGACAGCTTCAAGACCGTGTTCTCGGATCTGGAGAACGATCCCACCCTCAAGGAGGGGTCGAAGCTGACCGGTATGGGGCAGGAGTACGTCCAGGGGGTTTCTCAGAAGTTCGAGAAGCTCGCGGGGAGCATGGGTAAGTCCTTCGACGAGCTGGAGAAGACGGTCAAGGCCGCCGAGAAGGACTTTGAGAGCCTCTCAGCGGGCGCAAGGGGGCTTGTAGACAAGGCAGACGCTGTTGCGGGTCAGGTGGACGCCGAGGACGGCGGAGGAGGCGCTAAGGGGCGTGACAGCAAGGGCCGTAAGAAGAGCGGTGCGCGTGCTTGGGCGGCCAACAAGTCCAAGCAGGTGGTTCGGTCAGAGTGGAGGACGCTGAAGGGTAAGATCGGCGGCATGATGCAGAAGCTCAAGGTGCCGAAGTGGAAGGCCCTTGCAGCGGGTGGTATCGGCATCATGATCCACGGCTACATGGACCGCGACAGGGTTCGTGCCCAGGCCGGGGAGATGAAGAACATCCTCATCGCCGCCTACGATGACGGGGTGAAGGGGGCTGTACGTTCTGGAACTCGTCACCTGTCCTCGATCCAGGAGTCGTTGCAGCAGTACATGGGGATCAACCGGGAACAGATTCAGTCGGTTGCCCAGGCTTTTGTCGACGGCGGTGTCAGCGTCGATCAGATGACGCGGACTGTCGATACGCGGCTCAAGGGCGTCCACAGCAGTGCCGTCACGGTGACTCTGGCTCTGGACAAGATGTTCGAGCTGGGAGGTGGGGAGAGCGCTAAGCGGATGGTGGGCCTGATGGCCGACTACGGCAAGACCACTGACGAGGCCAGGGAGTCCTTGACCCGGATGTACATGGTGGGTCGGGATTCCGGTATCGGTGCGATGCAGTACGTGAAGAACGTGGAGGATGCTGGCAAGGAGCTGGCCAAGATGGGGTACGACATCGATAACGTCGTGGACATCTACTCGCACGTTACGGAGCAGTTCTCCAAGATGGGTGTTCCCAAGCAGTTCGCGGGAAAGCAGGCCGCGATGGGGATACAGCAGATGGCGTCTGGGATCGCCAAGATGTCGGATTCCTGGAAGATCATTCTCGGGGAACGGCTCGGCTACGGTCGAGGACTCGAAGCACGGCAGAAGATGATGGACGCATTCCGCCGTGTTGCCGAGGGCAACAACAGTGGAGAAGTCACGCGAATCGTCGAGGCCGTCTACGACATCGCCATGGAGGCCACTGGAGGGGACGAGGAGACCGCGCGGTTCTACATGGAGAAGCAGATGGGTCTCGGGTTTGAGGGTGCCCGTCTGATAGCCGAGATCGGTTCCAAGATGAAGGAGGGGAAGACCGTAGAGGCAGCCACGGCGGCCAAGCAGAATTCCGAGATCCTGTCCAAGTCGTTTGGCGTGGAGGCCACCAAGCGCAGCAAATTCGAGCGCACGATGAACTCGTGGATGAAGGGACTGGCCAAGGTAGGGCAGGGTATCATGGGCATGGTCATCCAGGCCGTGTCGTGGCTGATTGCGTTCTTCAAGGCCCTCCCTGAGTTCATTGTGAACGGCATCAGCGGCGATCAGCAGGACAATAATCGGTTGGCGGCTGACATCAACGCCTTGTTCGGGAACACGGAAGAGCACAAGCGCAAGATGAACCGGGGTCTGTCCCAGATGACAAAGGCGATGAAGCGCATGGGTTCTGACGTCCTGGGGACCTCGATGAAGACCCTCCAGGAGGCCTGGAACTTCGATCCTGCGTCTTCTCGACTCAGATCGATGCCGGGTACCAAGGGTCGGGGTGCGGGCAACGCGTTCGCTCCGTCTCAAGTGGTGCAGATCCCCGTGGCATCGCTCCAGTCGGGTCAATCTTCGATGGCTCCCAAGCAGATGGCGAAGGCACCTGCTTCGGTAAAGAAGGACCCTCAGGCTGCGCAGTCGGAATGGGACGGCCCGTGGGCTGGAGGCGGAGTCACTCTCGAAGTGGGCGGTGTAGACACCCAGGGCAACATTTCATTCGAGATCGGCGGCAACTGCCCTCGTTGTGGGCTTTCCTTCGCTTCCGAGGAAGCGGAGCTGGAGGGAGAGTTCAGCAGTATGGCTCTTGCCAGTGAGGGCAAGTACACCGGGGACGACGTGGAGGCGCTGGCTCGTGTCCTTCAGAGCGAAGCTGGAGGGTACAGTCCTGCGCGCAAGAAGGAGCTGGTAGGTATCGCGCACACTCTGATCAATCGTGCCAAGGGCAGGGGTGGGGGTGCTCTCAAGAACAAGGCCACTTCCGGTAAGGGGTGGGGGAAGCAGAACAACAATAAGCGGTACAACCGCCAGTACGCTACGCGCCGTCGCCCCTCGCAGGCTACGATTGATTTCGCGCGCAGCATCTTGAGAGGTGATTCCGGGACACAGGACTGGACGAAGGGTGCGACGGGGTTCATTCACGCCAACGAGGGCGAGGGACTTCCGCCGTTCATGAGGGGTGGGGGTCTCTTAGGTTCCATTCCTTCTGGAGGACGGAACTACGAGCGTGCCCTCTTCTGGAGGCCAGGAGCTGATACCGCTGCTGGTCGCGAGGCGCGTGAATGGGCAACCGGAAAGCAACATCGAGAGCGAACCAAGAAGCGCCAAGGGGAGCAGGCTAACCAGCTTGCTGCGCTGGGGCTCGCTCCGGGCTGAGGTAGGTAATGGCGACATTTTTGGAAAATTTGCGTAATACGTTTGGTGGGGAGACGACTCCTACACCTTCTACAGAACGTATTCTTGATCGGATACTCAACCCCTACGAGGATGTTGCGTATCGAGTTCCTTTTATGTTCACTTCGGATCAACGTATGAACAACGGCATTGATCCTGTGCGCATGAAGATGAATCCGGAGACTGTGACCTTTTCGCAGAACAAGAGGATTACGAGGCGAGATACGCAGTCCGGTGCTGTGTTCTATCACTGGACGAACGCGAAGGGTCGCAACAACGACGTCATCAACATCAGTTTTGCTGGGGCGACGGGGAACATCAACATCCGTACTGGGATGCAGCGCAACAGCAAGTATCTCTCTGAGAATATCAAGAAGTTCCGGGACTGGGTGAAGTCGGTCACGAACCAGGAGGGGCTTGATATCGAGGCGTTGCAAGGTGCTTCGAAGCTCGTGAACTTCTGGAACCTGTACAGCCTCACGCGGGAGCCTGTTATTGATCCGTTCGGGGGGTACCCTAATCGTTTTTATTTCATGTACAGTAGCCCTATGTTGGCCAATGCGTTGATTCAGTTCATCGGTCATTTTGACCGTGTGCTGGAGTTTACCGACGACGCGGCTAACCCTTTCAGCAAGACGTACTCTTTTTCTTTCGTGGCGACAGAAACGATTCCTTCAATGGATGACATTTTTAGGTACATTTCCCTCACGCTGGGGACTGAGTTTTTTAACGAGTTGGTGTGATGGTTGAACTGGGTAAACTGGGTGAAAAACTCTGGACGGAGCAGTCGGTCCTCTCGTCTCAAGAAGGCATCTACCGCGCCGCTTTTCCGGCGTTCCGTGTTTTCATTTACGGGCAGGAGGTGTCGGGGGACGTTATAGACGTGCGTGTCAACCAATCCGGGGGCAGCATGGATCGCGCTCCTTCTACGTGTTCAATCACTCTGCATAACCCGTTGGACAAATACATCATCGATCATACCGATATGGTTGCGCTTAGCGACAGCCGGGAACAGCTTGTCAACTACCTTAAAGACAACGTTACCCTCTTCGCAGGGTTGCAGCAGTACTTTCGCGACGAAGCGGGGGAGGACGTAGATGTACTAGAGGCTTTTTTTGGGGCATTCGCCAATGAGCAGGTGGGGCAGTCTTTTGTGGACGTGGTTAGCGCATTCAATGACGAGTTGAGAGCTGCCTCGGGTTGGTTCCAGGAGAACTGGGAGGAGGGTTCTGTCCCCGATTCCATAAAGAAGACGGTAGTGGAAAAGAAGGCCACGCAGTATGCCCCGGAGTCTCAGAAGGTCATAGACGCCTTGGGAGAGGATTGGGACGCGTTTCCTATTTTTTTGGAAGATTACATATACACGTACCCTTTTACTGAAGGTGACTGCATCTTCCATCCGAACGATCCTATAAGAATTGCGTTTCGCGATCCTTTTGTCCCGACCATATGGTACTGGATGTTTTCCGGCTTTGTAGACGGTTTCACCGAAGACGTTGGGGTGAATCAGGAGTCCACGGTTACTATCGTAGGGACTGACGTCAGTAAAACACTTCGGTACTCTTATTTCCAGCTCAACGTAGACGCTGGGCTCGACAAGAGCATTCAGGAGATCTTCAAGTTTGATCCTGCGTTCGAGGGTGCGGGCGACGTAGCCGCGTTGAACTGGGTTGCGTATCAGGAGCTATTTGCTCATTTTACTGCGTACGAGATTCTGGAGATGCTCTTCTTCGGTAAGGAAGCCTACGAGGGGGTCATGACTGAGTTGACCAATCGGGCTGTAGAGGCTTTCAGTGACTCAGAGGTGCAGGTCTTCCTTCAGAAGCACGGTGTTTATAAGAGTTTGGATGAAATCAACAAGATGACCGATACTCAACGGCGGTCATCCTTGGAAGAGTACCTGATTGGCGCTAAGCAGAGTAGGTTCCAGGGGTCCTTCTTCCCTCCGGTGTATGCTCCTCACGGGGTAACGTTTAAGCGCAAAGAAGAGTCCAAGGGGGTGTACGCATATTACATCGGGGACGCCGAGCTAGACGGTTTAGAGAAGGCCACAGGAAGTCCGATCACGATGGGGAATCTGCGTCAGCTCAACGACATGTTGCACAGTCGGGTTCGTGTTGACGATCTAACCGATATGGCTGCCGACGAGACCTCCGCCCCTAATTCTGACGGTCTCGGCGTGGTGGACGTTGTCAGCATCATTGGGTCGGACATAGACACCTATCCAGTAGGGGGTGGTCGTGTGTTTTACGTGGCCCCGACGCGTCTGGGTCTCGGTCTCTCCGCAGGCGTAATGAACGAGATGGTTAGTGGGGCTCAGGGGGATCTCCATTCCGATTTTCGTGACCGTCTTACCTACATTTACGATTTGGCGGAGCAGATTCAGTTCTGTTTTTACTCCACAGGTAGGGGGGACCTTGTTTTCGAGATGCCTTTCTACGATTTCGATCCTTGGATGTTCGATGGAGAGGACTCCCATATCACGAATGCGGAGATCGAAGGTCGTGCAGGTTTGCAGGGTTTGCGAAAGGAAGGGGAGAAGCCGCTTCGTGAATGGGTGTCGGAGTGGTCTGCTGCGAGCGGGGACTACACGGAGTCTGATATTTTGGAGATGATGGAGCTGTCTTCGGATCTTCAGCTCACGTTGGAGGGGTTCGGTGGTTCCTACAACGCGCAGAATTTTAACTATTCTGACTACTTTACTATTAACCGTCACGAAACCTTCGGTTTCAGCAGTTCGCTGAACGATAACGGTCTCAAGACGTTGGCTCGAATAGCTCCGAACAACATCGCTCGTGTTGAAGAGGCCAACGACATCAACTCTCGGCGCTTTCAGTGGGCGGCAGCCCACGGCCTTGTTCCTCTGCTTGGTGTACGCCCCGCAGCTGATAAAGGTCCTTGGACGGAGGTCACTTCTGAAGAGGCTGCCCGTCTTTTTGCTGCGGTGGAGCTAAGGAAGACGAATGCGGAGGCTCGTAATATCGGGTTACAGACTCTCCCTCATTTTGGACTCATGGTGAACCGTCCGTTGTACTGGAGGCAGAGGAACTACGTGGCGAATATCGTTAGTTGTCAGCACAGCATGGTCGTCAACAGCGCTTGCGATACGACGGTTAACGTTAATCTGGCTAGGGGGTGGAAAGGCGTCTACAAGGAAGGGACTTCCCCTAAGCTAGAGGACTTTCAGCATTTCGGAGGAGAGACGCCGTTCAACTACGCGAGGCTTTTGTCAGAGAACGCGAAGGGTTAGAAAATGTCTGGCCGCTCCAACATGAATCCCAGTACTTCTCCGATCTTGGAGGAAAGACGTCTTTACCGGGAGTTTTACTCAACCATACATATGGTTCGTGTAAAGGACTTGCACTTGGAGCGTGGTACGGTGAGCGTGGAGTTCCTGAAAGGAGGGGGTCATCCGCGTCCTGAAGTCCCGATACCTCTTGCGGGGTGGTCTTTCCCTCCGAAGCAAAGTGATACGGACAAGAACTATCTTCGTTCTTCGTGGGGTGTCTATCTACCCCAGATAGGCGATACCCTGTTGGTGGGTTTCGACGCAATGGGGAATGCGTTCTCCCTTAGCTACCACACGATAGATTTTTCTGCTTTTAAGAGGTACGATGACGCTAACGAAGAGAGGGGCGGCATCGGGTGGGGGGATGCTTCGGGTAAGCGGCTACGTCCGGGGGACTGGTCGTTCAAGAGCGCGCGGAATTGCGCTCTCTACTTGGGGGACCGAGCGTCCCTGACAGCAGGTCCCCACTCGGTGACTCTCGATAAGCCTAACGGCGAGGTACGCATCCAATCCGACCTCGTGCACACCCGGTACGGAGACTCTTCCGAGATCAGGGCTGGGTCGGCCCGGCGCATCCTCGTTCCCGGCGTGGATTCCCAGGAGAGCTACATCTACGATTTGGTCACTCCGGGCGCTGGCAATGTCGGGCAGGAGCACACCAACTACATTAGGCGCGCTTCGCTGACTTCTGTGGACCAAAACGGTCTCCTGATGGTGCGTACCTCCGAGGGTCAGGTTGTCGACGACACGACTAAGCAGATCGTTGGTCCCCAAGTCTTTTCTCCGGACCTATCGGTGGCCATGACCGGCACCGCTACGCGCGTTCTTCGTCGTACTTTTGACGACGCGACGGGCCAGGTTGCCTTGTGGACGGAACTTGTAGACAATCTGGGGAACTACGGAGTCTCCGCTCCGTTGGTTACCGGTTTCCAATGGTTCACCCCGGTCTCGACGTGGACTGTTCTCAACACCTCTACGAGCTGGACTTCGACGGGGACCTACGATTTGACTGTTGGGGGTTCGTACTCCTTGAATGTGGGTGGTGACTACGGGGTCGCTGTTGGCGGTCTCGGGGACATAACCGTGGGCGGTCTTCTAGGTCTTACTGCTGGTGGCGTCATGGACCTCACTTCCGCAGGGGCGATGACTCTTACGGCACCTTCGATCTCCCTAGCGTCGGGGTCGATCAGTCTTGGGGCAAGCCCTGCCGTGGTGACTTGTCTGGGCAACTTGACTTTCGAAGCTCCTCTTTTGCAGCTCGGAACAGGTGCGGTAGAGCCGCTGATCAAGGGTACTACTTTCAACACGGCGTTGACGGCATACTTGACTCTCACGGCGACGACGTTCCAGGCGCTTTCTACGGCGACATCATCTCCGCCCTTGACGCCACTGTCTGTTCCTTTCCAGACATTGGCTACAGCGGCGCAGACCTTGTTGTCTGCCTTGAGCGGTACGTTGTCCACGAAGTCGATGACGTTGTAGGAGGACAGGATGGCTCTAACAGGCGCAGGGACTATCGCGTTGTGCATCTTGAGATGGCTCTACGCACAGGTGGCTCCTCTGCTTGAGGCGCTGAAGGCCATCTTGTTGGCCATCATCGAGTACATCGATCTACAGATTCAGTGGCTCGTGGCTTGGTTGGCGCAGTTCGACATCTTGAAGGCTCTGGAGGAGGCTGCGTGGGCGATTGTCCAGACGATCATTGATCAGGTCAGGGACGCGTTGACGAACATACCGGACGGCCCTTTGAAAGAACTGTGCCCGGAGTTCTACCAGATGATCACCGACCCTGCGCTGTTGCTGTTCGACACCGCAACGTCTGCGCTCACGGTCTGGAGGGAACGGTACAAGAACGTGGTATCCTTCACGGACGAGCTGGAAGTGCTTCTTCAGTACTGGGAGGGTATCAAGAACGAACTCGTGGCCCTAGTAGAGTCTGTCGATGACGCTCATTACTGGGCCATGATGGAAGCAGCATCGGCGGTGCCGTGATGAGTTGGACTCTGAAAATCGAAAATGGTGACATCGTTCGGTACCACGATAACAACGGGTACGAGACTATCACGGGCGAGGAGAAGCTACGCCAGGAATGTCGGATGGTGCTCACTACGGGGGTGCGCGCTGATGGGATCGGTGCCGGGCTCAATCGTGTCGTCGGGAGGGCCGTAGATGGGGAGCCCGAGCTGGGTTGGAGCATGCCTGCGTTGTTCCAGTTCCAGACTCTCCTTAGGAACTCCCTGAATCGGTATCAGTGGACTCAGCGCCACAAACAGTATAGTCGGCGTACCTACAGAGAGCTGCTGGATTCATTCTCGCCTATACAGGTGTGGGGCGATGAGACTGATCCTCGCAATTTCCGTTGGCGTGTAGATTTTTACACGTTGGGTAATCTTCCTAATTTTTCTTTGGGGGGTACTACGAGGTAGATCATGGTTATTCAACGAAAAACAGTAGCTCAGTTCGAAGGTGAGATCTCCGATGCAGCGGCAGCGAGGGATGGTAACCTCGACACTTCGATAGGTCCGGTCAAGGACCTCTTCGTCACCCCTCCGGCGTCGGTGATGAAGGACATGCACGACAACACCGTCTATCTCAGCCAGCTGATGAGCATGAGGTACGCGGAGCGCTTCAACCCGGATGATCTGGACGCGTTTGTGTTCAACGAAGGGATGATCCGCTGGTCTGGTTCTCCGGCAGTGACCACAGTGACGTTTTCCCGACTTCAGCCTCCGACGACTGATATCCATATACCCGTCAATTTCCCTTTGGCTACGACAGCAAACCCTCAGACGGGGAACGTCATCAACTTCAGGACGATTGAGTCAGCGGTGATGTACGGTCCTCTGACTGTCCCCTCGTCTAGCTATTACAACGCCGCGACCGAGAGGTACGAAATTGATGTTGCGGTGGCGAGTGTTCTCGCCGGAGAAGCTTCGATGGTGGGGGCGAACACGATTGTTCAATTTCGCCGTGCGTTTTCTTCGTTCGAGTACGTGACGAATAAGGAAGCCACCACCAGTGGTCTTGGTCGAGAAACCAATAGCGATCTTGCTGAGCGCTACTTGATGCAAGTGCGGGGGAATCAGGGGTCGACTCCGGCGGGTTTGTCGCTTTTTGGGTTGGACAACTTTAACAATATCGAGGATGTGTATGTTGTGTACGGCAATGACGTCAACCTGACCCGGCATACCGACGACGCCGGGGCAGTCGACGTCTGGCTGATGGCAGAGGCTCCCCTCAACGACACGTTCGACACTACCTATCCCGGTCTGGGGGAGCTGATACCGGTTCCCAAGCAACCGTTGATGTCGGTCTTGACGGTTTCGAGCGGCGTGACCGTGTATACCGAAGGGACTGACTACGAAGTCGTCACCGGGGAAGGGATCTACGCCTACAGCGACCGGGGTCAGGACGGTATCCGGTTCATCCTTGGAGGGACGGCACCTGCTCTCGGGGACCCGTTGCGGATTGTCTACAACTACAACTCGATGATCACCATCGTCACTTCTTACTACACGCAGCCCGAGTACTTCGTGATGGGCTCCGACGTCTTGTTCCGGTGGGCGCAGCCGAAGCTGGTGGAGATCGAGGCGGAACTGAAGGTGAAGTCGGGTAACCCGACTACGGTCCTCAACTTGGTCAGGGAGCGCGTCATCAGCTACATCAACGGGTTGAAGCTTGGGGAGAATCTGGAGGAGTTTGATATCGATGCTCAGGTGGCTGAGATCTTCGGTGTGGACAACTGGGTCTACGTGACCTTGGCTGAGAAAGACGGTACGGGGGTGTCGGACATCGAAATCGGACCATACGAACACGCTTTCATCGAGGACGCAGACCTCGTGGTCAGCTTGGTGTCGTAATGGGCTACTATCAGCTATTCAAGTACGGTAGCGGGGTCCTGTACGGCCCGCAGGCCGTGGTTCACTCGGTGGACCCTCTCGAAGGCCCTGCTCCGGGAGGTAACCGCTTCGTCATCCTCGGTGAGGGGTTCGATCCTCGTCAGTGGGATGACTACTTCACTGGAGCGGTTCTTGACCCCCTCAAGTGGACGGACGCTTCGACGGGGAGCGGTTCGATCACGGTAGGGGCCGATCACTTGCAGATGTCCACCGGAACTACTCCGGCAAGCATCGCTGGTGTTCAGTCGGTGAAGCAGTGGGGCGATACCCAAGGTGAAGTCCGTATGTCCTTGTCTGCTCCGACTGCGAACCCTTCGAGCAATGTCGCTCTGTTTGCCCTCAACCTGTTTGTGGACTCTTCTAACTTCGCGGCCATGGTTGTCTATCTCTCAGATGAAGGGAACCTTCGTCTGGAATGTGGAGTCTACGTCGGAGGCTCTCCGGTAGATCTGTTGAAGATCGAGCTTCCCTGGACGACCGGTCTCTCGATGTTCAAGATACTGCGTTGGGGAACCGACGTGTACTTCATCGCGAACGGTTCGGTAGTGATGCGCTCTGTGAGGTACATCGTTAACCCAGCGCATTTCGTCATCTACTCTTTCAACGGGTCAGCTTCTTACGACGTCGACGTGGCTCGTGTGGAGTGGTTCTACTACAGACCGTTCGCGGTTTTTCAGAACCAGCCTGTGCATGACACTGTGGTGGTCTCCGATAAACGAGTACGCGGTCTGGTGCCGGCGAGCCGGGACGATGCGTGGCAGTCGGCGGCCTACGAGGGGGAGGTGGACGTCTCCGTTGTGGGTAACGACAAGGCCACCTCCAGGGATTCGTACAGGTACTACTATGTGGACGGCTTGAGATCGATCAACAGCGCTCAATCCGGGGTAGAGATGGACATCGTGAACGATACCCAGCTCGTCACTCCCAGTGATGCGTCGAAGGGTCTCGGTGGAGGATACTAGAGATGGCTCTCGAAGGTGTGAACAGGTACGCTGAGCTGGTCAAGGCTGTCATCGATGGTCCCTTCTACGAGGCCAAGGGTACCATCATTCCCTACCGGCACGGGAACACGGATATTCGTCTCCGTACGGCGTATCCGAACACGCAGTTCGGGCTCTACATCAACGAGTTTTTCTCCGGACACGTCACCTCTGACAGCCAAGGGAACGTGGTTTTCAGTCGCCACCTCAACCTGGGGGAGAACGAGTTCCTGCTCGTGAATCTCGCTAACGGTCGTCGTCTCCCGAGTTGGGTCACCGTTCGCGAGAGTGCGATCTGGCATGTCGCTTATGCTGAGGTCTTCGAGGGGATGGACGACGACTGGCAAGAAGCCAAGGACGACCTGTCCATCGAGACGGTTACCATTAACGGTATCGAGGATCGTTTCGGGAAGAATATCGGGGTCTACAACGACTTGGGTCAGGACCTCGATACGTATCGGTACGTAGTGCACGAGATGCATAATGCGTATCGAAACTATGGCGGAAAAGTGCGCGGCTTGGAGACCTCTGTAGCCGCGTTCACTCAGATCCCTCCGTTCGGATACACTCGTCGGTTCTGGGGGCCGAACTGGGTGCTAGACCAGTCGATGCTCGATAATCATCGATTCCTGGAGAGGTCGGCGTACTCGCAGTACAGCGGTGCTGGCGTTCCTGGGGTGGTTCTCGGCACGCCCGAGGCTGACGTTTCCGGCGGTGCGCCTTCCATGGCGCTCCAGTACAACCCTGTCACGCAGGAGCTTCGGTGGGGCACGTTGTTCACCCCTGGTCTTCCGGTGAAAGCCGTTGACGGGGAGATGTTCCTCCCTGGACCGGTGGAGACCAATCCGCCTTCTATTCTCGGACGAGCGGGTCCTTTCGTCTTGAACGCGACCACTCGTTATCTCTACCTCAACTGGGGGAATGGTACCCTTACGGTCGATCTCAGCACCATCCCCGGCTACCCTACTCCGTCTGTGGCGCAAGTAGTGGCGTTTGTGAACGCCGCTGCGGGCTTGACCATCTTCTCGTCCTACAACTCCAAGGTCCTGTTTGCGTACGGGTTCACGAAGCCTTGGGTCTGCGTCGAGCCGGGACCTCTGAACGCGGCGGTCGAGATCTTCGGCGTGGAGCCGGGTGACATCGTATTTGCGCCTACGGGTACGCTAGCGGGGGTGACCTTTCGTAACATCATGGGTGCTATCCGGGTCGATACGGATTCCACCTTGGAGTACTACTACGACGGGACCGTCACACCCCCGGTGCAACGATTGAGATGGGGTTCTCCAGGTGGTACGTGGGCACCCGGTCTCGGATGGGTGACGATCACCGAAGACGGCACCTACACGCTGACGGACGCCCTGGGGCATACCCTGACGGTGCACGTGTTCCTGGATGATCTCCCCACCTACGGGTCCTCTACGGTCAGCTTCATCTACGCTTTCTCGACCAACTACAGCAAGAAAGCACATCAGCTGTCGTCGACGAAGGGGACCTGGGTGACTGTGGACACCTCTGCGCTACCGGCGGTTGTCACGGCAGGTCTTGTTGATATCTTCGATGACACGTCGGTAGGAGATCCTGAAACACCGGATGCGTGGTACCTCACCGGATGGGGTGCGGGAGCAACTTCCAGGATCGAACCTTCTCGTGTGATACGGGGCAGGACACATCCGTTGGCCCCGTGTCCGGCTTTCAGGTACGTCTACCGTGACGCTGCCGGGGACTACGTGAACTTCAGGGGTCGCGCCCTTCAGTATCCGGCTCCTATGGTGGAGCGCGGAGGGTTGTCCCCGCAGAAGAACTCCGGTCTCCTCTACGACTACGAGGGCTTCAAGGCCAAGTTCTCCGCGTGGATTTTGTCCCACAACGCCACCGCTGTTCAGGCTGTTCTGAGCTTCAGCTTCGACGGTGGAGCTACGTGGCGTTCAGGCACATTGACTCCAGTGGCCACCGATGCTGGCGGTACGGGGATCGAAAAGGCTACCTACGTGGAAGTAGAGCAGATCATTCCCGCTGGATTGATCCCGAACGAGGTTCTGGTGTCCGTGGAGATGGCTCAGGCAACTCCAGGGATGGAGGTCTCGGTGGATGATCCTCGGATCGACATCGAGTACATCACTTCCAGGGCTCTCGGGGAGGTCACCGTCCCCCGGTATCGGCACCGACAGTTCTTCGGTGAGCTGGTCTTCTCGTGGTCTCCGGAAGAACTACGGACGACGACGCAGAAGTACCTCGGTCTGCACTTCAAGGAGGCGAGCCGCGAGAGGGTGTTCGCGGGTGCCCAGATCATTCGTCTCTCTGATGACACGCCAGCCGGGAACGGAGCGTTCGAGTACGAGTACAACTCTGTGGGTGACCTTCGTCGGTTCCGGTGGACTCCTTACGGCACGTCGTGGACTCCAGGGGCCGGGTGGGTGTCCATCCCCAGTGATGGAAGCTACATCTTGGTGGCTCCCGATGGCTCTGAGATCGAGGTAGACGTGGTGTACTCGCTATTGCCGCTGCCCACCGGCAGTCCCCCAGCGGTTACTACCTCCAAGACCATCGCCATTACCGACAACACCGTGCAGCAGGGTCGTACGCGCGACATCATGCCGGCGCATTCGTCACTCGATATCTTCGATGTGACGGAGTTCGACTCTAACGGAGTGCCGGTGAACGTGCACGGCTCTATCGGTGAGGCCGACTTCTCCGTTGCCACTTTGGTCAACCTGGATATCGTCCCTACGACGCCGTTCCGGTACTCCTTCTTGTCTCCGTCGTTGCTGCCGGTAAAAGGGGAGCAGTTGACGTTCAGTGCGGGTGCACCTTACACGGCTTCACTTCTCTACGAGTCTGACATGGACCAGGTAGCTGCGATCTTGTTCGAAGACGGCATCTCCGTACCGAACGATCTCTGGCAGTTCAACTCGTCCAACCAGATCCAGTTCATCAACCCCGCCGACTACAAGCCGTCGTCGTCTTACACGATGAACTACAATCCGGTTTACCAGCTCACGACACCTCTTCTCGATCTAGGAAGTCCCTACCAGGACTACATGTGGCTTGCAGACTACCTCTTGTGGAACCGGATGGAGCACAACGTTCTCACCCGAGAGGCCACTGTCCCGGTGTACTTCAACAGGGAGACTCGGCGTGCTGCACTCGACCGGCGTTCGAACATGGACCAGGCGCAGGCTTCTCTCTACTTCGAAGGTCCCGAGGAGCGTCGGGAAATCTCTCCGGCCAACTGGCGGTTCGTTGATCCCTTTACGGTCAGCATGGACTCCTCGCAGTACCTGGAGGGTGCTCAGTACTTCCTGACTCATCAGGAAGCCAGGATGTACGTCCAGAACGAGCTGACCATCAAGTTCGAGCATCGTTCCGGGGTAGACTCTTCGGCGTGCTTGGCCGCTTCCTGGGTAGAGATCGAGCGCAACGAGAACGTCGACGTGACCCAGCCCGCAGGTGGCCACGTCATCCATCAGCTACGGTTGTCGGTGAGCGGTGTTCGAGACCTGAGGGATTTCAGGATGCACTCCGTGTTGCTCAAGGGTCTGCATCTCTTCGGTCCGGGGGCGTATGTTCCCGGCTTGACGAATGTGTAGGGGCGTCGTGGGGGTTACTCCTATAGCACCTAAGGGTTCGAAATTGCCGTATTATTCTTTCGCTGAGGACGTCTCCTTGGCGTTCCTGCTTGTGTCCTTTTTCGTAGGGATTCTCTGTTTGGCAGGGTTTCTTCTTGGAGGTTCCTTGGGTTTAGAATCCCCACCTCCGAGATGGTAGAGTGGGTGGAACCGGAAACGTGTTCCGAGGCCCGTCGGTCACATCTCCTCGATACCGACGGGCATGTAGCAGGAGGCTGATACATGCTGGGTTCTCTCTATCCTGATGGCGTAACTGTTGACCACATTGCGCTGCGTCGTACCGAGACCACCAAGGCTGCCGAGATTCTCAGGAATCGCCTGGACTGGACAAGCAGGGGCATCCTGTACGGCGGTGTAGTGTCGGTGAATACCTTTGGCCCAGGCCCGTACACGCACATCGACGTGACGCAGTTTGGGGGTTTCGCTCCTAACGGTGAGTACCTGGAGAGCGACAGCGATTACTTCGACATCGCGTTGTCGGACGAGACGAGCGGCGTGGTCAACTACGTGTTGGCCATCTACACCGAGAACAACACTCACAGTCAGCCCCACGAGAGCGATCAACACACCTACCCTATCTTCTCCGAGATGGGTTGGCGTCTTCGGGTTTACACCGAGGCGGAGTTCTTGGCGCTTGCCGCCACGGACGACAATCTGGCCAACGACGCGCAGGACAGGTGCATGATCCTGGCCAAGGTGACCGCCAACGGACCGGCTTCGGACTTGACCGCGAGCAGTATTCAGCACCCGTTGGAGTTCAACAACATCCTGTACGCGACTCCTCGGGCCTTGACGACGATTCTCGGTGTGGACGTCTTGGCGGTCTCTCCGGACACCCCGGTCGGTGATGGCACGCTTGAGTACGATTACACGGCTCCGAGTACTTATGACTTCACGTGGACCACCTCCAACGGAGCAGGTGCCACGCAGACGATCAGCGCTGACGCGACCATCGATGTCCCTGATGGTGCAGGTGAGTACATCAGGATTTCTGTCGCCACGTCGGTTCTTCCGACGTCGGGTACGTTCCCGATGACGGAGACCATCACGATCTCTAATCTCTACTACCAGGACATCCCGAGGCTGACGGGCGAGGACTCCCTGCATCGAAACATGCTTGGTACGGGTGTTCTATCCCCCACCAACCCCCATGCGTTGTCTTTGGACGACATCACCGGGGAGTCGTTCTCGCTACTGGATGAGCATCAGAACCTCATGCACTGTAATGGGATCTCGTGGATATCGCAGCCCAACTTCCTCTCCGTGAGTATCGACGAGACACAGACCCCGGACACCTACACTGTCGTAGGTGCTGTAGGCGGCGACACCTACTACGTGAACGGGCAGAAGCTGACTACCGTCGAACCTACGTCGGCTGTCACTATCACGCCTCCGACGGACAAGTCGGCGTATCTCTACGAGGTCTTGGTGACCGACGAAGGGGATATGATCCACGAGATGAAGGCGGCCTTCCCTGGTTCGCCTTCCGGCCACTCTCGCAACGTCACGGGCTGTTGGATCGTCGACATGAGCGACAACTACCCCTCCGGCAGCGCGACGTTGGAGGTGCAGTGCACGGGAGGGGCGCCGTGGACGTTCATCTGGGATGGAGGCAAGCCGGTCACGGTGACCTCGGTTGCCGTCCCTCCGCAGGCTATCAGGCTCTATGCCGCTGACGGCGTCCACTGGATCGATCTGTGGGTCAACCCCACGTTCTCCGCTGTGGCTTCTGACGAGTTTTTGCCTCTGGCGAATGCTTCGGACACGATTACCATCTTCGCGTCTCTCACCGACGGTACCGATGAGTACATGCACATCGCGTCCCTGGTGTACTACTACGAGCCTACGGGACCTTCTTGGGTTCTCGGGTACAACCCTCTCAGCTCCAGCCGGAACTCTGTGGACAAGCGTCACTGGGGCAACACCTGTAAGCGCAACATGGCGGATAGCGCGCTACAGGACCTCATCTACTCCCCGAATAACGAGCTTGGACGTTCGGGCTGCGTGATGCGGCGTAACGGTGTCTACAACGAATTTGGGTACGACTACGGGGGCACCGGGTTCGGCATCGATATCAACGGAGGTGCCTATTACTGCCGTGGGCAGAGGATCGTGGCGGATTCCGTGCAGACGGTTTCGGCTCTCCCCAGCACGTCTCAGTTCGTGTGGGCTGACATGGAGGGCAACTATCACGTTCTCGACATCACAGGGGGCTACGGCGGTGACGTCTCTGCGGCTATGAGGTACGTTCTTGGGCTGACGGAGAACATCCCGAACGTTTCGGATACCTACCACTTCTCGGGTCCGGGAGATCCTCCGGAACGAGGGGTTCTCCTCTACTATCTGGCTACGGATTCCACTGACATTACGCGGATTGTCGACTTCACCCAGAACGTGAACCACGTCACCGATCCGTGGTCGGTAGCGTCTCGTATCGCTACCAGCGTTGCCCACCACGGGCAGGCGGCGTACGACAACCTCTTCGCGGCGTTTGAGTATGCGCGTCACGCGATGTCCGGCACCGAGAATCTCGGTGCCCACTGGATCAACATCATCGGCAGCGTGACCATCGATTTTCCGGTCTGGCAGCCGCAGTATGTGAATGTTCGCGGCGTGAAGGGGCTCTCCGTGAGCCCTGTTGGCGCTGTCGTCCAGTGTAACGTCGCAGCTGATTACAACTGGCACGTCCAGCAGGGTTGCGTGGTCGAAGGGGTCAACATCGTCAACAACGATGCTACTTCGATCACTTTCGCTGCCGGTTCCTTGACCACGATCCGGGATTGCTATCACTTCAGCACGGGAGCCCCTTTCGTGGCCTGGGAGCTGCTTGTGATCGGTGAGACGTCTGTCAACAACGTCACTATCGAGAACAACGTATCCATCGGTTGTCCGTTTATCTTTGGCGCAGGTCTCAAGGCCGACGGGATGACGAGCTGGTCGGTCCGGAACAACCGAATCTACAGCGTCCCCTCGATCTACCCGATAGCGATCTCGCTCTTCGATGTGGCAGACCTCCACCTGGAGGGGAACTACATCGAGGTTCCTGACACGAATGATTCTGCTATCGGTGCTGGTATTCTGGTGCAGAATACATCTTCTTCCAGTATCGATACGAGAGACATCTACATCAGGGACAACACGATCAGGATCGGCAACAACGGAGCGCAACTCAACTCCCCTACGGGCATCATCGTCGATCAGCTGTTCTCAGTGCATATCGAGGGGAACAACGTTGATAGGCACTCTGGATCGTCGACGCAGATCATCACAGGGGTGCTGCTCCTCGACGGAGGTGGTATTTCCGTTACGGGGAACGCGTTCTCGTATCTTGGAGGGGGTGTTCTCCTGGAAGGGGCGTGTTACGGGGTGGAGATCTCCCGCAACACGATGACGTATCTCTACCATTTGGGTGTTCGGGCCAACATCAATAGCTTCCCGGTCCTGAACACAGCTGGTGTTCTGAAGATCGACGGTAACTTCATGACGGCTTTCGTGAAGGGTACTTCTTCCGGGCACTACTTGAGCAGCGAGCTGACGGGGGTCATCGTCGAGTGCGATTTGACGGTGACGGAGCCCGACCTCTCGATGATCTCTGTGAGCGAGAACCTGATGGGAGGTCTGTCGTCCGAGGGGTCGGTTCGTGGTATCCGCATCACCCTGGACCACACCTCTTCCGGGGGAGACCATACCAGGGGCCTCACTGTGGACGCGAACATCCTGTACGGTCTCAGGTCCAGTGGTAACAGCACTCGCGGGATCTACATCAGCGGTACTAGCTATGTGGTGGGCACGCAGGGAATCCAGGGTGCCACTATCAACGATAACGTTGTCATCCTTCCTGGGATGTCGACGACCTCTTTCCGGGTGGCTGGGATCGACGTGGACCACGCCTTGGCGGACAGCGCGGTGTCCGGTAATACCGTGATCCTGAACGGGGACAACTCGTCTAACGGAGCGGCGCTCTACATGGGGAGTACGTCTTCTTCGGACAGGGTGCCGATCAACTGCACGGTCAGCGGAAACGTGCTGAGCGGTCTCCGGGCGGGTTTCTTCGGAAAGATCGCCAATCAAGTTTCCGTGAACAACAACTACATCTACGGGAACGGGACGGGGATCTACGCCGCCACCTCCACCCCTCTTTCTCTGATCAGCGACAACGTGGTCGTGGCTGCGGCGTACAACGGGAACCCCTATAGCAGCCTCGGGGGTGGTTCAGGCTCGCATTGCGTGGTGTACGGGGATGATTGCGCTGGGGTTTCTCTAAGCGGCAACAAGATGCTCCTCCAGCCGATCTTCAATGGGTCCACTTTGGACGTTCCGGCGGGTAGCGCGTGCATCAAGGCCAGGGACTGCGCTAACGTGACCATCGACGGTTGTCTCCTGACGACAAGGGCAGGTCCTGGGGGAGGTGTACAGACCGTTGCAGGCACGAATGGTTCGTCCACTTACGGTTATCTCTGCTACTTGAGGATGCCGACGTCGTACCCTTCCCAGTATTCGATCAAGGGGTGTGTTTTCGATGATACGGACTCCGTGTTCACCGGAGTTCCTACTCCGCTCCATGCTCTCTACATCCTCCCGGCTTCTGGGTGGGATGCTGCTAACGGGGAATACCCTCTTGTTCACGTAGAAGGGAATACTTTCTACACCACGTGCACGAGTACGAGTGCGTTCAACTGGGAGGGGAACTCAGGGGCAGTTTCCGCAAACCACCCTTACGTGATGCACGTGCAGTCTCTGCTGAATACGGGCGGTGCGGGGAGGCTTCCGGAATTCTTCTTCAACGGAAATGCCATTCACGTTGTTGCATCCGTTTCTCTGCTTTCCGATACCCCTAAAGTCTACTTGGCGAAATCTGGCGGCTGGCCTTCAAACTACTACGGCGGGTGCTTCTATGAGACGTTGACCTTCACCAACTTCACGTCTTATAACGGCGGTACTCCCCCCATCTACACCTGGGTATAGAGACTCCCCTCTATTGACAGCCTCCGGGATTCGTGATATATCTTCAAGATGTTAAGGCTTCCGGTGTATACCGGAGAGGAGGATTCTCATGAGCACGGGCCGGCAGGAAGACCCCCTTATTGTCCTGCGTCACAAGATCATCGAGGCTCTGGGGTACCTAGAGCGCGAGCACGAGTGGGTGACTACCGAGATGGTGGTCAAGTTCTTGGAGATGAAGTTCGCGGAGACTCACACCTTGTCAAAGGTGGGGAACAATCTTCGTGTTTTGAGAGAGCACCGGGTGGTCGAGGACAAGGTTCGGCGCGGTGTACGCCAGTGGAAGTTGACAGGGACGGAGTACGCACCGGACATCCCGAGGAAGATGCTGGTCAGCTTCCCTTCGTCTGTTCATGACCGTATTGTCGAGTTCTCCAAGCGCGCGGAGATGTCCAAGAACGCGTTCGTCGTCAACATGGTCATCACGGGGATCAAGAACCTTTCCCCGATTCGGGACCCCTTCGCTGACCTCACCCCGCCGGACTCCGAAGACGCCTCCTGATTTTTTCATTGACAGAGCCTCAATGCTATAGTAAGGTTGCCTCGTTGGCTTGTATGTGGGCTGTACGGGAGGACAATCGATGTTTGCAAAGGCTCTCGGTGCTGTAGAAAGGGCTCTCACGCCTCCGCTTGAGAGGACCTTAGACAGGGTACGATCTGCCAAGGAGGAGATGATGTCCGAGGGGACCAAGTGGAAGTGCGCGATTTGCGGAAAAGGTGGTTTCAAGGCCGAGAGGTACGTGAAGACCCACATGAAGCTCAAGCATAAGGCGGAGCTGGAGAAGATGGGGAACGTCCCTCCGGACCCTGTGGTCGATGACGGGGAGGCCGCGCCGGCAGCTCCCGCAGTCCCGGCCCGCAAGGCACCTCAGAAGACGACTGCGACGAAGCCTGTTGCTCCTGAGGAGGCAGAGAAGGCTCCCGAGAAAACCGAGGAGGTTCCTGCGGAGCCGGAGGTCCCGTCGACCGAGAATGTCTCGTCTACTGTCCCGACCTCAACGCCCGTGGAGGTCACCCCTCCCCTCGAAGGGAACCAGACGATCACCGCTCCGGCTGCGGACCCGATTCCGGACGCTCCTCCACCTCCGGAAGTGCCGCCTGCTGTTATTCTGACGGTGCCCGTGGGGTCTGCTCTCATCCTGAACGGCCCTACCTGGTGGCAGAACCCCCAGACGGCTTCCTGGCAGGCAGTCGATGTCGAGGATCTGACGGTTCAGGTGCTCCAGAAGGAGGTCGTGCAGGGAGACGTGATGCTGATCTGTCGTGCCGAAGGCGGAGAGGCGCTCTGGGCGGTCCAGGAGAAGCAGGTCCTGGCGGGTCATGTCCGTGTCCTCAAGCTGTCTCCGGTCGAGCCCTCGATGGGGGCGCTGGGCTTCAAGCCTGATGACGGTGAGCGAGATATCGACGAGCCCGAGTACGACTACTTCGAGGAGCAGCGACTCCAGGAGGAGCAGGCTCAGCTTCGCGTGAAGTACTGCGAGGATCTTCAGAGGTACGCTGCGGCCCGTGATGCCCAGGCTGAGTACAAGAAGGCCTTCGAGGAGGTCCAGAAGGAGCTTCGTGCACCTCTCATGGCTTACGTGAAGGAGCACGGAGTGGAGTCGGAGCCGGGCAAGCCCTCCAAGTACCTAGAAGACGGCGGTTTTGCGGCTCAGGTGGTCGTTTCGGTCGGGGATACGGTGATCAAGCGGGACGAGGCGCGCATCGTCGAGTGGCTCACGGCCAACGGGTTCGACGACTGCCTCAGGCTTGTTCTCGACGTTCCCAAGTGGAATGCCTTGAAGGGTGAGGTGAACACTCAAGGCCAGAGGCTGGTTCCTGCGGAGTTCATTCGTGAGGTAGAGCAGCCTCGCAAGGAGGACGACAGGGAACGACTTCTGGTGAACCGTCTAGCCGAGTAGCCCAACCCCTAGTTCTGCCACCTTCAACCCCATCTTGTATTTTAAGAGCATGAGTCGCGTGCTTCTCATCGACGGTAACCCTCTTCTGTGGCGTGCCGCCCACTCCAGCCCCATCGAGGGCATCGCTCAGAAGGTCATCACTTACTTCTTCGAGGTGATGTCGAAATTCACGCCTCAGGATGTTGTGGTGTGCTGGGATAGGGGGAAATCTCGGTGGCGGACGGAGCTGTACTCGGAGTACAAAGCCCACCGGGCGCAGAAAAAGAGGGACTCTGCCATCGATCTGGAGGCCCTCGACGAGCAGTTGATGCTCGCACGCCGGTATCTCGACGCGTACGGAGTCCGTCAGGTAGTTGTCCACGGGGTGGAGGCCGACGACGTATTGGCGTGGCTCGCTGAGTACTTCGCGTACGTCCTCGGTGGCTGGGAAGTCATCCTGGCGACCGGAGATCGCGATCTCTGGCAGCTCGTGAGCGACCGGGTCCACGTCTACGACCATCAGAAGGAGCTGTTCGTGGATCAGACGTCCGCGCAGGCTCACTTCGAGGTGGATTGTGCTCAGATTCCCGATCTGAAGGCTCTCGTTGGGGATGCCTCGGACAATCTTCCGGGGGTGAAGGGGGTTGGGCCGAAAACCGGGTCTGCTTTGTTGCGCCGGTTCGGGAGTCTTGGCGAGCTGCTCAACCCGGAGCACGCCAAGGAACTCGACGAGAAGAAATCCACCTCCAAGATACTCCCCGAGGGGGATTTTCTTGCCGAGATGTACCGGCTCGTCAAGATTCCATCTCTACGGGAGGCGATTCACTGTCTTTCTGAGAAGGAACGCCAAGTTCTCCTCGAACAGGTGTCCAAACCCCTCTACAGGGACCCTATGCGGGTTCAGATCTTGTCGGAGCACATAGGGAGACGCTATCCTGTGCCGTCAGGGCTCCTTCCAGACCGTGTAACGGACCTGACGGGCATGGTGGACTACATGGAAGCTTACGGCGCGCAGAATCCGTCCTGGGGCTCTCTGAGGGAGGTCGATTGGGCCATCTCGGAGTGCAACCGTTGTGAGCTGAGGTCTCATTGCGGGGATAAAGGCCCCACGTACGCTTCGGGGGCGGAAGATCGCGAGATTCTTCTCCTCGGTCGCAACCCAGGGGCGCAGGAGCTGGAGAACGGCGTGCCCTTCTTCCCCGAGGCCCCTGCGGGGTCCCGGTTGGATCGATTTCTTGAGCAGATCGGTGTTAGCCGGTCGGAGTGCTGGATCACCAACACCTGCAAGTGCTATTCGGAGAACAATCGACCCCCTACGTACCCCGAGGTCATGGCGTGCCTTCCGTATCTGCGCGCCGAGCTGGATCTGCTCAAGCCCAAGTTCATCATCTGCTTCGGGAACGAAGCGATGTCTGCGGTGACGCCGTATCGGAGCCGGGTGTCCAAGCACTGTGGGGAAATCCTGGAGAACCCTACTGGTCTCGTGGGGGACGTTGACGCCAAGGTGGCTATCTGCGTGCACCCTTCGGGAGCACTTCGGTCTGTCAAGACCTCGCGTGATATGGATTACGCGGCGACCACGATCAGAACTTTTCTGGACAAGGTGACGCGATGATCAAGAAAGAACAGCCGGTCGACATCGAGACCTCTCTGGTTGGACTCCACGAGTGCTACGGGGACGAGCCTATCCGTCGTCCCCTTCTCGATGAGCGCAAGAGCCGTACGGTGCGGTTCACCCTGACTCGTGAGAACGAGAAGAAGGAGATCACGGAGATCAAGGGGTACTTCACGGTGGGTTGCTACCCCGACGGTACCCCTGGCGAGGTGTTCATCCGGATGGGCAAGCACGGGCACGAGTTGCATGGTCTCGCGGACATGTGGTCCATCGCCCTTTCGCTGCTTCTTCAGTTCGGGGTTCCTCCGGCGAAGGTCTACGAGAAGTTCAAGTACCAAGAGTTCCAGCCGTCGGGCATCAGCGGTGTTCCTGATGTTCCTGTGGCGAAATCTCTCGTAGATCTCGTTGTTCGGTGGATGGAGGCCAAGCTTCCTCCGACGGCGAAGACCGGCTTGCCCCTCAATGAGGCCGACGCCGAGTGGCAGCAGGTTGTTGAGGAGGTCAGCACAGCTCCGCAGGGTGGCGAGTGAAGTTCATCGTACAGATTGGCTACCAGAAGACGGCTCAACGACGTCGAGAGGGCCAGCTCATCCGTGCGTGGATCAACGACGAGGAGTGTTCGTGGCAGGACAAGTGCGGCAAGTACCTGACGTCGCGGTTGGAGTCTTCCAAGGGCATCCTGTGGTACCTGTGGAAGGGTGAGGCCGACTCGGGTGACGTTATTCGGATCTCGGTCAAGACGTCGTTGGTCAACGTGGGGGCGGACGAGCGTAGGACGTTCGAGTCGCTCTACTACTTGAGCCCTGGGGCTCCTGTACGCGAGATCGAGGTCAAGGGGGTAGGGTGCAAGGGGTACCCCCTCCTGAAGGGTCGTGTCTTGGAGATGGCGTCGGTGTCCGAGCAGGATAAGCGGGAGTCTGAGGTTGACGAGTTCTTGAGGGGTGATTTTGATTGAGATCTCTCTCAAGGGGAAACGCATCTGCGTTCAGTTAGATCCCCGGCATCCCTACTACGAGCGGGTGTACCTGGTAGTGCGTGGTCTGCTGTCGTCGTACGAGGTGGACGAGAACACCTGGACAATCTCTTACTACGACATGGCGATGCTCCGGCACCGTCTCGATATGCTGGGTCTCGTGGAGGGGCGAACCATCCACGAGGATGCTTTCCAGTGGATCACGTGGATTCACTCACAGCGGGTGCGCAACGAAGAGATCAAGAAGGGCGTCAACAATCAGTTCGTGAGCGGTCTTCTCGACGGTAAGTTGAAGACGGTTCCGTACGAAGATCAGCTCTCTGCGATCTCCTTCGCGTACAACAATCGGCGTGTGGGGATTTTCGACGAGATGGGAGTTGGCAAGAGTTTGGAAGCCCTGGCGACTGTCGTTGCCTTGGGTCCGAAGGTACGTCGTTCGCTCCTTATTTGCCCTTACACAGTGCAGATCGGTTTCCTGAAGGAGATCAAAAAGCACACACATTTGAAGCCCTTGGCGGTCCCGAACGGACGCAAGAGAGCGCTCAGCTTTATCCAAGGGAACAAGGACACCGAGTGGGACGTCTTGCTCATCCATCCGGAGAACCTTATCGGGGGCGGCAAGCAGTGGGGTGGCCAGATTTTGAAGCTCCTCCGGGATATGCAGTGGGATATGATTATCGTTGACGAGTTCCACATGTACAAGAACCCGGACGCGAAGCGTACGAAGTGTGTTTTGTCGTTGCTGAACGACTCCAGGGATCGAGAGGGTAATCGACCTCGTGCGATCCTGATGACCGGTACTCCCGTCAGCGAGAGCCCGTTGAACGCTTTCGTCGTCCTCCGTTCTCTGTCCCTGGACACGGTTCCCCATCAGAACAAGTTCGAGAACCATTTTGTGGTCAAGAAGAACGTCACGTACGGGCATAGAGGGACCCACCGCAAGGTGGTGGGCTTCAAGAATCTCGACGAGCTGAAGGGTCTGCTGGAGGCGGTGTCGATCAGGCGCACCAAGGACGACATGACTGGGTTCCCGGACCGGGTGTTCATGGTCAGAGACGTCGAGATGTCAGGCAAGCAGCTGGCTCTGTACAAGACCATTTGCGGGGAGATCGTTGCCGATCTTCCTCGTGACAGCATGGTCAACCTGTACCGCTTTCTCTCTGACAACTCGACGGTTTTGCGGCTACGTCAGGTGATGAACCATCCGAGTCTTCTGGACGAGGAGGGGGAGTCTGCGAAGTACGTGGAGTGCGATTCGGTCCTCGAAGAGGTGCTTTCCGATCCAGAGGCCAAGGTCGTTTTGTGGACGGAGTACCGGAAGGGGGTGGAGCTGCTCTACGAGCGCTACAACTCCACCTACGGAGCGGTCAAGATCTACGGAGGGGTGGGTAACGACGAGCTGGCAGTTATCGCAGACCAGTTCGAGAACGCCGCGTCTCCGAGGGTCGCGGTGTGCATTCCGGCCAAGGCAGGGACGGGGGTCGACTTCTTGGCGCGAGGCCGCACGTCGATCTACATAGACCGTCCGTACTCATTCACTCTGTACAAGCAGTCCCTGGACCGTATCCACCGCCGGGTAGCGGCGTCCGCTCCGACCAGGCTCGATATGATCCGCGCCAAACCAGCGACGGTAGTTTTTCTGGATGTGGTGGCCTCGGTGGATGAGCTGATCCGGGACAAGCTGCTGGGCAAGCAGGACATGGCCGATGCGATCACGACGAGTAACGAAAAGCTGGTAGAGATGGGACGTGAGGACCTCTTGCGGTACTTGTCTCTGTGAGGTGAAGTGTGAACGAGTTCCTGGACCAGATGGTGCGTACTGATCTCCACGGTCACCCTATTTTGAAGGCGTCCGAGCAAGGGCTGTCTCCGATCTATTTTGACAAGACCACACGCCCAGACCCAGACCCCATTTTTCCGGAGATCATCGAACTCTCGGGGCAGATGTGGGCCTACATGGGGTACTCGGGGCTGATGAAGCCATGGCACGAGGAGGACCCTTACAAGTACCTGAAGATCAAGCGCGACAACTTTCGGATGTTCCTCTATCGGATGGACGAGATGGACGTTCACTGGAAGTCCTACCTGGTCTTGTCGTGCTTGATGACGCCCTACGAGATGTGGGAACGTCCGACGCTGCTTCTCAACCAGCGTATCCACTGGACGTGGTTCGAGAAATTCCGGGAGCACGCTGGTTCTCGGGAGGCTGTCGACGAGGTGGCGTTCTTCATGCTGGAGTTCATCCGCTTGCAGATCGAGCATCGACGCCGGGCGTACTTCGGGAAAGGCGTTTTTGTGGGTCCGGAGCCGAAGTCGTTTTCTTCCGGGAAACGTGCTCCGAAGAAGTACCTGGTGCTCTACCACAGAATCACCGACCGTATCCGTTCTCTCAAAGCGGAGGGTGTCGACTACTTGTGGTGGCTTCAGCAGAAGTTCTCTAGGTGCGTCGAGATCAGTCCCGACGATCACGTAGGCATCATGGCGATAGTGAACGTCAACGCCCTTGACCCCGATATGAGAGTTCTGAAGAAGACCCAGAACGATCCGTGGCGCCCGATTCGGGAGTTTTTGGGGTTGTCAGCTGAGTGCGACTTTCCAGATTCTTGCATCCCCAAGGGGTGGAGGCCCTCTTCGGACGACTCCGAGGACGCATCTCAGATAGTTTCTATCCGTGCGGACGGGTACTATTACTATTCGGATGGCACGCAGCGTCGGGGCAAGCGTCACTACGCCAACAACAAGTATCTGTGCATTTCGTGCCTCCCGGAGAACTTTGTGGAGTTCAAGCACTCGTGGGACGACGCTCGGCTGTTGTCAGGTTCGCCAACGTGGGAGGAGTACAGCAAGTGGGGTCTTTATCCCGACATCTGGAACGACGTCGGGATCAACGTGTCACCGTATCGGGCGATCCGTGATGTTCGATGGAGGAAAAGAGGATGACCAACGAGCGAGAGTGGGTGTGGGTGATCAAGGAGAGTGAACTGAATCTGGTGCCGGGACTCGCGGATAGCCCGTTGGTGTTCGGGGATGAGGCTGTCGAGGCTTTTTGGGGTCTCCTGTCGGGGGCGTTCTTCGTGGACCGGGACGAGGCAGAGAAGAGTCCGCAGTACAAGCAGGTCATCCCGTACAACGTCATTTCCTGCGACGGAATGTTCCTGACCTACCAACGGTCCGGTGGCCGAGAATCCCGTCTGGACGCCAAGCACTCCATCGGTATCGGGGGCCACATCAACAAGGACGACGCGCAGACTTTTTGGAAGCGGATGGTGTACCACGCGGCACTCCGGGAGATCGACGAGGAGTTGGTGTACGTGGACGGCGGTAAGCATTTTCCGGCCAGCTCTGTTCTGCACGATAAGCTGCGAGTGAGGGGTATCCTGTATGACGAGAGCGACGAGGTGGGGAGGGTCCATCTTGGGCTCATATTGGAGGCACAGGTCGATCTGGGGGACTCTCAGCGCCTACAGATGCTGTCTGAGGGGAAGAACCTTCGGTGGCTTCCGTTGAAGGAACTTCACCGCTTGCGGGTTCTGGAGGGGTGGTCTCAGATCGTTGTGAACGCGCTTGTGGCGTGGCAGGAAGCTCATGGAGTCTCCCACTCGGAGTCTTCTAAGACGCTGAAGGAGTTGTCCGAGGAATGAGCGACTGGTCACCGCTGCGAATCAAGATCCAGCGCGATTGTCCTGCGTGCCGAGGTACGGGTTACCTCGGTGACGAGCTGTGTGCGTGTGCGATCAAGTTTCGGGCGTTCAACCGTCTCGTAGGGGGTGGTTTCCACGAGCACACCCTGGACCTGGTTAGCTCACCTCAGTACCAACTCCCGATGATAGAGAACGGTGCGGAAGCGGTTCAGTACTTTCTCTACAACCCTTTCGAGGTGATGTCGAAGGGGCTGTGTCTGTACATCTTCTCGAAAGAGAACGGTCGCGGGAAGACCACCTTGGCGCACTACCTGCTGTACGTGCTCTTGTGGACGTTGTCGAAGACTGAGAACTACGATCCCCGCCGTACCTATGCTTTCGAGAACATTCACGCCATGTGCGAGAAAGAGCGCAGGGGTTGGGACGAAGAGACGTGGCGCGCGTCTGTCCTCGTTATCGATGACCTCGGGACGGAGTCCCGTAGTGCAGACTGGAAAAAAGAGTCCAACATTACGATGCTGCACCGTATCATGCACCACCGGCTCGATCATCGGCTCCCCACCATCATCACTTCCAACTATGCCCCGTCGAGTCTTTCGGGGTTCTACGGTGGTGTTCTGGACTCGGTGCTGGAGATTCGTCCTGACGGCGTCATTGGGGGTCGTGTTTTTCGGCAGGTAGAGGTCGGGGGCGGCGAGGACTTCAGAACCGCTGATGGCATGAGTGAGTGGCCGGTATGAAAATCGATGTTCGCGTAGAGGAGGAGTTCCTGGCCGCCGTTGTTCAGCGGTCAGGCGTTATCGATCCGGACGTCCTTCACTCTACGCAGCCCGAGCACTTCCAGGTCGAGTCCTACCAGTGGATGGTGAAGCTCCTTCGTGAGCGCGACTGGAGTCCTCCGGTGTGGGACTTCATGGAGCAGGAGTTTTTGTCCCTTGAGGACGAAGACGTTCGGGAGAAGCACCGTCTCCAGATCTGGAATCTGTACGCGAAGCAACTTACGTTCGAGCAGGATGCTTCGGATCGATTCCGGGCCTACGTGGCGTACTGTGTCGCCAACACTAAGACGCGGTCGGCCTATGAGGGGTTCGCTCGGACTTCTCGCATTGATTTTCTCTTCGACGAGCTGCACGAGGCTGTCCTCGAAGGTCGCCGTGTCGTGGAGGGTTCTCAGTTGGAAATTGTCGACTACGCGTCGACCTACGAGGAGCGTGTCGAGCGTCGTCGTGTCCTCCGTGACAACCCGGCGACAAGTCCACGGGTGCTTACCGGTATTCAAGGTCTGGACGCGCAGTTCACCATCCGCGCTCCGATGCTTGTCGATTTTCTCGCCCCCTTCAAGCGGTACAAGTCCATCTTCTTGAACGCGATGGGGTACTCGACGCTCTTGCAGGGTTTCAACGTCCTGCATGTGACGTACGAGAACTCCCAGGAGATGACCATGGACCGCTATGACGCTATGTTCAGTGAGCTGAACTACGAACGCGTCTCCGGCCTCCTGCTGACACAGGCAGAGAAGGACGCCATGGATGCCACCTTCCGGTGGATGAGCACGTGGGGTAATCGGCTGAAGGTCATCAAGGCAACTCCGGAGGAGACGACCGTCCCGGACATCGAGTCAGAGCTGGAACACTTCCGCGTGAAAGAAGGTTGGATTCCGGATGTCGAAGTGTGGGACTACCTGAACATTATTGCGCCTAGCCGTTCTTTCCGTGAAGAGCGCCGTGACCAAAAGCAGATCGTGTGGGACCTCAAGCGGCATGCCGAGAAGTTCTCGGTTCCGCTTTTCGTGGCCTCTCAGGCGAACATGGAAGGCGCAACGGTCGAGCGTATCGGCTTGAAGCATCGTGGTCTCAGCACGGACATCTCCAGGGCTCTCGATCTGAGTATTGCCATCGATCAGACCGATGAGGAGAAGGCGGAGGGGATCATCGTTCTCAGTCCTCAGTTCGTCCGGGGAGGGTCTATCACTATACCGGAGGTTGTTTTGGACGCGGATTTGCCCCGGATGACGATTTCTAGGGAACTTCACCGTCTCTGGGCTCATGCAGTTAAGATAAATCCATACATAACGGGTACTTAGGTACCGTTCTTTTGTTCAGTGGATTTTTCTTGACAGCCCCTTTTTGTATGTGCTAGGTATAGTGCTCACGCTATGTGAGTCTCTACGTGTCTGGTAGGTGTTTTTTGGACGTTCGTGGGTATATACTTTCGAAGTTCCCTGATAAAACGCCTAGTTCTGGCGGCCAGCTACACACCCAGTGCCCTTTCCATGACGACAATTCTCCGTCGTTCAGCATAGATATAGACCGTGGCGTTTTTGTATGCGGTTCTCCGCGTTGTGGCGTCAGGGGGTCGTTCGCGTACTTCTACAAGCTCATGGAGGGGATCGAGAGCTGGGCTCAGGTGTACCGGGACCTCCGTGTCACCCAGGTCACCCCAGACATCGAAGCCCTCCTTGCTGCCCATCCGGAGAAGAAGCGAAACTACTGGATCAGTGAGTTTCCGCAGGCCCCCCAGGTAGAACCCATCGTGTCTGTGGCGTACCTGACCGAGAGGGGGATTGGTCCGGAGATAGTTGGTCGTTTTGGTCTCTTGTACGGACGTAGCGGAGACAGTGCGGGCATCTTCATTGGGGACTCCATCGTGGTTCCTGTTTACGATCTAAACGGGGCGTACATCACGTTCCAGGTCCGGTATCTGAATCCTGACGCCAAGCTGCGGTGGAGAACCCCAACGGGTTCCCCCATCCAGAACGTTCTCTACGGAGGTTGGCTCGTCTCCGGTACGTCTGGTGAGCTGTGGGTCGTAGAAGGTCCGAGCGATGTCTGGAACATGGCGAAGCTGGGTTGCGAAGCGGTGGGGTTGTTCACCAAGGAAGCCAGCGCAGCTCAGCTGAATCGGTTGCGGGATCTTTCGGTGCGTCTCGGGGTGAAGCTTGTCGTGTGCATGGACGGGGATGCTGTTGTTCAGAAGAGGAACGGCAAGGTGGTCGACTACGGTCGTAAGATCTACGACGAGTTGTGTGCGTTCGGGCTAGATCCTGCTTTGGTTCATCTTGAGAAGGACGAAGACCCAGGGGCGCTCTCCGCTTCCAGGTTGGCGCAGGTGCGGTCACGTACGGAGGGACTGTGAAGAATCGTCAGCGTTCTGCCTTGGTAGTCATCGATCAGGTCATCCGTCGTCTACACGACGAGCATCCTGGTCTGGCTCTAGCGGTCCAGAAGTGGCGTGGCCTGATCTTCAGGTTGACGGTGGACACGGCGAAGTCGACGTTTCTGCCAGAGGAGGAGGTTCTCGGTGAACTGCTTCTTTCTGTTGCAGACGTCATGGAGCTGTACAGATCCCCTCTTTTTCGGAGGAATCGTCGCCTGTACCACATGCTGCGCAAAGACGGACGCGCGGTCCTCCTCTCTACTCCCCGAACGACAAAGGTCCCAGAGGAAATCTGGGTGGACGAGTCCTCTGTAGAGGTCGTGAAGACCGCAAAAATAGAGTCGTTGCTATATAACCGTCTTCTCGGGAAGGCATTCAACCTGGTCAAGTCGACTCGGACGGAAAAACGCGGCTACGATGCCGGGGAGGGTGGGTTCGCGCATCACGTAGACGTCGACTTTCCGGAGTACGCCGGGGACTCTCGGGCTGAGGGTGGGCTGAGTTCTTTCGAGCACCCCACGGGGGACGAGGTGCTGGAGCACTTGACTGACGGTGGCCCTGAGCCGGAGGTGAGGATCGAGGCAGCCCGTTTGGTCCGCAATATCTCTGAGCGCATCTCCTTGACCGCGCAGGGTGTGCTGGAGAGCCTCTGTGATGATCCTGGGGCGACCGACGTGGCCCTTTCCCGTCGTTTAGGGATGTCCTACCGCAGGATCGAGGTGGCTCGTCGGGAGATCTCTAGGACAGTGAGTGTCGTGCACAAGTTGTATCCGGAGAAGAAGGGCTGTGAGCCCATCTACATCAAGGCAGACCAGGTATGCTAGTAAGTGTTGACGGCTCCAGCTTCGTTGTCGACTACAAGTTCGGTTTTGATTTTTGTCGGGCTATCGAGAAGTGTAGTCCCAAGAACGACTATGTGTACATCTCGTACGATGGTACCAACTTCTACCTGTTCTCCCAGGACTCCGAAGCCGTGGTGTTCGCCTCTCACCCTGTGGAAGGTGGCAAGACCTTCAACATGGGGGTCGAGTCGCCCAAGTTCGTTGCTCTTTTCAAGAGGCTCTACGAGGGGAGTAAGATCAAGTTCACGCCTCGTAAAAACTTCCTCTTGGTCGTCGAGGACAACATCTCCGTCAAGTTCCCTGCCGCGTCGTACGTCAAGCAGCCGGCTCTACCGGAGCTGTCGTGTCTCCGTCAGGAGGACACTGAGTCGATTCTGTGGCTCGCTCAGTCTATTGTGACTTGCGGGGGATCTATCGGTGAGACGCCCAGGTTTTCGGGCATACTGATTGACAACACCGTTGAAGGTCTGTGCCGTGTCGTCAAGTTCAGCGAAACCGCTGTTCGGTTGTGCGCACACCCTACTCTGTCTCTCTGGGACGATGCGCCGTGGTCGGGTGCCCGGCACGTGTTGCCGTTCTCCCAGTCGAAGGCACTTCAAGTGTTCAAGGACGAGGTGCAGAACTTTTTCTTCTCTTCGAACATGTTCGGCTACCAGTTACGCAGTTCCGTGATCGTACTCACCCCGAAGCTCTATGACGATCTGCCAATATGTTACGCCGACGCGTTGGGTCTTCAATCGGGGGTAATGCAGATCGATCCTGCCGGCAGGAAGTACGTTTTCAACAAAAAGAGGTTCTTGGAAGTGCTGGACCTGGTGTCGACTGTGGTGGGTACCGAGGAGTCGCTGGTAGTGTTCTCGGTGTCCGGTATAGGGTCGAGCGGAAACCCGGTGTGGAGCGTGAGCGCCAAGACGCACAACGGGTGCGAGGTTCAGGAGTTGGTAGAGTGCCTTGTGGGGGGAGCGACCGACATGATCCCCTTCAGGGTTCACAAGAACCGAGCGATCAACTCGATGAAGCTCCATCAGGAGCATTTGGTTTTCTATGACAAGGACGAGACGTCTCTGGTCATCACCGATGAGACTGGAGCCGACGTTACTCTTCTCATCAAGGCGCCCGTCTAGGAGGTAGTCGTGTCGAGCAACGAGAAGCCCAAGGTAGCACCGAAAGTACTCCTCGACGAGGATGTGCTGAAGGAGATGAACCGGCACTACTCCTCTAGGCTCGGGGAGGAAGTCATCGGACGGGAGTGCTTCTCTGATCCTCAGCTAGAGAGTCACATCTGTAACATCTTGGCCCCCATGGACGGCGGTCAGAAGTGTCCTAAGTGTGGTAACATCATAGGTCGTCCTTGCGACATTACCTGTGACGTGCACCACTTCTGTTTGGCCGTTTACGGCGTGAGGTTGGGTATAGGTTTTTCTAAGCGGAAGAAGTTCTTGTCATGCGTTAAGCATAACCTGCGAGAGCTGAGCTTCCAGGAGTTGTACGATCTGGTTATGGAGCGTCACGTCCTTCGCGAGGGTCAGCTTGAGGTTGTTGAGTCCGAAGAAGCCCCCAAGGACAAGGCGCAGATGGACCTGGAGATAGAGACCGAAGAACCCGAAGAGGCTCAAGCTGCCCCATCAACCCCTAAGAAGCTCCGTGACGACGACGGAAACGAGTTGGTGACTGTTGCGGAAGCGGCCCGGATGCAAGGTTTGACTCATGTGGCGATGTTCAACCTTGTCAAGAAGGGGAAAATCGAGAAGATTCTCGTAGATCGCGCCGCATACGTCCGACGCGTCGATGTGGAGAACCTCCGTAAAGGTAAGGGTGACGGCTGATGGTGGATTCTGTGAAAGTCGCTGAGTTTGGTGATTCGGGGGTGGTTGTCGAGGTCTACCACAAGTATGTAGGGTCGGCGCAGAAGGTGTTCTTCGATGTCGTGTGCGCCACGGAGTGTGTAGAGGGTACTGCTCGGTATTTTTCTCCGTTCACCCGAGTCCCCAATATTCCGTTGATGGTGATGTCGGTCGTGGAAGCGATGACCTACATCTCTGAGCGTCACAAGGAGATGCGTGACGGTGACGGCGCACGTGAAGTGCCGGAGATGTCCGGCAGCTCCTGCTCAGGTCTCAAGGAGCTTGAGCCCTCTGCGGTCATGCAGGACGTTACGTCTCTCAAGGAGTTCAGCAAAGGGTCGGTGGTCGCGGAGCTTGTGGCCACCGAGGAAGGAGAGGTGACCTCCTTCTCGGTGTGTTGCTGGAGGGAGTACGTTAACGGAGCGGGAGATCGGGAGAGGGAGTTCTTCATCCAGCAACGGGACCTCCGTGATCTCATCATCGTGTTGCTCCGGGCGTGGATGTACGTGCGCGACAACTGGGGTGACAGCACGTCTGCTTCTGCGCGGAGGTGGTAGATGTTCTTCTCGAAGGTAGAGGCGCCCCCTTCTTACCACCTCGTCGACACCCCCAAGAAGTTGTCATGGCTTCTTGAGGAGTTGGGGCGTTCTGCTGAATTCGCTTTCGACATCGAGACCAACCACCCTACCTGGAAGGGTAAGAAGAAGCTTCCCGAAGACTTTGTTCACCGCGTAGCGGGCATCTCGTTCGCATGGGGCCGTACCCAGGCACTTCCGTGGGAAGCGGGTACGGCGGCATACGTCCCGGTGAGTCGTTCCGACGACGGCCCGTACTGGGGTGCTCGTCAACAAAACGCCGAGGGGTCCCTCAAGGAGATCTTGGAGACCGACATTCCCAAGGTCGCCCATAACGGAAAGTTCGATGTTCGGCAGCTAGCCGCTCTGATGGGCATCCACACTAGGAACTTGACGTTCGACACCATGCTCGCTCACGCTCTTCTCGACGAGGAGCGGCTGGTGTCTTCTCACGCGCTGAAGTCCGATTTCTCCGTCGACGGAAAGGTGATCAAGCTCGGTATTTCGGACGCGTACCTGTCTCAAGGGGCTAGCTACTTCAAGGACGACCTCCAGCAGGCTCTCCAGTTCTACGATCAGCACATGAAGCGGTACTCCAAGGTGCCGTTGAAGGTCCTATACCCCTACGCTTGTGCTGATGCCGACCTCACGTTGGCTCTCAAGTTCGTTTTCACGCCCATGCTGGAGGAAGAGGGGCTGACGTGGGTTTTCAACAATCTCATCATGCCGCTCCAGCACACGCTGACCTTGATGGAGCTGCACGGGGTTCCGCTCGACCTCAAGGTGGCGCGTCAGGTTCTCAACGAGCAGGCGAAGGTTCTCCTGGATTCTGAGCGAGCGGTACACCAGATGTGCGGGGCGAAGTTCAACGTGGGTTCACCCAAGCAGCTCGGTCAGATGCTTTTCGAAACGCTGGGTCTGCCAGGGAAGAAGAACAAGCATAAGGAGTGGGTTACCGATGCAGACGCCTTGAAGGGTCTTGAGCACCCTATTCGAGAACCTTTGCTCAATTTCCGTAGAGCGCAGCAGATCCACGGTTTGTACGCGGAGGCGGCTCTCGACAAGGTGGAGGAGGTCACCAATGGAGGTCGAGTGGGGTGGGTCCACCCTACGTTCTGGATGGATTCTGCTACTGGGCGTCTGAAGTGCGCCGACCCGAACCTCACCACGTTGCCCAGACCAGAGAACGGCGGCTTGATCGTGAAGTCGATGTGGTGCGCTGCGGATGACTACAGGTTGATCTTCAAGGATTTCTCCCAGATCGAATTGCGGGTGGCTGCTCACTTATCAGGAGAGCCGGTCTGGATCGATGGTTTCAACGCAGGGCACGACATGCACGCGGCCATGGCTGCCAAGATCTGGCATCCGAATCTCTCACCCGAGGAGGTGAAGCGGCAGCATAAGGCGGATCGCTCCAAGGCCAAGACGGTCAACTTCGGTATCATTTACGGGCAGAGCGAGTTCTCCTTGGCGGAGAGGCTCGGGATGACCCCTGATGAGGCACACACTCTTATAAACGACGACTACTTCGGGGCAGCCCCTGTGCTTCGTCAATGGATCGATGATACGCACGCGTTCGTTAAGGCTTACGGGTACGTGAACAACCTGTTTGGGCGTAGACGTCATCTTCCCGATGCTCAACTACAGGTACCGCCTACCGTAGCCGCTCCCAAGTGGGAGTCGCGTCCTCCGTGCTACAAGGACGGCCCGTACCCACTATGGCTTGGCATCGATCCTCAGGAACTCTATCAGATCACTACCGAGCAGCTTCGTGATCACATGCGGGCAGTCAAGAGCAGGCAGTTCGAGAAGTGCAAGGCGTGCCCGCATCTCCACTCGTGCGTCATCAACAGGGAAGCTCGCTACGTGAAGGGCAAGGTGGGTCGCGCGCTGCGTCAATCCGTCAACAGCCCTATTCAGGGTACTGCCGTGGACATGGCTTCCTTATCGCTGGTCTGGATCAACCAGGAGATCCATCGTCACGAGTTGCCCGCAGCACCTATTTTGCATATCCACGATGAATTGGTAGTGTACGCCCATACTTCTTGCATCGATCAGGTGTGCGCGATCATGGATGACGCGATGACTGTCCGGCTCAGAGAGATGACACAGTTCCGGGTACCGTTGTTGGTGGACACTGAAATTGTGCAGCGTTGGAGTGACAAGCACATCCAAGAAGACGCTGTGTAAGGAGGAGAGGATGACTGAATCGAAGAAGAAGAACTTGGACGTCGAGGACGTTCACGCAAAGATGGCTGAGGAAGTTTTTGGGTCCAGCAACGACTTCAAGGGCGCTGTCTTGACGAAGTTCGATCTCATCTTGGAGTCTTTTCGAGAGGAAGACGCGGAGCTGGAGGGACAGATCCGGTTCCACGAGAGGGCTTTGGCGTCGGCTCGTGCTCGCCGGCACAACGTGCGTTCCATTTTGGGGGTCTTGACGTTCTTGAAGGAGAATCTCTTTGACCTATCCGTGATGCGTCGTTCTATCCGGGACGTCCTCACCGACCGGGATGGTACCTCCTACACGTCCTACCGGATGCTCATGGAGCGGTTGCAGTACTTCATGCAGAAGAAGAAGGGACTCCGTCCGGAGCGTTCTACGGCTCCCGAGGATGAGATCCCCTTCTGGTGTCCCGATTGCGGTCTCGGTTTCCGTGACGAGGACGACTTCAACCTCCACAGGGAGACGAAGTGCGAATACACGGGAGACGACGCTTTCCGGTCTAAGCGCAAGGCCGCCGAGGAGGCCATCGAGACCGATAAGGCCCTCCGTTGCCCCGTTTGTGGTTTCAAGGCTAAGTCTGCCGCTGGATTGAAGGCTCACATGCGGGTGCACGAGAAGAAGGTCGCGAAGAAGAAGGTCGCGAAGAAGAAGGTCGCGAAGAAGAAGGTCGCGAAGAAGAAGGTCGCGAAGAAGAAGGTCGCGAAGAAGAAGGTCGCTACGCGCAAGGTGCCGTTGCTGGTGGACGGGAAGAAGGCCACGAAGAAGAAGGCCACGAAGAAGAAGGGGTCCTCCAATGGCTAAGGCGACGTGGGTGAAGTGGAAGGACGGGGGAGGCCCTCGTGTACGAGGGGAGAACCTTTACGACCCTCCGGGGCCTCTTACCCCGATGCAGCGTGTTCTCGGTGTCGTGGCTCGGTGTGAGGGCGCGCACGACACTGTGGTCATGTATGACGAGACCGGAGTCACCTTTGGGTTCATGCAGTGGACGTTCACGAGCGGTCGACTCCAGAAGTTCCTGGAGAGCCTCAAGTCGATCCCTTGTTACGACTTTGACGGTGCGGAGGACGATCACGATACCCTCTTCGACGTGATCTGCTGTGACGAAGAGACTGGTTGCCAGAAGTTCGAGCAGTTCGGTTTCAGGATCACTGGGGGTAAGTTCGTGTGGGTACCTGGGGGCGTTCAAGCGCAGGTGCTCGATCCTCGTAAGAAAGCCCAGAAGAAGAAGATCGTCGACATCTGCATGGGTCGTGTTGCGCACCCGGACAGCTTCCAGAGCCAGAAGCGGTTCGCTCTCCGTCTCGCTCGTCTGTTCGCGGATATGGGTTGTGCGTTCGGGATGGCCGCTGCCCAGGCCCATTTCGCGGAGCAGGAGTTCTCACGCCAGATGCAACACCCCCGTAGCCCTCTTGGGGGAGCTACGATCAATGATCTGGTCATGGCGGACCAGGAGGCGGGGTGGTCGAGCGGCTGCGTGGCCCTCTTCTTGAACCTGTGGCAGAACAACCCTGCTGCGGCCTATCGGCTGTTCCAGAACTCCAAGAAGCGCATCGGTGATTGGCCGGAGCAGGTCTTCGTGGAGGCGTGGAAGCGCGTCAACCGGTCCAAGTTCGGCAACTGGGGTTGGGGTAAGCCTGAGAACAAGACTCCTCGGGTGGTGCGTATCAAGCAGGCGTTCAAGGAGTTCTACGAGAGGGACCTCTCCTACTACAAGTAGCATGCAGTTCTCGATCAAGTACCGTCCTCGGTCATTCTCAGAGGTCATCGGACAGCCGGTGTCTGTGCGCATCCTGGTGAACTCGATCCTGATGGGCAGGGTTCCGGGGGCGGTACTTTTTGCGGGAATCAGGGGGACCGGGAAGACCACCTTGGCCCGTTTGTACGCGCGGGCTTTGAACTGCGACAGCTTCATGCAAGCCGGGGATGTCTGTGGGGTGTGCTCCTCGTGTAGGGAGCTTTACGATAGCCACCAGTCCATCCTGGAGCGTGATGCTGCTACCTACAACGGCGTAGATGATGTCCGCGAGCTAGAGGGTCTGCTGAAGCAGGTCATCGTCCACCGATACCGGGTGATCATTTTCGACGAGTGTCACATGCTCTCCAAAGGAGCCCAGGCAGCCTTGTTGAAGCTTGTAGAGGAGCCCCCTCGGAACACCGTCTTCCTACTCGTAACCACAGACCCCCAGAAGCTGTCGGACACGTTGCGGTCACGGTGTCTGTCGATGCCGCTGAGGTCCTTCACTTCTTCCGAGGTAGCAGAGGGGGTACGGCGTATTCTCCAGACCGAAGGTAAGTCGCATACGGAGGAGTTCGTCGAGCGACTGAGCCTGCTCGGCGGTGGATCGTTGAGGGATACCCAGCAGATTTTGGAATCCCTGGTTATCGCTTCCGGGGATGGTCCTCTGGACGTCAACCTTCTCAAGGAGGCTGTGGGGGTAGTTTCGAGGGAGGAGTTCGGTGATATGGCTGAGGTCCTCGATCAGAAAAATCTCCGGGTCTTCATGGAGGAAATCCGTTCGTGGAACTCTGAGGGTCGGGACCTGCGTACGCTGTTTTTGGACGGAATCCCTACGCTGCTGCACGATTTTATGCTCTACCTGTCGGGTATCCCCGCAGATACCGGGGCGTACAAAACTGGGCTACCCTACGAGTCCCTTTCTTGTAATTTAAGGTTAGGTCTCGATGACGTTCGGTACCTGGTTCGAGAGTGGGAGGAGACTTCCCAGCTCATGCGGTACGCTCCAGACCCCAAGGTTGTTTGGAGCATGTTCGCGGCCAAGGTATGCAGCGTTGCGAAGTGAGGAGTACAGAGATTCGTGGTTTGATCGTCAGAGGTGTCCGAACTGCGAAGATCGCTTCCTCCGGGTACGAGGGACGGTGGTCACAGACGAGGCGTGTCACCTTCAGCTGTGGTGCCGTATCTGTGGGTTTTTTGAGATCCGCAAATTGACCCTTGAGGAGTATAGGAGTCTCAGAGATGGAAGAACGGGATCTGTTGAACGAGGTGCTGGAGCTGGTGGGTCCGAAGGGCGACCGGTGGGTGCTCGAAGAGTCTCTTCGGGATCGAGCAGAAGCGTTGGTCGAGAAATTTTCGGAGGACCTGGGGCACATCGACCTTCAGCGCGTCGTATTCGTAAGGGCGATAGGGGTAAATAACGGCAAGTGGCTCGGGGAATGCCGCTACGTGGGTTCGAAGTCCCAGCCTACTGTTTACCGGCACATCATCGCCTCTTTGGTTCACGCCGGGTTGCTCGATCTGACGTCTTTCGTGAAGAGTCAAGCCAGTCTTCTCGATCCCCGGTACGTCATTACGCTCAACGACAGCGCCATCCGTGCCAAGGTCGGTGCGGGCGAAGAGTCCGAGAAGATGATCGATATCTTGGAGACGATCACGCTTTACCACGAGATGCTGCACATCAAGCCCGGCATGGATGGCAACCTCGGGCACGATACCCAGGACTTTTCGAAGGTTCTGCACAAGTTCGGTGTGTTCTGGACGCAGGGCATCATCGGCCCGTCTGGGGTGGGGCTGAGCTTGGACGACGCTTCGGATTACGTGCAGGGGCTCAACAATTTGGGTCTCACGCCGGGCCAGTTCCCGCAAGGCGGCTCTCAGGGCAGTGAGTAGATGGGTAACTTCTCCATAGGTGTCAACGGGGGTTACGTCACGGTGTCTCTGAACGAGAACCTGCCCGAGCAGGACGTACAGCAGATGCTCACGTTTCGCCCGGAGGACGTGGAGGAGATGCTTCAGACGCATGCCGGTATCCAGGCGTACTGGGAGGCCTTGGCGATTCGTCTGAAGAGTAGGTACGAGGGCTTCAAGGAGAACTGGTCACGGAAGTGGTGGGCGCACAGTAATAGCTATGCTCGGGCTCTCTTGTCTTCTTACGGCGACAACAAGCCGACGGCTTCTGTGATCCAGGATACCGCCATCCAGATCTATACTGCGGATGCGTCCGATAATGAGCGTATGAAGTTCTGTACGGCGGCGTTCAACCTGGCATCCCGCAAGGGGTACAAGGGTTCCGCAGAGGAGTATTACGCCGATATGTACAAGTACTTGCTGGGCGAGAGCGCTTGGTACTTCGAGACGGTGGTGGATACCTTGCGCCGTCTTCAAGAAGAGTTCGAGATCGTACACAAGGTAGCGGACCGGCTGAACAGCCAATCCTTCCATCTGGATCTGTACGCCAAGATGCAGATGGCCAAAAAAGGGAACATCGGGCCAATGGCCCTCGACGAAGCCGCCTTGATGCGGCAAATGGGAGGAAGTTCATGAACGGTTTTTCTATGCCCTATCAGCGTGAGCAGGAGGCAGAGTCGAAGAAGGGCGGCTCCTCCCCGAGAGAGTTGTGGAAGCCTCTTCCGGACAAGGCTGGTGCCACTCACACCAACAACATCCTCGTCCCTCTCTTCTCTCCGCATTACTGGCGTCTTTTCAACCCGACGGCGGAGATGGTTCAGAAGTACGGGATGGTAGGACCGGGAGGTGGTTTGGTGGCGCTCGATGCGTCCAACCCCATCAACACCTTCTACTTCAAGCTTCCGGTGCACAACGTCCAGAACTTCTCTCGACCTGATGGAACAATCGGGTACAGCACGGTGCTCTGTCCCATCGAGATGAACAAGTACCTCGTGGAGAGCCTCGGTTGTGGACCGCTCTTCGATCAGCCGGTTCGGTGTGCGTTTTGCGAGGAAGAGCAGCGCCACTGGGATGCGTACAACGCCCGGTGGGAGTCGTGTGGCGTCGACAAGAAGTCTCTCTCCAAGGACGGCTACTGGCAGTACGTAGACAACGATCCCATCCTGTCGGCCGAGCGCAAGATGGCCAGGAGCATGCAGGCCGCCAGCAAGTACGTCATCATGGTGTTCGACCACGACAAGTTCTTGGGGGTTCGTCCGCGCGACGAGGGTGACGAGGCCCAGGTCGCTCACCAGATCTGGTTCGCTCCGAAGAAGGTCCACGCAAAGCTTCTCAACCTGTACACGGCGAGTGCTGAGGTCGCGGGTGGAGGAGGGTTCGCTTTCTTCAGCCCTACCGATCAGGGCTTCCCGGTTCTCTCTGTGGTCAAGGACACCTCGAAGTGCAAGCCCGGCTCGCTGATGAAGACGGAGTACGACGTCATGTTCGTCAACCGGTACTACGCCTACGACGATGCGTGGCTTGCCTACATTCAGAACCAGTCGGCTATGGTGGACCCGACGGACTTCGTTCACCTCCTTTCGTACGAGGAGGGACGGTTCTACGTCTCACAGCAGCAACAGTCCCAGGCCGGTGCGGATTACAACGCTGCCCCTGACGCTTCGAGTGCTCCTGTCGGTGTTCCCGCTGGTATGCCTGCGGGCGCTCCTCCGGTGGGTGCTTCCCCCGTTGGCGCACCGCCGGCTGCCGCTGCTCCTCCGGCTGCCGCTGCTCCTCCGGCTGCCGCTGCTCCTCCGGCTGCCGCTGCTCCTCCGGCTGCCGCTGCTCCTCCGGCTGCCGCTGCTCCTCCGGCTGCCGCTGCTCC